CTCAAGGAGCAACAGGTGTAAAAGGTGATGCAGGTGTTGCAGGTTCTCAAGGAGCAACAGGTGTAAAAGGTGATGCAGGTGTTGCAGGTTCTCAAGGAGCAACAGGTGTAAAAGGTGATGAAGGCGCTCAAGGCGCTCAAGGTGCTACTGGTGCCACAGGCGCACAAGGCGCTCAAGGTGCCACAGGCGCACAAGGTGCTCAAGGAGCAACAGGTGTAAAAGGTGATGAAGGCGCTCAAGGTGCTACTGGTGCCACAGGCGCACAAGGTGCTCAAGGAGCAACAGGTGTAAAAGGTGATGAAGGCGCTCAAGGCGCTCAAGGCGCTCAAGGTGCTACTGGTGCCACAGGCGCACAAGGCGCTCAAGGTGCTACTGGTGCCACAGGCGCTCAAGGTGCTACTGGTGCCACAGGCGCACAAGGCGATGCAGGTGCTCAAGGAGCAACAGGTGTTTCAGGCGCACAAGGTGCTACAGGTTACACAGGTGCACAGGGTGCCACAGGAGCAAAAGGTGATAAAGGAGATACAGCTCCAGGAGGACTAAGTTCAACCTCATTTATTTCCAATTCTGGAGCAACTGGAGCAAGTGGTTACACAGGTCCAACAGGCACATTTTATCCAATATTCAAATCTAATGACAATGATACCGTGTATGCGCAAGACACATTTACATATGAACCATCTTCATCGACATTGACAGTGCAAAAACTATCAATGAGTTCAGATATAAAATTAAAACAAAATGTAAAACCACTAACGTATGAATACACAAAAGACTTGTTACTTAAATTAAAACCTGTTGAATATACATTTATAAATGATGCCGCCCAAAGCAGACGATTTGGATTGATTGCACAAGAAGTTGAGGAATCATTCAAAGATGTTAATCTAGGACTAAATTATTCTCAATTGGATGAAAATGGAAAAGAAAATAAATATTTATCTTATTTGGAATTAATCGCCCCTCTCATAAAAGTAGTTAATCATTTGGTTGATAAAGTTGAAACGTTGGAATTAGAAATTGAAAAATTAAATTCAAAAAAATAAATATAAAATTTATTTGATATTATGTTGTGTGAAATCAAATAAATTAAGTTGTTCGGTTATTCAATGATTTAGTTATTCATTCGGTCATCTATTTTTTTAAGAAAATCATTACTGTAAACCAAATTTCCAGTAGGTTTATAACTATTAATGGGTTTATATTCCTTTTTCACCAAATTCGGATTGGCGCTTGCTCCAGATGTTTTGTTTCGATTTAGTAGTGTGTGGTCAATATTTGCATTGTCTCCTCCTCCTGAATTTGTAATGAGTCGAATTCCTCCTCCACCTCCTCCTTCTTCGCTATTGTCATTACCCTCTTCTTTTTTATTTCCATGCTCATCAATGGATATTCCTGTTTTTTTTTTGAATTCGGTGCGGACATATGTAGGAATATAATGCCCCCAACTTATAAATATAAGATTGGGATGAGTGTATCTGATTTGAAAATCATTTTCTTCCAACTTTGCAATAATGTATGAAATGCACATCACGCGGTCATAGTTTACAATTCCAAGCATAACTTCTGGGACAACATACCAGCAAAAATTACTATTTATTTTTTGTCTCGATGTCATTTTAATTTTTGTGTGAATTCTATTAAGAATTCGGTTAAAAACCTGCATTTTTTGTAAATCCTTTTCTTTTTTAGTATCGTACAACTCGTCTAAATTAATTTTTCGCACGTTTTCAACATCTTCATCTTCTTCTTCACGAGAATAAAATAAGTTATCCATTTTTAAAATAAACTAATATAACTAATACAATATATTTTATATTTATTAGTTTTTTTTTATTTTTATTAATTTTTTATACTTATTAATTTTTTATACTTATTAATTTTTATTTGTTATTTATTATATTATGTGTACATATATATAAGTAGGTATAAGTAGATTTGTATAAAGGAAGAAATGGCAGCAGCATACCCATGGATAAGAGATGGTGATAATGGTTTTTCACAAACAGGTAAATTAGTTGTAACATCAACATCAGGTTTGGGTTTTACAACAGCGAGTAATAATAATATAACGGGTTTAACAAATACCCAGTTGAGTATAGTTTCACCGGGAACAGGAACTGTTGCTATAAATACAAAGGTAAATGTGAGTCAATCTGGAATATTGAGCGTAGGTACTACTACAAATGATTCTTATATTTCATTCAATGGCAAAAAGTTATATGTTACGGTAACAGACCCAGCAACAGTGGTGGGTAATACAGTGGCTGCAGGTGACATTTGGATATCTACTGCTTAATATTAGATTTAAACCAAACCCCAATTTATTGTGTAAGTTGCTGTAAAAGTGCCTCCGTTATAAGAAATTATACATTTAACTATAGTGGTTAAAAAACCACTACTTGGCCCAGTGACAGTGACTTGTTGACTACTTGTTGATGGTGTGAAAGTTACAGCTCCTCCATAAGTGCCACCCGTTCTTGACCATAAATATCCAGTTGCATTCTCTCCTGATAATTTAGCTATAATAGTATAGGAATATGGATTTAAAATAACTTCAGTTATTGAACCACTAACGCTATTAATCAACCAAGTATTTGTAGATGAACGCTTTTTTACTGTGGCGCCAGACCACTGTAATGTGCCCCCAATAAGAGTTCGAACGGAAATGCTTGCATTTGCCCATGCTGTATTTGTAGAATTTCTTACTTTTACAATATCAGCAGAACCGTACACTTGTTGCACAGAACTACTTTGTTCACCAGCGGCAACTCTACTGGCGGCTTCTGCTTGATATTGTATACATACATCATTTATTGATGCTACTTTAAAAAAGTAAGATTGACCAAGTATTAATGCGCCTGAATAAGTACCTGTTGCCTGGGCTGTATATCTATAAGTAGTTCCAGAAACAAGTGTTCTTGTTATTGTGGTTATAGTTGTTGCTACACTATACGTACCACTTGATGTTGATGAATAAAATAATAGTAATTGAGTCACCGCACCAACTGTTGTTCCTGAACTAAGACTGTTTACTTCATCCCCTTGACATGTTATACTGATGCCAGTGCTAGTTGTAGTTATAGTTAAACTTGTTGGTTGAACGGGAGCAGCATTATAACCTACAAATCCCAACATAGATTGGGCTATTCCCGAATTCACTGTGTTCGTCGTTGCCGTCACACTAGTTGCTGCTGTTTCTCCAGCATTTATATAAATCAATTGACCAGTCTGGTTAGTATTTCTTGCAAAAATTGTAAAAAACGATGTTGATGTATAAACATTTGTAAATCCAAACAAGAAAGTTGTGTTGGCTGTTAGTGTCAATGTATTTCTTGAATTAGTAAACGGAAAAGTAGTTGCTTGAACAGCTGTATCAGGAATAATTGCGCCTGCTGCTAATGCGTTATAAATCGGAATGCTTGAAGCGGCAACTAATGGTGTTGATGGAACACCTACTGATGAACTCATAATAAATGTTCCAGTAGAAGTATACATTTTGAAATATGCATAACCATTTCTTAGACCTTGTAGTGTACCCGGCGTTGGAGGTGGAGCAGCTCTAGGATTTCCACCTGAGCATGCCAATGTCAAATTATAAGGATACCAAACGTTAGCTGCTGTTGGAGCTGAAGGTGTAAAATAATTCCATGTCCTATTTGCTGTTGGACATACTGTCAAATAATTTACAAGAACACTTGTATGATATGAGTTACCATCAACTCCGTCATATGTATAACCTTCTTGATTTGCTGAGTTTTCTATTTGAGAAACTGTAGTGTATTGAGAATTTGTTGTTCTTGTTAGTGAATAAACTGGCATTTTATATAAATATTATTAATATATAATATAATAATTTTATATTATCTTTTTACATAAAAAATAAAAAATATAAAACTATTAAAACATAAAAACGTGAATTATATATATTCATGTGCGCGCAAATAATCAATTAAAAAAATAACATATATATAGAAAATGGTGATAAAACATTTGGTTATTAGCGGAGGCGGCCCAACAGGTCTGCTCTCATATGGCGCCGCAAAATACCTCGAAAAAAATAAGTTTTGGAATATTGACAATATAGAATCAATTTATGGAACATCCATCGGCGCAGTGATTGGCATCATTTTATCATTGAAACACACTTGGGAAACGATAGATGATTATATTGTCAAGTGCCCGTGGAACACCGTGCTACCATTAAATACCACATTTGACGACGTTTTGAATATTTACACGAATAAAGGAATCATTCATGAAGAGTTTTTTGACATTATTATGAAACCGTTATTATTATCAAAAGATTTATCATTGGATACAACTATGAGTGAATTGTATGAATACAATAAAAAGGAAATTCATGTCATGTCTGTCGAGCTGAATAAATTCAGGCTCGTAAATATAAGTTATAAAACGTATCCAAATTTAAAGGTAATGGATGCGATTAAGATGAGTTGTGCATTTCCGGTTATATTTTCTCCTAAAATAATGGAGTCGTGTGACAATAACGGCGAAAATCCTTGTGTGCACTGTTATATTGACGGCGGAGTCATGTCAAATTATCCAGTGAACACTTGCATTCAAGACCAGAAATGCGAGCCGAGTGAAATACTTGGATTTAGAAACATTTGGGAAAAATATAATGATACAATTAGCAACGACTCGAATCTAGTAGATTTTTTAAAAATGTGCATAAAACAAATGATACGTAAAATAGATAACGAAGAGTCTATTCCTAAAATTTTGAATGAAGTAACTTGCGTGAGCGAAACAAATGATTATACCAGCTGGTTTGATTTATGTTCCGACGAATCAAAACGTCTTTATTTTGTACAGAGAGGAATGACGTATGGCGAGGTATTTTTTAGGTTTATTACAAAAATAAATTTAGAGAAATGTGACACAAAAATATAACCAACTCTTCTCACCTTTAATTCTACAAAAAATAAATATATAATATAATGCAATTATATCATATAATTTTTACTACATTTAAATGAAAAATAAAACACGGAAAAATAAAAAGGAAAATAAAAGTTCACAACATGATAATGACAGTAAAGTCAAAAAACTTATTATCAAAGATGATGTCGGTTGCATTACTGTAAATAATTCATTTGAAGATAATTTCAAGAATTATTTGAAGAATGATGAAACAACAGCCGATGATGAATCGCGTTCTCTTTCTATTGGAAAAGAACTTATTCGCGTGTTTGACAAACCCATGGCGCCGAAATCAGTCAATCCAAAAAATGATTTTTATACATATGTCAACTATGAGTGGTTGAAAAAAATGAAGAGTCAACACACAAATAAATACTATACACGAATCGACAGCTTTCGAATAATTCAAGAGAAAGTTTACTACCAACTCATCGACATTGTAAAAGATTATACTTCTCAACATTCAGACCATACATCCAAAATGATACGCAATGTTTATGAATCATTTTTACATTTGGACGAGTCGGTTTGTGAAACCAATTGGAAAAATATAAAAAAGGAACTGGATAAGATTTTTGAAACTGGAAAATGTATGGATTTATTGATATACATGAATAAAAATGAAATCGTGTCATCATTTTGTCCTTTATCATTTTCAATGATAACAGATGAAAAAAATTCAAAAATAAATAGGTGTCATATAAATTCGCCACAATTGTCTTATTACAATGATGAATTGTATAATAATGATAACAATGACGGGTATAAAAAAGAATTCAATAAAAAATTTAATGAATTTGTAACTCACATGTTCACACTTGCTTTTGGGAAAAACAACGAATATAATTCTCAGGATGTGATTGATGTTGAAAAACAAATACTGGATGCAATGAATTCATATGATTCAAGAATAAAAGAAGCCGAAGATGGATACAACGTTGTTACCGCAAGTGAAGCCACCAATAAATATCAACTTCACTGGGCAGAAATAACAAAAGGACTTGGTTTCAAGTCAACTCCTTCTTTTTTCATAACAGATAATTTGAATTACTTGTCGAAAATTACAGGCATTTATCATGAAAACTGGAACTCAAAAAAATGGAAAACGTACATATATTATTGTTACTTCAAACAGCTAATGCGCTTTCATAATTCGTGGAGAGTGGTATATTATAATTATTTTGGAAAAACGGTCAAAGGTCAAGATATCATTTGGCCTCAAGCAATCTATCCGGTCTTTGGTCTGTCATACTGTTTCAACACCTTTTTAACAGAACAGTATATTTCCAAATATGCAAATGGAGCATACATCAAGTGGGCGAGCAATCTGGCATACGATTTAAAAACGGTTTTTATGCGAAAGATAGAGAGAAATAAATGGCTGAGTCCAAAAACAAAAAAATACGCGCTTCTTAAATTAAAACACATTCGCGTTGACATGGCACACCCGCCATATTTAGTGCCCGACCCTGACCTAACGTATCACGCAAACGACCCGTGGGGAAATATATGCGCGTGCAACGCATGGCGACTAAAAATTCTGATTGAATCGGAAGGAAAACACTACATTGATTTGCCCACGGTGGACTGGGCTTCACAATTTAGTTTATCAGGCAACCAATCCTACATTGTGAATGCGTTTTACGACCCAACAAAGAATAATATTTATTTGCCTCTTGCTTACCTTCAAAAGCCGTTTTTGGACGGCGATGAACGAGGGATTGAATATAATTTAGCATATATCGGGTATACGATTGGGCATGAACTGTCGCATTCGCTTGATGATTTAGGCAGCATGTATGATTATAAAGGGAATTTATTCAACTGGTGGACGCCGCACGACCGTAAAGTATTCAACTCAAAGTTGAAGGATGTTGTTCTACAGTATGAAACATTTGCTGCGCGCGATGGAATAAAAATGGATGGGTCATTATCTGTTGGAGAAAATTTAGCGGATATCAGCGGTTTAGCAATAGTAGAAGAATATTTGAGAGACTATCAAATAAATGATGACTTTATCAATCCGATTAAAAAACTTTCTTTTGAGACGTTCTTCATGTATATTGCGTATCAGTGGCGGTCTTATGTTTCAAAAAACTCGATTGCCATCGAATTAAAAATGAATCCGCATCCTTTAGATAAATATAGAGCAAATTGTCCTCTCGCGCGTTTGCGGCTATTCAAAAGTATTTATCATATCAAAAAAGGAGACGGAATGTATTGGCACAGTGACACAATTTGGTGATTATTATGATTATTATATAAATTTTAATTAATTAATTAATTTAATTAATTAAAATTATTAAAAATAAATTAATGATTTAAATAATTTAGGAAGATTGCTATTGATATTACTTATATAAATTATATATAATTTATACAAATTATAAAAAATAAAAATATTTTTTTCTTTAGTGTATATATAACAAGATAAAATGGTAGCAGTAACTCAACGTCGTGGTCGCGGTTCTCGTCGTGGTCGCGGTTCTCGTCGCGGCCGTGGTCGCGGTTCTCGTCGTGGTCGCGGTTCTCGTCGCGGTCGCGGTCACAACTAAATTCAATTATTAGATTTTCTAGATTTCCATTTATTTATTATTTATAACAAAAAATGAATTATAGTCATTTTTTGTTATTACGTTACATTTATTGTATTTTTTATTTATATTAATAAAAATTGAAATAAAAAATTAATACTGATTTACATGTAGAATTATATAATACAAAATCCAAACATACACGCGCGCACGAGACATGGAATCTTTCATTAATAGAATTATAAACGAAGATGCAGTTACCGCGCTTGCAAAACTTCCACCAAACAGCGTTGATTTGACGGTGACTAGTCCGCCGTATGATGAAATAAGAGAGTACAATGGATATACCTTTAATTGCGATGCTGTTGTAAAAGAGTTATTTCGAGTCACAAAGGCAGGCGGAGTTGTCGTTTGGATTGTTGGAGATTCTACAACAAATGGCAGTGAATCGGGCACGTCATTCCGGCAAGCTCTAATGTTTATGGAGAATGGATTCAAGTTGCACGACACAATGATTTATGAGAAAAATACGTCATCCTTTCCATCGAAAAGAACAGGAACTCGTTATACGCAAATATTCGAATACATGTTTGTATTTTGTAAAGGAAAAATCGCCACGGCAAATCTCATATGCGACAAACCAAACAAGTGGGCCGGTCACACGAATTGGGGAAAAAATACAACCCGGTTGAAAAATGGCGAACTACAAGAAACATCCGACATCAAACCCGTGCCGGATTTTTCACCAAGAAATAATATTTGGCATTACAATGTCGGGAAGGGGTTTAACTCAAGTGACAAAGAAAGCCACGAGCACCCGGCAATATTTCCCGAAAAGTTGGCAGAAGACCACATTATAAGTTGGAGCAATGAAGGAGACATTGTTTTAGACCTGTTTTCCGGGTCAGGAACTACTTGTAAAATGGCAAAAAAAAACAACAGAAGATACATTGGCATTGAGATAAGCGAAGAGTATTGCAAATTATCGGAAGGGATTATTGCAAAGTATTAAACTGAGGGAACTACGTTCCCCCATACCCCCTCCTTTTTCAAACGGACGGGTTGTGAATAAATTCAATAATTTTTTCTTTATATGTTTCAGAATTTTCCCAAAATACAGGAATGCCGCCATCTTTTAAATATTTCAAAGCACTATCCTCTCTTTTAAACCATTCGGAGAGACAGAACATGTAATATATTTTGAAATTTGGAAACAACCCCTCATAATGCGATTGTTTGAAACATCCTGTTTGAAGTTTTTCATCTGCAGAACCACTTATCTGTTGAAATTTTTTCTCAATTACAAAAAGGATTTTTCTCTCAAGGTCAATATATGCTTCATCAGGCTCTTTACAACCTGCGGCCGGTTTCAAGGTCATGTTTTTTTCACCTATTTTCTCCATATATTTATGTAACGCAGATTTACTTACTTTTACAAATGTGCGCGAATGTCCTTTGAAGGTCACTTCACTTCCAATCCCATTTCGGCTAGTTTGAATACTTTCATACCTATCTTTCAAATCGGCAACTTCTTCAAATTTGAGTCCATTTTTATTTGTATTTGGACCACCAGCACCAGTTCCTTTATTAATTATTTTTGGTTTTACTATTTTAATCTTCATCATCTTTTTTTTTTTTGAAATGTCTGATATCAATGATGTCGTCAGTGGTTGGTTTTCCGAGTTGGTTGTTTCGATTGTTTCCCATCCGTTATTATCAGAAGTGTCGGTGGTCTCTTCCATTGTGGTTTCCATCTTGGTCTTTAATATATTTCTATTTTTATGAAGACTAAATCAATTTTTATTTAAATATTTTTATTGAAATTAATTATTGTCGCAAATTAATGATTGTATTTGCCCTCTGCACATTGGACATTCGGGCTTTTCCAACCTTGTGTAACATTCGGGACATATTATTTTGTGGCTGCATGGAAGTAGCTGCAAGCTTGACTTATTTTTAAAACACAAGATGCATTGTTCTTCTTCAACGTTTGTCTCAATGCTTCTTGCTCCAGGCGGAAGTGGCAACTTGCCATTGTTGCGCCGCGGGTGTGGCTGATGTAAAAATGCTGCGAAGTCTTGATAATCTGGTCCGTATGGGTCAGATGACACTGGTACCACAGTAGTCGGAGGCGGCGGTGCCGATATAATAAAATCACCAACGTCCGTCATTCTCCGATAGTATCCTAGGTAACCGGAACGAGCAGAGTCGTTGTCACAAATTCTCACTCGTGTGGCTCGACTATCATTTTTTTCGTAATACACGCTTCCATTTTCATTTCTTGAAATTTTGAATACAATATTTGGAGGCAATCCGTCGAGCTCAATGGTGGTGACGTCTCTATAATTGCTCGTTTGAAAAACCAAATGCGATGAGTATCGTGAAACGTAATATTTAATTGGCGCACGATTTGTGTCATAAACGAAATCGCGGTATGCCCACGCTTGATAATCTCTGGCTTTCACCCAGTTTGCATTTGGAAGGTCTGTCAAAAAAATCTTCACATCATCCATATCTATAATTGGAACTGGAATGTTTCCGCGGCCTTGAGTATGTAAGGCATACGTTGGATTATAATGATTATTATCATCTCTGTATATTTTCAAACCATCTTCGTTGTAGTGCGGAATTTCTGGGTGATATGACGGTTTATTTTTATATTGCGTGTATACCATTTTCAAATTTCGCATTTCTATTTCTTCCATTTCATCTGATGCCGGAATCCAGTTTGAATTTATTTTAATTTGTATATTTCTTTGTTGTCGTTCGTGGTTCATTTTATAACGGTTTATTTAATTTAACATGATGTATTTAATATGTGTTTAAATATTATATTTAAAATAAATAATAATATAATATAAAATAAATAATAATATAAAATAAAATATAATATTAATAACTATTAAATAAAATTCAAATATACAATGTCATTTACTCGTTTTCATGATGACCCTTGCAGAATAAACAAGCAGCTGCAGGAATCGACCGACCCTGGACGATACATGTTGAACGTGCCGGGGAACGGAGATAAACCGTATTACATTGAAGACCCGTGCATTCGAATTCAGGGATGGGGCGCGAATTTAAGAACAAATACAATTAATTTAGAAAGTAATTTGAAGGGATTAAATCAGCCTCTCTCGAGGGATTGTCTGCAAAACAATTATTTAAAGACGGCTGTTAGTAGCAGCCCAATATCGTATCCATCTACTCAACCGTCATTTGTTGAACAGTCACGCGTCACTCATCCCGCATGGACATATCGCGATTTAGAACAAACCAACTGGTATTATCCTCAGCTCAATCCTCAAGAAAATGTGTGTTTCCCATTTCAAAACAACCTTAGCACGCGCATTCTGGAAAAAAACAATTATGTTGCAAAAATACCTTGTTTACCGTTTCTCAATTAAATAATGGATTCATCCACGAATGAATTGCGGTTGTTGTATTTAACGATTAAATCATTTATTAAATCATATTAAATGATTCCCGTTAACTAAGTTATATAACAATAACCAACAAAACCAACATTATGCCACGACTTATTTTCCACATCGAAGAATATGATAACTGGTCATTTTTTATTGGACACAACGGCTACAGTTTCAGTGTTTTTGGAAAACAACAAATAAATCCACAGACAATTTTTAATTCAAAATTTTACAACATTAATGAATTGGGAGATTATTTAGAAGAAGTGATGAATTTTCAACCAAATAAGACAAATTTTCGGATTACTTTATTTTGTTATAATTTGACAGGAGCTCATGCAAGTGATGATGCAACGCATGATGAAAGTAACACAACATATACAGAGTTGGAAAGCTATTCGGTTCAACGAAGAGGAGAGGTGGTAAAGTACAATGATGTAGAATTGACAACATATAGATGTTTAAAGTATTTGAATTTTGTAAGAAATGACACTTATGTTACAGAAAAATAATAAGAAATACAAAAAATAAATATTGATTTATTATCAATCATTTATTTATTTTATTTGAAATAGAAATAAGAAATAAAATAATAGAGTAAAATTATATTACATATATATAGTAAATAAATATATAATATAAAAATATACAATGGAATTAGCAATCCCGATTGTTGCATTAGGAGGAATGTATTTAGTGTCAAATCAAAACAAAAAAAATGATGCATCAGGCTCAATAAAAGGTTTAAAGGAGTCATTTATCGCTTCCAATAATCCGAATAACCGCGCAAATAATCCAAACGTGCTTCCAAATACAAATATTCCCACAACTAATTACCCGACCATGTTGTCAAACACCGGGTCAAACGTAAACGCATATCCTCAGCCGAATGCAGTTACAGATAAATTTTATAATGCAAGTGTGGGAGACCGGGTGTTGCAAAATCCGACTCAATTTGGAAATTCATATAATCCAAATACCAATCAAAAAAAAAATCCGGGGTTTACCAGTCCAAACACGGTGTTATCTCTGACCGGACAACCCATTAATCAGAATAAATTTGAGCACAACAACATGGTTCCGTTCTTCGGTGCAAAAATTAGAGGAAGAACCGTTGATGCGAATGCGACCGAATCAGTTCTTGACACATTTTCAGGCGCTGGTTCGCAAAAAATACGCAAAGAAGAACGAGCCCCGCTTTTTGCGCCTCAAAACGATATAAACTATGTGAATGGAATGCCGAGCGTTACCGATTTTATTCAATCACGCGTCATGCCGGGCAGCAAAATGGCAAATGTTAAACCGTGGGAAGAAATTCATGTGGGTCCGGGTTTAGACCAGGGATACACGGCGAAAGGTAGCGACGGGTTCAACTCGGGCATGGAGGCGCGAGATAAATGGGTTGACCGCAACGTTGACCAACTCCGCACTGTGAATAATCCAAAAATAACTTTTGGTCTTGAATCGCACGAGGGCCCGGCATACAATTGGAATAATTTGAGCGCGCCAACTCCGGAAACGTACGGAAAGGTGGAGAAATATTTACCTGATAAATTTTATTTGAACACATCTGACCGCTGGTTTACCACCACCGGTCTTGAAAAGGCGCAAACGGCTCGCGCAAAAGAGGTTTACAAGCCGCAATCGCGCGTCTGCACAACCACTGAATATTTTGGTGCGGATTCGAATGTCATGGGCACAAACACCTACGCGCCTGAAAATTATGAGCCGGCAAAGAGGCCCGAATCTAGTGCACACCCTATTTCACACGCTCATAGCAGCGGAAAACATGCGCCCGGTCAAAACGATCATGGTCGCGATGGATACAAGCTTTTATCAAATAATCGCAACACCACAAAAAGCCATGAAGGCGGAATCATTCATGGCGCTATGCGCGCGGTCGTTGCCCCAATTCTCGATTTGTTGCGACCATCTCGCAAAGAAAATTCGATTGGAAACATTCGATTGTACGGTGACGTAAAACCGGCGTGCGGCTCTTCCGGTATTGTATATAATCCCGCAAATCGCGCACCCACAACCATTAAAGAAACGACGGAAGGACTTCTCGGATTCAACCACTTGAACGTGGACGCGCAAACTGCTGGAAGCGGTTATTTAGTCAATCCGCAACAAGCCACGTTTAACCAGCGCGACACAACAAATGTGCAATATGTGGGTACAAGCGGCGGTGCAACAAACCAGGGTGTCGGCGTTTATGAGGCGCAATACAATCAGCACAACAACGTGAATAAAATTTCAACCAGCTTTACACCTGCTGGCAATATGAACTTGTTCAACCCGACTGAAAACATATGCACAAAACGAAACGATGATAACTGTGACCCGTGGATACCCAATCCCGTTTTCAGAATATCAAACCCGCCGGGCGTTGAAACGTATGGCAAACTTGAGAAATATCCGCAGTCGTATCAAGAATCTGTCAACTGCGCGCGCATTCAGCCCGATATTTTAGACGCATTTCGAAAGAATCCGTACACGCAAAGTTTACACAGTTATGTTTTTCCTTAAATATTTATTGATTCAACATACTTTTAATATTATTTTATTATCTATAGTTTTTATATCACCATACTATAAATAATAATATTCATAAATACTAAAATAGTTGATATGAAATTGGATTTTGATATTAAACTTGGAAAATGGGCATTATTTAGCATTCTCGTCATTGTTATTTTGTACGGGTCTTATTACAGTTTATTCGGACTTAGAGAGGGGTTTGAATCGTCGGGAACATGTTTAAAGGGGTGTTCGCAGCATCCGGAAGGCGATGTTGACGGCGATTGTACGAAATACAATGTTGAAGACGGTCACAACAGTTTTAATATAATAGATTCTACGGGAACTTCACTGTCATTGAAGTTGAATCCCGGTGACTATACGGGTAAAACACTTGCAGCCGAAATACAAAGAGTTATTAGTGGTAGCGGAGTCAAGTCGACTTCAAACATTACAGCCACCTTTCATGACCCCGTTGATTCCACTGGAAGAGACAAGTACGTAAATCAGATTGAATTTAATTTAAATGTAAAAGATGATAGTGAGACACCAGGAGGTGACCAATCTGGAAAAACAACTGAAACATACCCTGTTTGTTCTACGTTGAGTGGTTTAAAAAAACTAGCATGTGAAGCATCTGAAAAAATACGTCAAGCCGAAGCAGCACGAGCGGCAGCACGACTAGCAGCAGATAGTAAAAAGGAGACTGATAGTGAAACTCTTACCATAGATTTTGACCCTAATAAAACGCTCATTAATCATGAAAGTTCACTTGCTAGTTTATTCAAAACGAGATTAATTAAACTCGTAGGTAACAACTCCGCGTACACCCCTCTTGATTTAACTCCATGGTTTCCGTCTGACGTAAAACAAACCAGCGTTTGTCGTCAAGTATGTGAAGGTGGAGTTACGTCAGATAAATCATACTGTCAAAACACTAACGATTGTAAAGCATGTAAGACTGTTGTTTGTCCTCAGGGTAACTGCCCCAAACCGCCGCCAAATCCTTCCCCCTCTCCATCTAAAAAAGGTCGTGGTGGCGGCGGCGATGGCGGCGGCGGCGATGGCGGCGGCGGTGGCGGTGGCGGCGGCGATGGTCGTGGTGGTGGTGGCGATGGTCGTGGTGGTGGCGGCGGCGATGGTCGTGGTGGTGGTGGCGATGGTCGTGGTGGCGATGGTCGTGGTGGTCGTGGTGGTGGTGGCGATGGTCGTGGTGGTCGTGGTGGTGGTGGCGATGGTCGTGGTGGCGATGGTCGTGGTGGTCGTGGTGGTGGTGGTGGTGGTGGCGACGACACCGACGTTTTGGATTGTTCTAAAGCAAAATGTTATGAACAGTCGAGTAATGCCGGCTCAAACGAACAATTCAATAAATACGACCCTTATAGCAAAAAACGCGGACCCAAGGATCCTAAATATGACGAAGATGTTGGATTCTGCGGAATTGAATATATGGATAAATCTGGAACAAAATTCATGTTTGGATGTAGTTCAGCAGACACGTGTGCAAAATTAGATTGCAATACCGCGTGTACACGGGACCCTAAAACAAAAAAATTTACAGGTGACTGCAGGATTTACCCCAAATCCGATGGTAAAGGTCAAGGTCAAGGTCAAGGCGGTGGTGGCACAGAAGGTGGTGATGATAGGGGTGATGACAATGACATGGACGATTATATGAACAAACTCATGAAACCGGGGCAAATGACTCCAAATCAAATGTATAATTTTCGTCAAGCGCGATATGGCTGTGACGCATCCCAATACGGATGTTGCGATGACGGATTCACGTTTAGAAAAGATGCGAGCGGAAACAATTGTTTTGATTTTCTTCCATATTATAATCCCATTTTATTCAGAGGCGGAGCTTGAACAATCATCGCGATTTAGTATTAAATACAAAATAGAATTTTATTTAATAGTTTATTTTGTATTTAATGGAAATAATTGAAAAGTTGCCGGATGATATCATGTTATATATTTACACAAAAATTCTCAAGAGATATCGGTTTTATAAAGGCAAACTCATCAAACTCATTGATTTAGACAAGTATAAATTTTTGGAGAACTTCATTTATCGAAAAATGGTTAGTTTCTCTCTCGTGCGTTTTGGTGGCGGTGATGAGTATAGAATGCGATACAGATTGTCCAATTTCAGTCGTTTGCCAAACAGGAAAAGCATGTTGGCTGAGGGGGCTTGGCCTTCGGTTGAAGATGACCTGATGCAAGTTGACATGACTGTCAATGAAAACACGGTGACTTATGACGTGCATCGATATAGACTAAAAAAGATTGAAGATTTGAATACAAAATGGACACGGCCATCAATGTATCACAGGGGGGATTATGAAGATTATGACTGGGAGGTTGTGATTTACTCTTACAATATATAAGTGCCGTGCCAATGTTAGAAAAGTCAAAACAAATCAAATCAAAAACAAAACAAAATAAAACAAAATAAAACAAATCAAAAACATTTAAAATCCATATAAAACCATTTTATTTTTTATATTTTTCATTGAAAAAAATATAAATTGAAAACTTTTTTACTTGTTTTACATTTATCAGTTTCACGAAAGATACAGACAAGACAAGTTTCAATATGACGACCGGACAATCAAAGTTGGCATCCGCATCCACTCCTTACTCGCTTAGTACTCTCTACATTCCCCGAGTTCACCGCAATCAAATGCACGAGGCATATGTGAAGCGCGTTATTGAGCGCCAACAAATTGCAGTTGTTTCGCGTGTTGATTTTGTGGAATTCGAGCACCCGGATGCAAACTTCTGTTTTGCAGTTGTCCACATTCTCTTCTGGATTCCCGGCGTCATTTCAAAGCACTTTCGCGAAAGGATTCAATCACAGCGTGAAGCGCGCATCGTGTATTCAGACCCTTCTTATTGGGTTGTTCTTCCTTACACGCAAAAACAATATGTCCAAAAGAAAACGATTCGCGCTGAAGCAAGTCTCGAAACCTACAGCACGCCGCCAACCCCGATTTCATCCTACACATTTGCACCCCCACCGTTTGCACCTGCACCAACAAAAAATTACCGGGATTGCATTTGTGGTTGCGGTGGCTACGAACTCGACTGTTCTTCTCAAATCCTTTACAACACGTTTACAGATTCAATTTGGAAAACCACGACGACGACACCACCCGATGCCTCATCATCATCCTGGAACAACATGGAAGAAAACTTTCGTTTCTACGACTACGACACCAGCAACGCCCAGTCCGCTTATTAACGAGTATAAGCCCTGAAACCAAAAATAAATAAAAATAAAAATAAAAACAAAAATAAATAAAAAACTTTTTTCATTTTGTTTTAACCAAACTATTTCAATTTATGTGCGAGTTTTTCATTATAAAAAACATAAATTGAAAACTTAAATATTATATTCATAATATGTAGTGCTTCTCTTATTACGACGACGACCGATTATCAATTATGCCTACCACCGCTAATTCCCATGCAGCATCCGTTGAAAACATACTCATGACACGAATGGAAAACGTCAACCCAGCTCCAAGAACGCTTCGCGAAAGACTAGACCTAGGCGAGTTTCTCGATTTTGCACAACAATATGTCAGCATTGTAGAGCCATCTGACATGTTTGCTCGTCGTATTGTTGCATTTCTCGAAACGATTCAACGTGCTCAAGTGCAGCAGCAAGAACAAGAACAACCTCGTCCACGTGTGGTACAGGTTACGCGCGTTGGAGCAAGACGTGTGTTTGCCGACATTACACACGAAGTCATGCAAGAAGAAAATATTGCCGCAAATTTTCGCCACACCTAATACCTAACCAAAGACAAAACAAAACAAAACAAAACACCACAAAACAAAAACAAAAACAAAATTATTTTTTTATTATCAATAAAATCAGTATTAATTTATATTTTTCTCTCTAAAATTAATATTGATTTTAATTATTTATCTTTATAAAATTATTTGTTTACCTGGGGAATCCAACAAGGTTGGCGCCAATTCCGAAACCGGCACCGGACCTAGCAGAAACGGCAAGGCTTGGAACATACACGTCCAAAATTGCAAACGTTGCTGCAGCAGAGAGTGCAATCAAGCCAACTTCTTCCAACTTCAGACGTTGTTTGGGAATGGAGTAGGCAACAATCGCAACCATTATACCTTCAACCAAATATTTGATTGCGCGTTTCACAAGCTCGCCTAAATCAAGAACATTGTTGTACATTCTATATTATATTAAATGAACAGAAAAAAAAATAAAAATATTTTTAAAATATAATAATTAATTCATATTGATTATTTTTTATATTTATAATTTATATATAATTAATTATATTACTATCTAAAATACTTAAAAATGATTTATAATATAATATATAATATTAATTATTAATTCATAAATATGCCTAAAATGAATAAACCACGCGGTGTCGAAACCAAAAAGAACGAAGATGGAACAAACAATTTAAACTATGTTGATTTATTGGAAGAGGATAAAGCAATATCTGGTCAAAAATTTGCTTGTTTGTCATTTGTAAGTCCGGAAGAAATTATAAAACAGAGAGACCATTTTTTCTTTGAAGAGTTTCTAAAGCAATGGAATTACAAAAAGTCGGTTGATGTAATGCTTCATTTTGTTAGTTTTATTTCTTACAAGTATAATTTGACATTTGAAAAGGTAAATGAAGATTTCCAGGATTTTCTCAAAACCGAGCATGAATCCATCATGAAATATAATGTGAATGATGATTTTAAAACATTTATTGATACTAATGAGGAGAGACTGGATGTTGAATTCGGGGAACAACACGAATTTCAAACATCGGTTAGAGGAATTAAAGTTCGCGGTGTTTTTGCATCGCAGAAGGAAGCCGAGATGCGCTGCAAGCTGCTTCGCGAAGTTGACCCTAACCATGACGTGTATGTGGGTCCGGTGGGAATGTGGGTTCCGTTTCATCCGGATGCGTACAAGACCGGGCGCGTCGAATACATGGAAGAAACGCTAAATCAGCTCATGTCGGAAAAGAAAAAGAATGAGGATAATGCCAAAAACGAATTTGACAAACGTGTAAAAGAGGCTAAAGAAAAGGCAATCAATGAGAATAAAAAGAATGCAGAAAAATCTGGAAATAAACTTACTCAGACCATCAATTCCAAGGGTGAACTCGTAAGCGTGAAAAATCTGTCCGCTGATGATGAAGAGGATACGGAAAATGTAACACTTGATGACATCCGCAAACAAATGTTTGAAACTGAGAATGTGGTGATTGACAAGAATACTGACCATGGGTTGTCGCGTCTTACTGAAAATCAATCTCTTCTTGACAATGAGGACGACGACATTGGTCTTGATGAGTGAAGTTTGACCAATAAAAAATAATAATTAAATTATGAAATTGTGAATTTAATTATTTATTTATAGTAAAGAATATAAAGCTATATGCACATATACAATTATCTAGACAGATAGAATACAAAATGACAAAAGCAATCGGAATTGATTTGGGAACAACATATTCGTGCGTGGGCGTTTGGCAGAATGAGCGCGTGGAGATTATTGCAAATGACCAAGGAAATAGGACAACACCGTCATACGTTGCATTTACGGACAGCGAGCGTCTTATTGGAGACGCTGCGAAAAATCAGGTATCCATGAATCCAGAAAATACTATTTTTGATGCAAAGCGTCTCATCGGTAGAAAAATTGACGATGCCAGCATTCAGAGTGATATGAAGCATTGGTCATTCAAGGTGGTTGCCAAGGATGGAGGGAAGCCGCATATTCAGGTGGAGTTCAAAGGAGAACAAAAGACATTTTCTCCAGAGGAAATCTCCGCAATGGTTTTAATCAAAATGAAGGAAATTGCGGAGAGCTACTTGGGCTCTACTGTTACAGAAGCTGTGATTACGGTTCCGGCTTATTTTAATGATGGGCAGCGCCAAGCCACCAAAGATGCGGGTGCGATTGCGGGGCTAAATGTGTTGCGCATTATCAACGAGCCAACTGCGGCGGCAATTGCGTACGGGCTTGATAAAAAGGGAAAGGGTGAGAGTAATATTTTAATTTTTGATTTAGGCGGAGGCACATTTGACGTGTCACTTTTAACAATTGACGACGGAATTTTTGAGGTGAAAGCGACCGCGGGAGACACGCATTTGGGTGGTGAGGATTTCGATAACCGGCTTGTGAATTGGTGTGTTCAGGAATTTAAGCGCAAGACCAAGAAAGACCCAACCGGAAATAACCGGGCTTTGCGTAGATTGCGCACTGCGTGCGAGCGTGCCAAGCGAACTCTTTCAGCGTCTGCAGAAACCACGATTGAGGTGGATTCATTGTTTGATGGAACTGACTTTATGACCAAAATTACACGAGCCAAATTTGAAGAGCTGTGCATGGATTTGTTTCGTTCGACCATTGACCCCGTTGACCGCGTTCTCAGAGATTCAAAAATGTCAAAGAGCAGCGTTGACGAAATTGTGCTTGTTGGCGGCTCAACGCGCATTCCGAAAGTGTGCAGTTTGCTAACCGAGTATTTTAATGGAAAGGAGCTCAATCGTTCCATCAATCCGGACGAGGCGGTGGCGTATGGCGCGGCAGTTCAGGCGGCCATTTTGACGGGAGACCAGTCGAAGATTACGCAGGATATTTTGTTGCTGGATGTCGCGCCGCTGTCTCTGGGAATTGAGACTGCTGGTGGTGTCATGACCAAGTTGATTGAGAGGAATTCCACAATTCCGTGCAAAAAGGGGCAAACATTCTCAACCTATGCGGATAACCAGCCTGGTGTGTTAATTCAAGTGTTTGAGGGTGAGCGACAGCTTACAAAGGATAATAATATTCTTGGCAAGTTTCAACTGGACGGCATTCCTCCGGCTCCGCGCGGAACTCCGCAGATTGAGGTGACATTTGATTTGGATGCGAATGGCGTGCTCAATGTGAATGCGGTCGATAAAGCCGGCGGCAAATCGAATAAAATCACCATTACAAATGATAAGGGGCGGTTGTCAAAGGATGACATTGAGCGCATGGTTGCTGAAGCGGAAAAATACAAGGAAGAAGATTCAAAGCACAAACAAAAAATTGATGCGCGAAACGGTTTTGAGAATTACGTGTATTCGGTAAAGAGTTCAGCTTCTGAGCCGGGTATGCAGGAAAAGTTGTCCGAGACGGACCGCAGCGCAATAGATGACGCTTGCAAGGCGTCGCTTGAGTGGCTGGAATCTGTGGGTCACAGTGAAACAGAGGCTGCCGAGTATGAAACACAACAAAAAAAACTGGAAGGAATTGTTAGTCCAATTATTTCAAAACTGTATGCTTCTTCTAATGGAGTACCTGAACAACAACAACAAGAGCCGCCATCATCCTCTTCATCCTCTGAACCAAACATCGAAGAATTGGATTAACAACAACTACAAAATGCTGCTTTAAAATCGCAAGGTGCCGACCCTTTCATATGGTAGATGCACGCCAAAAATGTCAAGATTGGAATGCCAAACATTAGCGATATTATTGAATAAGTTATAATCGTCACGGTTCCTTGACTCAATGTGGAAGGTGATGATGATGATTTGTCATCGGTTGTTGAAGAATTGGTAGTGGTCGTAATAGTAACATTGGCATTGGTTTCGACGGATAAAATAAATGTAAACAATATTGAAAATGATAAATATAATGTCAATATTGTTTTTCTTGATATATTATCATGATGTTTCATGTGATTGTCTGGTGATTGTCTGGTAAGTTAAGATATATTAAAATGAAACATTTATTTTCAATTTTTATTTATTACAAAATTATAAATTGAAAACTTTTCGATTACTTTTAAAATGTTCAGTGTTCGAACTGGCAACAAGTCAACTCAATTATATCATGCAAACTGCAGCCACAGCCACAGGAAAATCCAAATCAGGAGTAGGCAAGTCGTCAGGAATAAAGAGAAGGAATAAGAAGGAGGCATCCGAGTGGTTTCAGAGTTTATCACACATTGAGCAATTATTAGTTAAACAAGAAGCAAACACATCATCATCCTCGTGCTCGTTGGAAGAGGAGAAAAAACAAAAAAAAGAAATGCATGAGCGCGAGCGTGAACTGCTACTCAAACGGCAAACTGAACATGAAGCCCGCATGAAAGCCCAGTTGCAATCTAAAGCGAAAATCACACAACAAATACAAAAATGCAAAGACATGCGCAGTCGACTGATTCGACACCAAATGAGGTTGGCACAGATGCAGCTGCATGAATCTCACAATTATCATCCGTACACCCGTTCCTCCCTTTTCTATTTCAAACTTGGCATGTTGGAATGCGGTATTTCAAATCAATTGCGGTTGATACAAGATGAAGAAAAGGCCCTTTTTGACATGCAATACAAACACCACTGCATCAAAAAATCAATCACAGACATTATTGAAAAAAGAAAAACATCCTCGTTTTCCTACCCTTACGCAAGAATTTGCGCAAGAATTCAAGCAAAAAATTATGTGGACGACATCTACAAAACGGTGACGGTGTAAATTATTATAATTTATAATTTGCGCTTGTTACCATTTATTTTTTTTCACACTGATTTTGGGTCCCGCTCCTTTTTTGTTGATGTTCTTCGGGTCGTATGCCTCCTCTTCGTCATCAGAATTTAAATCCTTGCTCATCTCCCAGAATTCTTTACTACCGAGTTTAAACGGTCCGTGCTGCTGCGCTTTATACCAGAAAATTTGGTCCTGTAGCTTATTCGACTTGGCGTTGTTATTTATCACCAAACACTCGAAATTTTCAGTGCACTGGTCCATCACCTGACAGAATGACTCAAAAGTCGGAAACATGCCCGCATAATTTTCATAGATTCGTTTTCGGTTACCTATGTACGGCTCTCGCAGGATAAACACGTAGTCAATGTTGGTTCTAAGATTTGGCGGAATGCCTAAAGGATATTGCATTGTGATGACCAGCATAATCTTCCAATGACGGCCGTTCATAAAGAGGAGACGCATCATAGTGTCGCGGGTCCATTTATTATCGAACAAGCAATCATCGAGGACGACGAATGTTCGGGGGTCTATGGTGCTTCTTTTATAAGATTCCATTTCCTTTTTCACTTGTTTCAGGACTGCTTTTTGTCGTTTCAAGATATTTTCAATGATGGCGGTGTTGTATGCGTCATGGATGAATAGTTTTGGCACGTGTTCCCCGAAGAATCCGTTGCCTGCTTCTGTTCCTGAAATGACGGTTCCGATGGGGATGTCCTGGTGGTAATACATGAGGTCTTTTACGAGGAAACTTTTACCGGTATCACGTCGTCCGATTAAGACGATAACTGGACCTTTATTTTCATCCGGTCTGAAACTAATGGAGCGCATATCAAATTTCCCTAGTTCTAAATTCATATTTTAATATGCTTGTTTAAAGTTGAATGAATGTGCTATATATCCTGTAATAATAAAAAAAATGCATGTGTCAAACTAATTTTAATTTAGTACAATAAATGTAATAAATGTAATAAATGCAATAAATGTAATAAATGTAATAAATGAATGTAATAAAATATAAGTTTAAATAGTTGTATTTTTCTATTTATAGAAAGTAATATTTATAATTTGCCGTTGATGTCTATTCCTGTTAACCCTCCTCTCATTCCTCCTGTCATTCCTGTTCTTGATTCCGATGCAACAACAACCACAAGCGTATCAGATGACGATTTTAAATTCAAATTGTTTTACCAAAAACCAAAAAATGATAATGTTCTTAAAGATTTAGAAATTTCTCAAATGGGATTGAAAAAATGTCAAAATTATATTCCAATTTATTCAAAATTCTTCTCTCTCAATGACACAAACTATAATTCAATTAACCTGAACCAGAAACACAGTGCCAAAACAATTTTGGCTTATTCCGCTTTACCAGGTGATGACTGTGTGCCAAAAAATTGTGGAAATGCAATCATTTTTCCGAATCCTAATCCAAAACAAGAAGATGCTTCTGCAAGTGCGACTACTCCTGTATTTTTCAAATTCTCTCCATTGCTTGACCCGATTAAATATTTAGCCGGAAGTTATAATTTCAAGGGACCCGCCGGTGCGGCGGATGGAGTAGAGGGAGGAGTTCGCTCATCGTCGTGTTATCTAGATTCATTATTGAGCTTGCCATCCATTCATTCAACTCCATTTTCTTTTGATTCAGCCACAATCCTGAGGGAACGTAGTTCCCCCACACCCCCTCCTTTCACAGAGGGGGTCGTAGGGGGGTGCTTGTCGCCCCCTACCATAACAAATTCTGTAAATGTTGAAGAAGGAAAAAAGTATAACCATTATAAAATATTGGACACCAATAATTCAGCATATGTCGACGGATTCTTTTCTTATTTATCGAGCCAGTTATTAAACACGCACGGATTTATTCATGGTATTGATTTTTACGGCTCATACTTGGCAATTCAAGACGAATTTACAATTAATATTATCGATGACTATGATTACCTAATGAAGAATGATTTTTTTAAAGAAAAAAATGGGACTCTTTTCAAGTTTGACGAAACAGTATTTGAAGATTGTAGCGACAACGACGACGATGACAAAAATGGTGGTGGAAAGAAAAAACAAACTAAAAATCGTAACCGTAATCCTAAATTGAATATTATTCAAGACAAACATGACGACGAAGTTCAATTTGATATCTGTGTTGATATTTTTGATAATAAGGATAAGGAGGACAAGGAGGACAAGGAGGATAGCCTTGCGAAAGTTGAACTAACCGAGCTAACCGAGCTAACCGATTCACATGTTTTCAATCCTGAAAGCAGCGAAGAATATAATATCAATAACATGTCATGTAATTCCTCATCATCTTCAGTTTCATGTTCTTCAAGGTCGTCTCACACAACAACACAAACAAATGATACAGACAACGATAACAATCATGATGATGCGCGTTTAAGCGACGACGAGAGCGACCGAAACAGTAACAGTGATGACAGTAACAGTAACAGTGATGAAAGCAACAGCAACAGCAGCAAAAGTGGTGACACAGAATCGACATTTGAAACAATTGATGATGATGACAATGACAACTATGAAGAAGAAGAAGTATTAAATGCGGTTATTTATAAATTTCCCGTTGAAGTCATTATGCTTGAACGTTGCACAAAAACGCTCGATTGGTTAATGGTAAATGACATTCTCTCGGATGGAGAATGGGAAGCCGCATTAATGCAAATCGTCATGACACTGGCAACATATCAAAAAATATTTTCATTTACGCACAACGACTTGCACACAAATAATGTCATGTTTATTGACACAGATAAAGAATACATTTATTATTTTTTCAACAAGAAATATTACAAGGTTCCTACGTTTGGTAGAATTTTCAAAATCATTGACTTTGGTCGGTCAATTTACAAATATAATTCCACTCTGGTTTGTAGCGATAGTTTTCACAAAAGCGGAGACGCTGCCACACAATATAACTGCGAACCCTATTTGAATGACAAAAAACCGTGTATTCAGCCTAATTTCAGTTTCGATTTATGCAGACTGGGTTGCTCTCTCTTTGATTTTTTTATTGAAAATATGGAAGATGTTGCGCGCGAGTGTAAAAAAAATCGATTGGTATCCCTTGTTGTCGATTGGGTAACCGATGATGAGGGACGCAATATTTTGTACAAGAAGGACGGAGTTGACAGATACCCCGATTTTAAATTGTACAAAATGATTGCGCGAACGGTTCATAATAAAGTCCCGTCACAACAGCTCAAACATCGCGTATTCACTCAATACGAAGTTACACAAAAAAGTATTAAAAATGTATCAAAAACTGAAATTATAAATATTGATAAATTCCCTGTTTATATTATTTAACCTAAAAAAATATTCAAATAAAAATCAAGATTTAATATATATAATTTAGTTAATTTAATAAAAAAAATATATATATTAAAATGACTTTTAATAAACATATAGCAATTTTTAACTCGTTCAATTATCATTATGAAATGTTTGGATACATTATCCAATTTTGTCATTTGAACAACTTTAATTTGACAATATTTACAGAAATTTATAATGATAATGAGTGGTTGGAGTATTATAATACTTTTTTTTATAATTATAAATTTGAAATAAAATATTATGAACTTTTTCAAGAAGAAAAGTATTTGTTTGATTTAATATTTTTAACGAGCGACACTGATACTTTTTATTTTAAATATTTTGATACAGAATATATTAAAAGTAATACAATTTGCATAACTCATAGTATTAAATATTTATACGAAGTTATTCCTCCGGATGCTAGAAAAACTATATATGTAAGACCTTTTGAAATTGAAAATAATACAAACTTCTTTTTGCCATGTTTTTCAATTATCAACAATTGTAAAATTAACAATGATATGGTGGCAGTTAAAAATGGCACTAATGATAATAATAATTTTATAGATGTTGCAATACTGGGAAGATGTACCAACTATGATAGGAATGGTATGCATTACTATAACTATAATACATCAATCATAAATCGTATAAAATCAAATAAAAAAATTCGGTTACATGTTATTTCGAGACATGTCACATGTTTGCAATTTTTTGGAATAAGTCCACGTATTGAACTACACACGTACGAAAATATAACAACAAGTACCATGTTTCGCATCTTAAATAAATGTAGTTTTATAATCACTGATGTAAACTGTTTTTACACATCAACACATAGCATTGATAGGATGTGTGACATGGATAAACATATTACTGGTAAAAATGTCGGTCACCCTGCTTCAAAAGATTGTTATTTTTTATATGAAAAAAATATAATGAGTGGCGCAATACCACTATCATTTTCTTTATGCATTCCCCTCATTATTAGTAAACAAACAAATGAATATTATAAATTTAAAAATGTAATTGAATTTGATAAAACAACAGATGATGCAATTTATTTAAATCAGATTGAACCCAAATTAATAGAAGAGGAGAGAAATGAAATGAATGCTCAATTTAATTCTTATATAACTGAATATATGCAAGAAATTGATTCCATTCAAATGTATAAAATGCAACATCAAAAAAATTATAGAATTTTCTATATAAATATGGACGATAGAGTTGATAGACGAAATCGATTTGAAAAATATATGAAAAAATATGACCTCGATTGTGAGAGATTCTCTGGAATCAAAGATTTATTTGGCTCGGTGGGTTGTGCAAAATCACATTTAAAAGTTTTAAAAAATGCTAAAAGTAGCGGATGTGAAAATGTAATAATTATGGAAGATGACTTTGCATTTAATTTATCTCCAAAAGAGTTAGATGAAAAGTTAAAATTGATATTTGACAATAAATTAGATTTTGATGCATTTCATTTGTCATTTCGTTGGAGATTGTGCGAAGAATCTCAAGAATACAATTATTTAAAAAAATTAAAATTTTGTCATTATTGTTCATGTTATATTATAAATAATAAATGTTATGACGAACTTATAGAATGGTGGGAAAAATCGCTTCAGTTATTAGAAGCCACGCGAAATACACGACTGTATTCCTGTGATATTTCGTACATACCTTTACTTAAAAATAAAAAGTGGTATTGTTTTGATAAACCCGTTGGTGTGCAATTATCTGGTTATAGTAATATTGAAAATCGTTTCATAAATCATTCTAAAGAAGATATGATAGACCAACCGCTTCCTATAGTTGACACTGCAGCCATATTGTTCGACGGTGAAGATTGGATTCAAATATTCAATCATGATTATCAATCTTTACACAACCTTGATTTCCTGACTCAGAAGGATACACTGGATAACCAGACATTTTAAAACCCCATTGTATATAAGAAATATTTAATATACTTGTGGTATCAAGTTGAATTTCAAAATTTCCTAAAGTATTTACTGGTGAAAAGGTTTCAGCTAGTTTAATAATGTTTCCCAAAGCGTCTTTTTCGTATGCGCCTATGAATGCATTAATATTGTAATTTTCAGAACCATAATTTGTTTTGAGTGTTATTTCAGATATTTTTGCTTTAAATTCAAAAATATTATTTAAATTCGACTTATATGACTGGTGTAAAGTTGTTATGAATCGTTTTTGAGGAACATAATTTCCATCTTCATCTTTTATAAACCAGAAACTATTATCATCTTCAACTATCGTCGGGCTAAATATAATACTATTACTTCCAGATAAATCGGCAGTTAACGAAGATTTATTTGTTTCAGTTGGTTTCAATCCCCAGCCATTACCAAATACATGTGTTGTATTATTTTTTTCATAAATATTCACACTTCCCGAGTAACTATTCGTGAATGTTATTAAATTATTGTTTAATGGTAAATTTATCATTTAAACTAATATAATATTATTATTTTTAAATAATTAATAATTATTAATAATAGTATATCAAAATTCAAAACATATTTCTTAATAATAAGTTGTAGTACCACCTGACGGCGGCGGCGTATAACCCAAAAATGTAATTGTAGTAGTTGAACTGCCACGTGTATAATTTGGATCAGTTATAGTTGCGGTCAGAGTTACCGTAAATCCTGCAGTTGCATAACTAGTACTTTGAACACCATATCCTTCTTGAACGTAAGCATCTCCTGCACCCGGACCAGATACACTCGAAGTAAAAACATAAGTAGAAACGGCGGATTGCAAGTATCTACTAAAAAGAACAGTATTTGTGTTTCCATTCTGAATATAGTCACCTGAAAACAAACTTATAAACCCTGCTGCTTCAGTAATCACCAAATAACCGGTTAATGTTCCTGTATAGTTTCCTGTTAACTGGACACTAGTTGGATAAGTACCTACATTCTTTTTTAAAGATACTATTGTATCTCCTGTGTAAGTTAATCCAGAAACATTAAAAATGACAACTCGTGACTGATACGAGTCATCATAACCACTATAAATAGTTGTTCCATATGCACCACTTGAAGATGCTGGAGCGGCACCAATTGTTAAAGTACCTATCACATTGCCAGTGTAGTTTCCTGTTCCCGTAATGGTTGTTGTATATGAACCCGCGTCTCTTTGGGACACATTTACAGAACCAGAGTATGTGCCATTTATTCCGCTAATAACTGTAACATTCTGATACTGTCCATTATATGTTGCGCTACCACTTCTTGTTGTTGCTGTTAATGTTGCTGGGTTTATAGTCAATGTTCCATTTGCCGCAGAAAATGTATAATTTGTAGCAGACAGATTTAAAACAGATGGTGTAATGACATATGTTCCCACATTTGAACTTGAAGTACCTGCTGTAGTATGAGTAACTGTTCCTGTTATTACAGCCGCTGTTTCGGAATTGACAAATCCAGCCGGCGTGTAAGTAAAACCGGGGACCGAAGAACCATATGTCATCGATGCGTTATTTGATGCAATAGTTAATACAGCTTTCCGAATTGTTAAAGTGCCTGTCACGCTGCTACCGGCATAGTTGTTCTTTCCTGTAATGGTTGTTGTAAATGAACCCGCGTTTGTTCCGGAGGCAGTTACAACACCATCATATGTGCCAGTTATTCCGCCGATAACTGTAACTGTTTGAGATACGCCGCTATATGTTGCACTTCCTGTCGTAGTTGTTGCTGTTAATGTTGCGGGACCAATTGTTAATGTTCCATTTACTGCAGAAAAAGTATAATTTGTAGCTGAAAGACCCGAAACGCTTGTTGTAATAGGATAAGAACCTACATTTGAAGATGAAGTAGCCGTTGTGCTATGACTAGCTGAACCAGCTATTACACTTGTGGTATCTCCGCCTAAAAGTCCAGACAATGAGTAACCAAAAGATTGTGTAGGCACTGAAGAACCATATGTCATTGAGTTATTACCGGTTGTAAGTGTTAACACAGCTTTAGTAATGGTCCAAGAAAATGAACTTGGACTTCCCAATGTGTAGTTTGTTGAATTTTCGCTTAAAGCAGCTGTATAACTCCCCGCGTTTATAGCTGATTTTACCGATACATCATAATTTGTATCCGCGTTCGAAACACCTGCTACTGTATATCCGATTGTTCGAGTGGAACCATTATATACAAAACTCGTTGAACCGCTTGATGCAATCGTAATTGTTGATGATTCAACTGTTAACGCGCCTGTAACAAACTGTTGATTGTCCAAAACATAAGTATAATTTTCATCACCTAGTGGGTGAATAGAATAAGTAGCACTGGCGCCATTATTAACCCCCATATTTAATTCAGTACCTGTCAATGTAGCGTTGCCTTTATTTGTCTTAATTTTATTTCCTTGAGAATCTTTTATTGAATAAACTGCATCAGCTGGAGTTACCTCGACGATTTCACTTCTTGGATTTCCAGTATATTTTTTATTAGTTTGTGGTAACGTAACCGTAACCTTTACCTGTTTCAATGTATTTTGAGATTGATTTAAACTAAACATTTTATATTTTTATAATTTATGTATTTATTATAAAAATATAAAATAAAATAATTTATATTGAACTTTATCATCCATACGCACTACAAGCAACATAAGCATTTGTACCATCCCATGTAAATGATAAAATTGCATTTGAAAATTCTGTCCCATGTTTCAACATTATTGCTACAGGATAATTCAGTTTTCCAATATTAGTATTTGAATTGATATTTACATCTAGTGGTGATTGTCTACCATTTATAGTTAATGCATATAGTGTACTGTTTTTTATATATACAACATATTGACCTCCTATAAGAGCGTTTGTAACAGTTAATTTACTTATTGTGGTGGGTAAAGTAATAGTAGTGTCAAGATAAAAAATTCCACTGGACGCGCTACTACACTCTATAATTAATTCGGAGTTTACAACAGTCACATATGTGAATGTTTCAGGTAATACTAATTGTTGACTAAATGTATTTTTTCCTGTAAAAGTATTGTCTAGCGCTAAGATATCAGTTCCGTTGGTTCCGTTGGTTCCATTGGTTCCGTTGGTTCCGGCTGTTCCTGTGGGTCCTGTGGGTCCTGTGGGTCCTGTGGGTCCTGTGGGTCCAGTGGGTCCAGTGGGTCCTATGGGTCCTATGGGTCCTACGGGTCCTTCGGGTCCTGCGACTCCTGCAGGTCCTATGGGTCCTGTGGGTCCTATGGGTCCTGTGGCTCCATCAGCTCCTCCGACTCCTGCGACACCTGCAGTTGCAGGAGGTCCTGCGGGTCCTGCGGGTCCTGCGGGTCCTGCGGGTCCTGCAGGTACACCTGCAATCGCAGTGTCGACATATGTTTTTTTTGCAAGTGTATCATTACCAATTTTTACATCAGTATAATTCAAAAAATTAACAGTCGTTCCGTCAAAAACTGTACCATTCAAGTAAAGATTATGAGTCGTCGGAGTCGTCATAATATTTTATTTTTTATTGATTTATAAAATTGTATATTATTAATTTTTTTACAAAAAAAATAATTCATAAACTATTATAAAAATATTATAAAATCAAAAATAAAACGCATTAAATATATTTTTTTTATTAATATCTATTAATATAAATCCAAACACAATCTTGTTTTGACAATTTTGGTGTATAAAATTGTAAATGCAAATGCAAACATGAAATCAACATAAATGTTTTGAAATAGTTTTTGAAACATGATGTAAACAAACATTAATACAAAGAATTTGACAAATGTGGAAGTTGGATACAAACTTCCTGCTTCCTCTTCCTCCTCTTCTTCCTCTTCCTCTTCCTCTTCCTCTTCCTCTTCCTCCTCTTCTTCCTCCTCTTCTTCCTCTTCCTCTTCCTCTTCTTCCTTCAATTTGTTGCCACCACTGTTTTTCAATTCTTCTCTCATAGAGCGCTTCAAATTATTAAGAATTTTGTCATACGGTGAAAACATGACATATACTCCTTTTTTTTGACACCAATATCCAACATGTTCGTTGGTGTCAACATCATACAAGTGAGGAGTACCTTTTTCACCATCAGATTTAATGTATAAAGGCATTCCATTGATTTCCATTCTTGTGTATTCGTTTTGTTCTTGTTGGCGACTCATTTTATTTTCTTAATATGGCTCGTAGTTGACTGAATTGTATGAATGCACTCACCAGTTCTATAATTTCAATTTTTTAAATAATGTATTTAATCAAATAAATATTAAATATTATTATAGTATAATACCAATATTCCAATATTGTCATTATTTTATCATTATATTATGGTCTTGTTTTTTTTATTGGATTTAACATGTAGTTTAATTCTAACTGGTGCATTTAAAGTCGGAAGTTGGGTTGTATACAAGTCATTCAATGGATTGCAATACGTGTATAAACGAGTACGTCCAGAACAATTGCATAATGATGACCAATATAGTCTAGATGAATTAAATTCACCCCCTTATGTCATTATTACTGAAGAAGAATATGATGCACTAAAAAATAATTGTAAAATATAAAACAAAACAAAAAATAATATTTAATTATTTATTGTTTAACAATAATTAAATTATTTGTAAAATTCATTGATTTTTTCACAAACATATAAAACTTCAGATTTTTCTAATTCTGGATACATTGGTAATGTTAATAATTTATCTTTATATATTTCCATTTTGTCACAGTTATTAATTTCAATATGTTTGTATGCATCGGTATAGTAAAATGGTTGTGGATAATGAATAGCACATGAAATTTTATTTTTTTCTAAATATTGTTTTAGTTCATTCCTGTTCTTAACAATTAAAATAAATAGATGTATATTAGAAACACAACTATTTATTGGTTTCAGAATTTTTAAATCATTATTTTCTTTAATATTTTTATAATAAATTTTAGCTAACTCAATTCTATTATTATTCCATTGTTTCAAATAATTTAATTTAATATTTAAAATTCCTCCTTGAATATTATGCATTCTTTCATTCGCACCAATTATTTCCCATTTGTATTTTTCAGTCATTCCATAGTTTCTGTATAATCGACAATATTTATCATATTTATCATTATTTGTTAAAATAGCCCCTCCTTCTCCAAATGAACCTAAGTTTTTACTTGGATAAAAAGAAAAACATCCCAAATCACCAAATGTTCCTAATTTTTTATTATTATAACTTGAACCGTGTGCTTGAGCACTATCTTCAATCAACTTGAAACTATATTTATTTTTTAATTCTAGTAATTTATCCATATTAACTGAATTTCCATATAAATGAACAATTAAAACAATTATATCATATTCTGGATTTTTATTATTTTCTAAATAGTTTTCTAATTTTTCTAAATCTAATAACAAGTTATCATCTATATCTATTAATTCATATGAAACTTTTAATTCTTCACATGATAAAGGAACTGCTACATATGTATTTGCTTGTGTTATTACTTTAGGATTTTTTAATTCTAAAGCTTTAATTGCTATTTTTAAAGCAGCACAGCCATTGCTTACTGCAATACAATAAGTAGAATCATTATATTTTTTAAAATTTTCTTCAAATTCCACTACATCTTTCCCCATTGTAAATTCATTTTTGTCAATAATATTTTCAATTTTATTAATCATATCTTTTTTTAATAGTTCAGTTTGTTTTTTTAATGAAAAATTATTTACAGATAATTCTTTAGTATTGACTTCTTCTAAGAAAACATTATAATCTCTGATATATTCATTTTCATCATATTTATAAGAACATATTACTAATATAATACAATCTGTTGTAAAATCTGACATTTTTAACCAATGATAAAGAGGTATATGAACTCCTATATTTGATTTATTTAATATAAATTCTTTTTCTTCACAACCATTATCTAATATTAATTTGAAAGAACCTTGAATCGCTACCAATACTTGTTCACATTTTTTATGTGCATGAAATCCTCTTTCTAAATTATCAACACCTTGTATATAAAATATTCTTTTAATATTAAATGGTAAATCAAATTCTGAATCTATTGCTGTTAATACTCCTCTTAAGTCTCCTTTAATTTTAAAATGAATATATTCTGAAGTCGTCATTTATATATTAAATACATTAAAATAAAATAATATTATCAACCGACCGAAAATAAAAATGAGACCACTATTTATCCTTGATTTAATGCCAACATCCTTTTTATGTTAAAAATTATATATTAAAGATAGTTGGGTTACTATAATTAATATGTATGTCAACTATTAATTATAAAGAAGAATTCAATAAATTTATTCCTGGATTTTCAATGGGCGTTACAAGAGCTATTATTTCTCATCCATTTGAAATGTTGAAATTAAAATCACAAATGAATATCAAAGATAATTTTTACAAGGGATTATTCAAAGGTCTTCACTTATCAATTTTATCTAATTCAATTGAACGAGGTATACAATTTTATTGGTTTGATAAATTTAAAAAAAAATATAATAATAATTTAATTTCTTCATTTTGCGCAAGTTTGATATCTACAGGAATTACATTACCATACAATGTGTTGCTTTTAAAAAATACCTTATTGAAAAATACAGATGGTATAACAAAAAAAATATTATTGAAAAGTGGAGGGTTAGAATATGTTAGAAATATCTCAGGGTCAACGGTTTTTTTATATTCTTATAATTATTTTAGAACTGATAACTTTCCTATATATTTATCAGGAATTGCATCATCATTTATTGTTTGGGGTTTCACGTACCCAATTGATAATATAAAAAATCAAATTATTGCAAAAAGAGATATAAATTATAATTTGATTCACTTGTATAAAGGCATCCAATATCCATTAATGCGAAGTATACCGTCTTCAATTGTCGGATTTTATGTATTTGAACATGTTAATAATTATTTTAATTTTAATACTAATTAAATATTATTTAAATATAACAAGTTAGTCTAACAATAATTTAAATTTATATTTTATTGCATAAATCATTATTTTAATAATGAATATTTTAAGATTTCCGAAAAGTTTAATAATGGGAAAAAATAATTACATTGAATCGGGTGTTAAAATTTTAGAAAATGTAATTATAGGTAATAATAATAAAATATATGATGGCACAGTAATTTATCCAAATACAGTTATTGGAAATGATAATCTTATATTGAATAATAACATATTAGGCGAATTTGGTGTTGAACGTAGAGAAAATATTCAAAATTTCAAACAAAAACATTTTAATGGACTGGAAATAGGTAATAATAATTTTTTTCATACAAGTAATAAAGTTTTTTCAGGATATAGTTCAAAAACAATAATTGGAAACAATAATAAAATTCTTGTTGAAAATCATATTGGTCACGATACTACAATTCATAATAATGTTACTATATATGCAAGAGTTATTACTGGTGGATATTCTACATTATTAGATTATTCTACCATGGGAATGTATTCGTGTATTCAACAAAATAGTGTTTTAGGTTCATTTTCTATGATTGGAATGGGAAATGCTGTAAGTCATAATGTATTTCCTTTTTATATTTATTTAGATAGAAAATATTTACGATTTAATAAGGTCAAAATACCCAAAGAACTTCAAATTGATGTTTATGAAAATGAAATAAGGAATTTAGTTAATAATTTAAAAAAAGAAATGTACAACTATCGAAAAACTACTGAACATATTCCAGAAATTATTAATGAGTCATTTGAAGTATTTGAAAATGAAAATACAAGTCAAACATTTAATTTACAAAAATGCGAAGAAGGTAATATTTTTAATAAATTAATTAAACAATATGATTTACCTGAAAATATAAAGTATTATATTTACAAATTTTTAGATGTAGTCAAAATAAATAAGATTTAATTAATCATGACACTGTGTATAAGTAAAATTATAATATTATCAGTATTATAATACAGTTCTTTAAAAATGGTTTACGTCAAAGGTAGAAGTTTATGCAGAGGTAAGTGTCCTCTTCCTGTTTTTCAATACAATATTGATAATGCAAACACGAGTCAAGTGCCAAGATATGTAAGAAACTCAATTATTATCACTACATCCAGATTTCAAGGTGGCGGGCGTTTTCAATTCGCAAATAAACCCCTGAATGCTTTCGGAAAGTGGGCAGGATGTCCAGGCGGGTCAGGACCAGGTTACTCGTCAACCAATCACTACGTTCCCTATCAAAATGTTAGCGTAGGTCCGGCAATCGCAGGTCCACAAACACTTTGTTTTTCAAGATGTTGATAGATAATGTCGTATAAATATTTTATATTTAGGAAAATAAATCACGCTCGTTCAAAAAGTAAAAAGAAAATATTAAATTATAATTTTTTCTTTTTATAGTATATAATAACAATCACAAAATGGGTCATAAAAAAGGTGCCAATGGCGCATATCATATTTCCGGACATTCTTATTCGGTCGTTAGGGGGTCAAGGCCTCAAGTAATGCACGGAACTGCCTATAAAACAGTCGGCGGTTTAACGAAAAGCAGTCTCATGTACAATAAATATGGCAGAATCGTTTCAAGGCGCAAACACGCCACCGCAAAGCGCGAAAACCGTCTCAAGAAGGCCGGTTGGGTTCCAATTGGTAAGGGTAAATTCGGTTCTGTTTTTGTTGGAGATAAATCTAAATCTAGCAAAAAATCTAGCAAAAGGCGCACTCGTCGCGTTTCTCGCCGGTCTCATTAAATAAAAAATGCATTTTATAATAAATGCGTTCTATTTGAAACATTTATCAAATTTATTTTTATTTTTAAATATTATTATATTATATTCTATTCTATTAAGGAAAATAATATGAGTGGTCTTGGTTATAATACTTTATTTTCGGATATTGAACGAGAAAAAGCAGCAAAAGAAAAACAAAAATTATTGGAAGAACTATATCAAAAAGATTTGAAACAATATGAAAGCGATATGGAGCGATATCCAAGAAGGTTACAAGCTCACCAGGAGTATGTGGCGAAATGTGCTGGTATGACCAGAGCGGAATGGATGTCGACTTTTGGCGGCCCCGATTGTCAACCAATACCATCATCACCAACAAAACCAATAAAACCAACACCACCACCAACATCACGCGGTGGTTACAAAAAAGCAAGAAAGGCAAGATATTCAAGAAAATCAAAATATTCAAGAAAGGCAAGATATTCAAGAAAGGCAAAATATTCAAGAAATAATAAATAAAAAATAATAAGAATACAAATATATAGATGTCTACCAGAAAAGGACCATCTCAAAGTGCAACATTGTTCAAGGAAGGAACTATCAAGAAAGGCAACGATGGAAATAAGTGGATAATTGTAACAAATAAGTTGGGTGTTCGACGATGGCAAAAGACAGGCTCTAACTCTACCACTATGAAAATAAGAACAAAGTCAAAGTCGAAATCAAAGTCGAAACGCGTATTAAAAATGGAGGCGGACCCAGACACTGTGTGGGGTAAAAATAAACCATTACAAAAATTGTGGCAAAGTTTAGCCTCTGGAGAGAAAGTGGTACTAATTGAAAAAAATGGCGACTATAAAATATTCACCATGCCCACTGGAAAAGTGACAATACGTAAAACGTATGATTCATTTGATGATGATGAAAATATTATCGCTGTTCTCTCGTCAAACATGTCACAAGATGCGTATGAAGTGTATTTATATCCAAAGGCGAAAGACAAGTCGGTGGAATATGTCATCAAAAATTACAAAAAGTACTTTAAATCTTTTGATGAAAGTCAAAAAAAGGTATTATATCCAGCATAATAAAGAGAACCTACGGTTCTCCTTTAACCTCTCCCTTATTTCTTATTTATCATTTTCATTGATGCTCTCTTCTCTCTAATATTTCACGCTATTATGAATTGTAAGAAATGATTATGATAAATCTTACTAAGATTTAGACGTATATTATTACGCAAACATTCTGTAAAAAGATAGTTTATACATTCATTTATAGAGAGAAGAGAGCATCAATGAAAATGATAAAAATAAATAAATTGTAAAAACATTATTTTTTTGTATAATTATATAGTATATATAATAATACAAAAATACAAAATGGGATATACGAGAGATAAAAAAACGGGTCTTTATAACATTAAAGGAAACACGTATGAGAAAATACGTGGGTCAAGAACTCAAGTTTCAAACGGAACTGCGTATATGACCACCGGTGAACTTACAAAAGATAAGTTATTGTACAGTAAAAATGGTTACATTGTCAGCAAAAAAAAACATTTTACGGCAAAGAAGGAAATGCGTCTTGAGAAATATGGCTATTTTACGAAAAAGGGTAAATTTGGCTCGGTAAAAAGGTCCAAGAGGAACAGAAAAACCAAAAGAGAAATGTTTTAAAAGCATTAAAAAGTATTTTTTTCATTCATTTATTTATTTTCTAAAAAATACATAAATAATCCATTACTTTTACACTGTAAAAAATATAAATTGAAAATTTAAAATGTATTCAAATACTTATCAGGTTACTTTACAGACGGACACACGCATCAATACTTATAATGGCCCTGACTCAGACTACTGCCAATTCTCGTCGCATCAACAATCCCAGAGATGCTCATGACTCTCTTGGAATGATTTGCACTTTTATGAGTAAAGGTGTCCAAGAGTACGGTCGCATCGTGAATGTGACAGCGACGTCGATTCGCATTGAGCGCATGCAACAAACCGCCAACGGAGACTTCATCCTGCATCCCAACCAAAAGAATTTCAAGACAGTCATGTCATTTTCGTATAAAATCACAATCGTGGCCGCCGCTGCCGCTGCGGAAGAATCACTGCGCGGAGGAATCAAAAGAAGGTATCCCAATTCTGAATCAACCGGATGGTTATGGTAAACTTGCTCCACACTGCACACACCGCACACCGCACACACCGCACACTGCGCAATAAAAACATAATATAAAAAACATAATACAAAAACAAAAAATAAAAAAAATACAAAACTTTTTTTTATACACCCTTGAGTATTTAAAACGGGACAAAACGGGACAAACAATAAACTAACAAATATTTGATTTTTCTAAAAATGGCAAATACATCAACAAGTAAAATGCATAATAAATCATAATAGAATTAACAATCCAACACCACATACTCCCTACTACTGCGCGGTCATTCCTATAATTTATAAAAGTAATTATCAACGTAACAATAGCAAATAAAATTCCAAACCATCTTTTTTCATAAATTAAACTAAATAGAAAGAAAAATAGCCATGTTATCGAAATAATTGGAGTAGCTCCAAAAAATTTCCAATCTAAATGTCCACTTTTACTTATTACGGAATGAATATGTTTTGTTGAAAATGTATATATAGAAAAAGGAATTGCTAGTAATAAATATAAAAATAATAGTATATTACGAAATTGTATGTTTGATTTTATCATCATAATACTGGCAATTGGTTGTAATAACAATAAAACTGTCGCCATAATAGAAAACATATTGTTGTAAAATTTGTTATTGATATTTTTCCAAATAAAAAATTCTATTAGTTGTATAAATACAAAAGATGCGATGAATAGATAAATAAAAGTATTGTTCAATTCTTGAATTTTGTATTTGGTAAATAAATTGTTATAAATAATAAGTAATAATACAAAACTACTAAATAAAAATGTATTTAATGAAACATCCTCATTCCAACACATCACTATATATATATATATATATATATATACAACATTTTTTCCCATTTGAATTCTTCAACGGTCTGAATGTAAACAAAACCAAAATTATTCAGATTCTAAAACAAACTGAGTAAGAACGAAATTAATTCCATAATATGTGCATGAAAATAGAATACTTATAAATAAAAGTCCGGATAAATTATGATTTCCGTCTTTATTGAAAATGCTCGGAAGATACATTAGCAAATATTTTCGCATAACGGGCAATTGAAATGTAAAATAGAGTATGGCTAATAAAATTGGCACTTGAAGCGTTTCATAGACAACATCAATTGACTCTCCACGATTTGTTGACCGCTCATGATGCTGTAAAAATGACTGCGTATTTTCGTGATGTTCTCGTATATAATCATGAGGCGCTTTGGGAACATAATTGGGCATTGTCTGTTCGTCTGACACCACACTTTCCGTATTTCTAGGTACGTCTCTAATAGGAAGAGCAGTCATTCCGGACGCTGTCGCGCGCTGTAAACCGGTTACAAATTCATTTACATTCATATCGGGCGTTGCTTGCGACTGTTGCTGCTGCTGCTGGTGCTGGAGTGGTTGCTGCGAAACAACCATCGGAGAATAAGTTTGGTGCGGAATTTCAGGCTTTAAAGCATTTTGAACTATTCCGCCGCCACCGCCGCCACCGCCGCCACCGCCGCCACTGGCAATTCCTGGCAAATCGTCTATACTTGTTGTATCGTTCATGTTATTATTTATTTCCTCTAAATATAAATAATAAAAATATACTATATCATATTACGCAATCCATTACTTAATTCTACCGTTTTTTTATTAGAATTGCATTTTTGTGTGGCAACATCATAATTGTAACATTCGCTCCCATATTTATAAACATTTCCGCCCGTTAAATCCTTCATTGGCGGCGATTCAAAATGAATGCAGGCGCCATCCTTGCACGCCTTTCTAAATAATGCTGCTAAACCAAGACCCAAGATAATCGATATAATATATTTACTATTTTCTTTATGTATCCATTCTTTGAAATTAATCATTCTCAACTATTCTATTTTATTTACTATATATTTTACTATATATTAATGATATTAATAATATTAATAAAAAAATTAATATTATCATTGATATATACCATTCTCGTATTTTAAAAGACATATAAAAATCTATACATAAATTAAATGAAATATATTTCAGTCAAGTTATTTATTTTAAGTTTTCTAATCGGTATGCTGTTTATTCATTTATCTTCGCCTGCGGAGCGGAGCGTTGTGGTGTATCCAACCACCGATAACAAAGACGTATTTCAATACAAAGACATGGCACACAATTGTTTTTCCATCAATCCGAATATTGTAAAGTGTCCCTATTTAGACAATACTGTAACAGTGATTCCTTCACAAGTCTAGGTACCGTATAATTTGCTTATAAACTGCAAATTCTTTTATTTTGTCTGTATCTTGATATCAGGTTGGTTTCACTGCAAATAGGTGGTTGATATTTATTTTTAAGAAAATAAGGTGTGTCAGCGCTGCCCGTAAATCTGCACGCGCTAGCTGCTTCATTTCCAAACGCGCTTCTCAGCGAATTTGCATTCGTGTTGATGGTATTTAATTTGAGCTTTTCAATTCGCGTGCTACTGTCAACTGCGCCTTGAACTGAGTACTGGTAATTATTCGGTTTAAATATAACAGTGGATGCACCTGATGCACCTGAGCCGCCGCACGCGTGTGGATTCACTCTTGGTTTATAAATATCATTGGTCTGATAAACCTGAGACCCGTTTGCGCTAGATGTTGCCCATATGTGCTGCCCGTTGGGACCCAGGTATGTGACTCCAGATGTTCGATTGATGGATGCATTTTGCTGGTACGTTTTGCACCTGGATTTCAAATAGCCGGTTGTGTCTGAATAATATGCCCTGCTAAGAAGACTGGATGCACTTTTAATGACATTATTTTGCGGGTTGCAGCCAACGCATTTTGTGTTATATATGCCGGTATTTATTTCATAACCACCGTTTTCGTAACCACCGTTTTCATAACCGTTGTTAATAACAATAACACCTTGATTTTCAACAATTGTTCCTTTATTTTTTGGTACTTCTAAAAAGTGTTCGCTAATTGTGTATGAATTTCCGGGCTGCGAAACACACTTGCACGATGCATCGCCAACATATGTTACAGCTCCAGGTCGGTCCATCAATAATCCGACGGTTGCATTGCGCCGACCCGACGACCCGATGGGTTGTGAAGGTCCTGTTGTTACGCCGCCTGTCGCATTAACTGATGTGGGAACTAGTTGTCGTCTCCAATGTTTGATAGGTCGAGCGCTGAATTCTGGACCATCAAAATCATGCTGGTGTATATTTGACGGAACGCCGTTGGTGTTTGGGCGGTGTAAACCGGGAACAACGCTGTTTGCCGTTGTTGTTTTTGTGGCATAATGCGGTACCCTTGTTGTTATCAGTGAGTTCGATGTCCTAAAGTTTAATGGAGCATTTTGTTTGGGAGTATTCGTGTTTCCTGTCATTGTAAACTTGTGATAAGCTTGTAATAAATATCTAATTTATATAAATATAATATTATATTTTACGTATAAAATTATATTATTTTCTTTATTCAAATTATTATATTATTACAAAACATATAAAAACATATAAACATGGATAACATTAGATAAAATACAATACAATGACATTTATTGCTTTAATTACTGGTATAACAGGACAAGATGGTAGTTACTTGGCCGAACTTTTAGTTGAAAAAAACTATATTGTTTATGGCATTATACGTCGTCATAGTAGTATTCACACTGAAAGAATCGACCATCTTTTTTCAAAAGTAAAACTGATTTACGGAGATATGACAGACCAGACCAGTTTACAAAACGTATTCAATACAATTATTACTGACCAGGGTCGCAATTTTGAAAGACTAGAAGTATACAACCTCGCAGCTCAAAGTCACGTAAAAGTAAGTTTTGAAGTTCCAGAATACACCGGTCAAGTTGACGCAATGGGAACACTGCGTTTATTAGAAACGATTCTCAAAACGGGTCTTAAAGATAAAATAAGGTTTTACCAAGCATCAACTAGTGAATTATTTGGAAAAGTTTTAGAAACGCCTCAATGCGAAACGACTCCATTTAATCCACAAAGTCCATATGCAATAGCCAAGTTATATGGTTATTGGATTGTTAAAAACTATCGTGAAAGTTATGGATTGTATGCTTGCAACGGAATTCTTTTCAATCACACGAGTTCGCGACGCGGAGAAACGTTTGTGTGTCGTAAGATTACGCTTGCCGTTGCAGCTATTGTTGCGGGTAAGCAGGAACACGTGTCTTTAGGTAACTTGAATAGCAAACGCGACTTGGGACACGCCAAAGACTATGTATATGGAATGTGGTTAATGCTACAAGCGGAAAAACCGATTGATTATGTGCTAAGTACCGGCAGTACATTTAGCATTCGCGAAATCATTCAAATGTCATTTGATGTGTTTGGAAAAAAGGTAGAATGGTGTGGCGAGGGATTAGACGAAGTGGGCAGGATTGATGGAAAGGTGGTGGTGCGCATTCATCCGAAATATTTTAGACCAGCTGAAGTTGAACTTCTTTTGGGGAATAGTGAGAAAGCATATAATGAACTGGGTTGGTTTCCAAAGTATTCCACCGCTGAAACACTTCGTGAGATGGTTCTTAGCGATTATAAAACATATAATAATTAGAAATAATTATGAAGATTATTATATTTTTTATAAATCTATATATCTGTTATTTATTTATTTTTTAATTCCATATTCTCTCGAATTGTCTTTGCATAAAGTTCTTTCAACTGGCGTAATTGATTTTGAAGCACCTGATTTTCGTGTTGCAAAGCGTCGATTTGTTGTTGTTGCGATTGAATGCGTTGAAAAATTTCAGGATTTGTTTCTGCAATTTTATCATATTGTTTTTTTTTAAAGTCTTGTTGTTCTTGTTGTTTCTGCTTTTGATTCCGGTGCTGTTCGATTGCATTTCTTTTCATTTCCTCTTTCTTTTTCAATAATATTTTGGTTTCTCTCAAAACGTCGGGTTTCATTTCAGGTTCTCCTGGCGGATATGCCGTAAGCACAGTTTCAAGATTCATAAAAAACTCGGCAACCTCCGCGTCCTTTATAAAATCGCCAACTGTTTTTTCAGACAAGCGCATAACGTTACTGAAAGGGTCATTCAGCAAAGTGCGCTTATCAAACGTATTGTGACGGTGTGAAAAAACCAGTATTGCTTTCATCGGGTCAAGCTGAACGAACGGAACCGTGTATCCCTTGAGAAATTCGCGCTCTTCTGCCAAACACGCATCATTGTTATATTTATGTTCGCGTAGTAATTCTTTTCGAAATGCAAATGTTCCGGCAGTGGCGTGATTAGGACCGTAGGGACCAAACTGTATCATTCGGTCCGTATCTTTGAAATAAATATACATTTCGCTGCTTCCCGCACACAATGCTTGCGGGTTTTTTACAAGCACTTCCACGGCGTGAGATACGCGTTCCGGTGGGTAATAATCGTCATCATCCATATACACGATGATTGACCCGCGCGCCTTTTTGTGCATAATATTGCGTTTTTTTCCTAGGGGCATTTTTTCATCGTACTTGAAATACTTTACGAGCGGGTGGTCTTTTACAATGTCTTCAATTTTGTCGGTGCCGTCATCCACAATTATCCATTCCATTCGGTCTTTGGGATAGGTTTGGCTGTCGAAACATTTAATTATTGTCGGGAAAAATGGTCTTCTGTTGAAAGTCGGCGTGCAAACGCTTACAAATGGTGTTGTTGTTGAAGAATTCATTGATTGATTGTTTTATGATTGTTGATATATTAACTGGGCGGTGTATCTTTAGATGAGTTGAATCCAAACATATTAAATAAAAAAATGAAAACGGCTACTAATACATAGTATGGTTCATAGTCAGACAAATAACTAAATGCATTCATTACCATTCCAATGCTAAATAACAAAAGGAGTAGTTTTTTTTTACTTTGAAATATCTCAAAAACAACCTTGGTATTTTTTGTTGGTGCCGCGTGTTTTGTATTTTGGGTAAATGGAATCCACAAAAACGTGACCAACACTTGAATAATAAACCCAAAAAAATTGAAGAATGGTGGTATCCACGACACTAAAAACAATCCAAGAGTCCATAGTAATCCGCTCATTAAAAATCCATTATTATAGAATTGAAATGCGTATGACATAAAAAATCCAACGAATCCTCCATACAACACTAGAATGTAGACAAGTAATACCCCTAAAAGCATGATGACATTTTCAAGAATTCCATATGTGTCATATTGATTTTGTTGTGATAAATTACCCATTTTCATGCAAATCATTTTAATGAATGCTCGAAACGTTGCATACGTATTTTTCATAGAAAGCGACAGCCAAAAAGCAAACGGTGTGTATTCAACAAAAGCATCGGGGTCTTGCAGCTCAGTTTTTATAACTCGGCATGTTTTGGAACATTTTTCATCATCATTTGCGTCACAATATAAATTGTACGGAAATCCGTATGAATATATCGGGTCTTCTTCAACACCAAATTCTTGAGTTCCATCTGGACTACAATAAGGGTATCGGTTAATGTCAGAAGGCAAATAATTTGTCAAATCTTGTCTTGACATTCGTACTAAACATAAAAACGATGCCCCCACATATACGGCAATGCATATTTTGATAAATAAAAAAAATAAACTTTGAAAAAAGTCGGCGTATGTAGAAATAGATGGATTTGTATTCACTGGATTTCCTGAAGCGTCGACTGGATTTCCTGAAGCGTCGACTGGATTTCCTGAAGCGTCGACTGTGTTTCCGGATGCATCTGTAGAATCAGAAAACATGTTGCCGAATACTCCCCCAGATGATGTTGAGTTTCCTGATGCGTCGGTGTCTGTAGAACCAGAAAACATATTTCCGAACATTCCAGACCCGGATGTATTTCCTGATGGGTCAGTTGTGGTTGTCGTGTTTCCTGATGGGTCAGTTGTGGTTGTCGTGTTTCCTGATGGGTCAGTTGTCGTGTTTCCTGATGGGTCAGAAGAAAATGGAGATGAAAGACTAAATGCTTCTTTATTTGATGAAAATAATGCGCTAATTGGAGTGGCTCCATTCAAAAATGATTTCATTATTATTTTATTTCAAATGAATTATTATAAAAATTATTATTATTAATATATAATTATAAAATAATAATAATAATATAATTACTTATTACTAAAGGGAATATACAGTTCGTTCTTTAACTTCTCAATTTCAATATATATTTTTTCCATTCATTTATTTTAATTCAACTATATAATTTATATTATATAATAGTATATATATATAATAGTACAATATAAAGGGACAACATCCAAATGAGTGAAAGCAAAGAACAGCGCGCTCTAGAAATATTGAAGAAATCGCAGAAAGAAATAGAAGCCAAACAAGGTGAAAAATTAGTAAGTAACCCAACAATTAAAGAAATAGTTTCGATTGTCGAACAATTTCTAATAAAGAAAAAACTAATTTGTTATGGAGGAACTGCGATAAATAACATTCTTCCAAAAAAGGACCAATTCTATGACATGACTCGAGAGATTCCGGATTATGATTTCTTCTCTCCAAATTCATTAGACGATGCAAAAGAACTTGCCGACATTTTTTACAGTAAAGGATTTAGTGATGTTGAGGCAAAATCAGGCATGCACACCGGAACATATAAAGTATTTGTGAATTTTATTGGTGTTGCAGATATAACATTTATAGAACCGGAATTATTCAAGAGTCTGATGCGTGAAACAATTGAAAAGAATGGAATATTGTATGCGCCCGTCAACTTTTTGAGAATGTCCATGTATTTAGAACTCTCTCGTCCAGACGGCGATGTGTCACGATGGGAGAAAGTTTACAGTCGATTAATGCGTTTCAATAAAAATTACCAATTAAAAGGTGAAAACTGTTTGAAAAATGCAAAAGAGTCGTCATTATCTCCAAATAAAAAAGAAATAGAAATATTTGATTTGATACGTGATGAAGCAATTTCTGAAAAACTCGTATTTTTTGGAGGGTATGCGTGTTCGTTATTTTCAGAGCATTTAAAAAAATCAGAACGACCTGTTTTATATTCAAGCATGCCGTCATTTGATTTATTGTCTGAACATGCAGACAAATCTGCCAGTAAAATAAAAAAGGTTCTGGATAACACGGGCGATTTCAAAAGCGTCGTTATTGAGAAGCGCGAAGAATTCGGAGAACACGTATCTTCTCATTATGAAATCATAGTCGATGGTAGAACTGTTGCATTTGTATATGAGCCGTCTCCCGGTGCGTGTCACAATTACAATGTGGTTAAAATAAACGGAAAAGATGTACACATTGCAACAACAGACACAATTCTCAGTTTTTATTTGCTGTTTCTTTATATTAATAGACCGTATTATGATAGAGACCGCCTACTTTGCATGAGTCAATACATATATGATTTACAGTATGATAAATTGACAAAAAATGAAGGTATATTTAAAAGATTTTCCAAGCCGTGCATCGGTAAGCAGGTTACCCTGAAAGACATTAAAGATGTAAAATCGCACATGTTTGAAAAGTTGAAGAATAAAAAAGGGACACGGGAATACGACGAATGGTTTTTAAATTATAATCCGATTGAAAAACATAAAAAAAATAAAGCATTAAAAGGAAAAGCGGCAAAAAATTTCAAAGAAAAAATAGAGAGTATTAATAAGCACTCGCCGTCTTATTCAAAGCGCAAAAATACTCCGGTAGACGCTACTCCAAAAAGGAGAAGTCCTAGGAGTCCTAGGAGTCCCAGGACTTTGACAACAAAAAACAGAAGCCCGGGCCCAAGCCCAAGCCCAAGCCCAACAAGCCCAACGCATTCAAGGCGGTTGCATTCAACATCAAATAATAAAAAGAAAAATGTAAAAACAGCAAGTCGCAAAACTCACAAGGTGCGACGACAAAAACGACACAATAGACGCAATTAATGTTGAGTTTCCAATTTAGTCGTATTTATTTAATTATATAAGTTATTCATTTTATTTTTTATTCATTTATATTTTTTATTCATTTTTATTTTAATTTTTTATTCATTTATAATATAAAGAATTAAAATCAAATATGAATAAAAAAACCATTATTATTTATTCAATCGTTTTCATTATTTCAATACTTTTTATTTATATTTATGTAAACCGTTCCCCCGTTCGAGATAGGTTATCAGAGTATACAGCGAAAGCCATCATTTTATCATGTATGGATTTTAGATTTGTAAACGACAAGGTATATTTTTTTAATGCATCAGGATATCGTGATAATTATAATAAATTTAGCTTGGCGGGCGCTAGTTTAGGTTACAACCAAGATTCCTTTCCAGCATGGAGTGAAACTTTTGATAAACACGTTGAACTAGCCATTGACTTGCACCAAATTGATGAAATAGTTGTATTGGACCACATGGATTGTGGAGCGTATAGAATTTTATATGATAACCCGTCAATGTCAAAGCAAGAAGAGTATGAGTTGCACAAGGTAAATTTGAATAAATTCAAAATTGCAATGAATAAAAAATACCCTTCATTGAAGGTTACAACATTTTTGACAAATCTAGATGGTTCGATTGAGCAATATTAACCGTGTTATTCGCGTCCCTCCATTTTACGTTTTGTTTGCGTATTGTAACAGCTTCTGCACAGAGGCATGTAAATGTCATTGCCTATTAAAACTTGCTCTGTGTCGCACGTACTTCTGAGTGTAAACGGCGCAAGCGTTCCGTCTTTACACATACTGCACAGCGCGTGCAACTTGGTCATCTTGTCGCAGATGGGAATCAGGTCCAGAAGGTTTCCAATTTTATCTCGTTTAAAGTCTCCATCTAAACCGCAGATGTATACTTTTTTTCTTTCTTCTTCCACCATTTTGATTGTAAATGGCACAATGTCTCTAAAAAATTGTCCCTCGTTTATCAGTATAACATCACTATTTTCAATTTCATCCTTGTGAATTTTCATAATTTCTTCCATGGAAAACCCGAGTATGCATGGAATCATTTCTTTGTCATGTGTTGATAACATGGTTGCAGAGTATCGAACATCTGCTTCATAATTTATTACGCAAATTTGCGATTTACAGAATGAATATTGCCTGTAAATCTTTAACAGAGCCGATGTTTTCCCAGACCACATCGGTCCTAATATAATTTCTAAATATCCAGCTGTTTCTCTTTTTGATTGCGATGTCATTAGCGGCGGTGCAAACGTGGGCGGTGTCGTTATATCTTCCATTAACTATTATGAAATATAACTTCAATTTATTTATAATAAATAAAACGTAAAAAACATAATAAACATTAAAATTAATAATAATCAACAATAAAAAAAACAACCCAATAATAACCTTTTGATTTAATTTAATTACTTGTATCATGATTTCTAGTGATGACGGTGTGATAAAGGGTGGGTCATGTGCAGGCGCCGCCGCGGATGTAGATGGTTCAACTCCGTGGGTTGAAAAATATAGACCCACGCATTTTGACGACATTGTGTTGGATGGTATAAATAAAAAAATACTTTTATCAATAATTAAAAACAATTATTTCCCAAATTTATTATTGTATGGTCCTCCGGGGACCGGAAAAACAACCACCATTATAAATCTTGTAAATGCATATCAAGAAAAATATCATCAAAAAAACAAGGGATTAATGATTCACCTAAATGCGTCTGATGAAAGAGGAATCGACATTATTCGAAATCAAATAAATGGGTTTGTTACATCAAAGTCAATGTTTGGCGAAGGAATGAAATTTGTAATTTTGGATGAAGTTGATTACATGACAAAGAATGCACAAACGGCGCTAAGATATTTGTTGAACAATTATAATAACCTTGTAAATGTTCGATTTTGTTTAATTTGCAATTACATCAGCAGGATAGATGAAGCTCTGCAAACCGAGTTTGTGCGAATGCGGTTCAACCAACTGCCCGAATCAAATATTCTTTGCTTTTTGAAAAAAATTAATATTGCCGAAAAATTAAATGTTGATGAAACTATTTTAGTATCTATTCAGCGCCATTTCAATTCCGACATTCGAAGCATGATAAACTATATGCAGGCAAATCAACATCTTATTCATAACTGTCACGTAATTACAAATGCGGTATGGGAAAGCATTACCCAGCTATTTAAATCGCGTGTAAAATCATGTATAATTATTGAAAAACTAAACGAAATAAGTTTATATTACAACATTGAGCGTAAAAATATGATAAAAAATTACCTGAATTACATTATACGCCATGACCCACATTATATAAATTCAGCTTTTTTAAATTTTATTGAAAATGTTGTCCACATACAAGAGTGCAAAACCGAATACTTGCTTCAATATTTTGTTCTTAAAATGTTGACATTAATAGGGACGGGCGACAAATAAAATAATAAAATAATAAAATCAATTATAAATTATAAATTATAATAAAGAGTATTTACAATATTTATTATAAATAAAAATAAAATATATAAAATAAAATATTTACAAAAATAATGAACTTGAGTTCGAATTCACAACAACTGTCCACATTTACAAGCAATGAAAATAAAGGATTACTATGGAGCGTTTTGCATGGTGGTGGGAAGTTCAACAGTGTACCTGACGCATCGCTTAAAAAAGTTCAAATCATGTTTGAAACAACTCTAAACGAAATGAATGAAACGTTCCAAAAAACGAATCAATCCATTGATTTGAATGTAATGAACAAAGAAGCCGTATATGCAATTTGTAAAAAATTAGACAACTTGATGGCCGAGGAGAGTAAAAAATTGATAACAGACCAAAAAAAACAGCAACAAATTCCCCAACTTGAAACAGTATATAGGGCGGAAGATATTCAAAAAGAACGACAGTCTGCATTCAACATGGAGCTCAAAAAAAAAGAAGAAGAAATGTCCTCAATCATAAAATTAAGAAAACCTGATGAAATTAAATTTTCGGATGATGTTTATGACAAACCAATAGGAGATGATATGGAAAGGTTACTGGCAGAAACGCTAGCATCACGAGAGCGCGAACTAGAACAGCTGAATAACTCAACGGGTAAAGAAGATAAGAATGCAGCAGAAAAATGGATAAATCCGAATTCGAATGCAGACTTTCAAAATCATACCACAACAACAGCAGCAAGAGCAACAGCAAGAGCAGTAACAGCAACAGATGGGAAAAAAAAAGTGAGTTTCAATAATGTTCAAACTGAACACGAGCCAATAGCAACAGAAGCAACAGAAGCAACAGAAACAACAGAAACAACAGAATCAACAGAAGCAACAGAAGCAACATTAGATTTAAATGCTCTTATGACTAAATTCAAAAAAATAAACACAACAACCGAAAATACAAATAAAACCAGCATTCAAAATAATCAAAATCAAAATAGTCAAATCATAAAAATATCAGAAGATGTTGCATTTATTAAGCAGAGTATAATTGAGCTTACAGAAAAAATAAACGAATCAATTCTCAACCAACGAAGATAATGATGATAATGATAATGATGATGATGACGGCGCCTGGACTGCTGATTCAGCCACCGCCAACGAGGATGGTTTTGTCGTCTTTACTTTATTTTTTGGAGCAAGAGACTTCAACGTGGACTGTCTTTTTTCGCATCGTTTAAGAGTGAATTTTTTTACAGAAGCGGGACAATGTACCAAGCACGGAATCGATTTAATTGTTCCTGTCAACTTGTCATAAACTACTTCTTTTGTTTTAACCAATTTTTTCTGCTCTATACTAGAAGTTAGAAAGTCATAAAGAGCGGCTTTATCTTTAGCGCATAAAACATGTTCCTCCGCATACACTTCTACAAACGCGTTCATCTTTTTCATTTTCATCGATTTATCCAATTTTACCCACTGGTCTTCTTTATTTTGTGTTCGTTCCTTTTCTAAAAAATCATCAATATTCAAATTATGTTTTGTCACTTGTTTTGGACTTGTTTTTTTCAATAACATGGATTTATATTTGATATTTCTTAATTCAATACAGTCGCACTCCTCGCCAACGGTATTGTCCGCATTATCTGCTGCATTATCTGCTGCATTATCATCATTTTTGCTGGATGCAGATTCCACCTCCATCATTGTTATTGTCGGAGCAGAAGCAGCAACACCTGCACAACTTTCAGAACTTTCAGAAGTCATCATAGAATTTGGATTGCTTGGATTTATTTATTTTTTAACCTTAATATATTTATAAAATAGAGTTTAAATCTATTTTATAAATACTATTTTAGAATAAACTGTAATGGTTGATTAATTGAAAAAATGCAGCGGAGATGAAGAAGGTGCTAAACTACCAACACACATGGAATAAGAAAGGCGGGAGACAAAATACGCCAAAAAATAAGTAAAGCAGCCCATAAATAATCCAAGCAATAAACCAAAGCTAAACTTCTTGGTTAAAAGACTATACAATGAAAAGAGTGTTACAAAAACAAACGTAACATAAAAGAAAATAGAAAATCCATAATAATACAAACAATATTCACGAGTAAGAGGACCAAATAGCGAATTGAACAAATTCATTTAATTTTTTATACTTATCGTTATATATTTATGAAAATATTATAATTTACAAATAATTAATTAATTATTTGTAAATTATAATTAATCAACTATTTTATATATAACTGATATATATATAAACAACAATAAATAATATACAAATGCAAAAAAAATATGCTGTATGTATGTGGGGACAGTTGCGCTCTCTAGAAATTGTAATAGAAAATTTATATAAAAATTTATTAGAAACTTTAAAAGCGGATTTGTTTGTAATGGTTCAAAAAACAGGAACAAATATGGATAAAAATATAGATTTATTAAAAACCGAAAATAAGATAATGTATGAATCGCCTGATGTTACTAAAATATTTACTAATTACAATAAGTTATTAAAAAATAATAATTACATAAATATTCCATATTTGAATGTATATTATAACTGGTATGAAATCGGTAAAACGTTTGGTGACACATTTGAAAAAAATTATGATTATATAATTTTAACTCGGTCTGATTTTTTACACTTGGTTCCTTTTCCTGACATTTCAAGTTTATATGAAAAAGAAGATTCATTTTGGTGCTATGACGGTCATGAATGGGGTGGCATAAACTCCACATTAATTTGCATTCCTTCAAAATATATAAAAAGTTATTTATTTTCTCTTTATACTTATTTACAGGATTCAAATAATATAAAAAGATTCAACAATATATCACATAACTTGAATACAGAATTATTTATTAAAATAATTTTTGTTGATAATAATTGGAAAATTGGAAAAATAGAACCCAACGCGTTTATAACTGCTTCTAATTTTAATGAAATCACAACTTGGGCACCCATAAAGTATTCTAAAGTATACAATGTATTTTATAAATATGAAGACCAAATGAAAATTGCATTTACCTCTTTAATAAAATATAAAAATAACAACAAATGGACATTATGTAATTCAAATGGTAATTATAATATTATTTTGACACCTTGATTGTTATATAATTTATTGTAAATATATAAGTAAAATATATAATAATAGTATTAATAAATATAAATTACATAAAATATAGATGGAATCAACAAAAAATATAAATATCAGTGGTAAAAAAAATATATGCGGACTGTTGATAATAAATGAAACTGCCATTAAAACAGAAACAAGGAGTAATGAAACAAGGAGTAACGCAAATAATGTGAATAATGTGATTGACGTAAATGATTTCGGCAATTCAAATTATTACAGGAAACGCGCCGCATGCGAAAAATGGAATTTACCTGCCCATTATTTTACACACTCGCACCAATTCAGCGTTGTATCGAAATTGTATATGAATTTGGATAATGATGTTATTGAAAATCGCGACATTTATATAAAAGAAATTACTAAAAAATTATCTGGATATAAAAGACAAGATGCTGACAAACATTTTTATTCAAAAGATGCATTTATTTCTCTCGAAGATGTTATCGACAAACTATTATGTTCCAAGTTGAAATGTTTTTACTGCAAATGCGAGTGCGAGCTTATTTATGAAAATGTTCTTTCTAAACGCCAATGGACGCTGGATAGAATTGAAAACGATGCCGGACACAATACGGATAATGTTGTCATTTGTTGTCTGGAATGCAACTTGAAAAGAGGCACAATGGATAGCGGTCGTTTTAAATATGGAAAACAATTGAGATTCAAAAAAGTGGGATAGGATAACTAACCAAATTTAAATAAAAATTGATATATATACACTCATCTATTATTATACAGTACATATAAAAGGTATACAATGCGTCATGGAAACGGAATTGCAATAGCTGAAAAAAAAAACAATGAAAAGGAGGAGGAGTGGTTTGACTTGTGGATTTCATGGTGGGGGTGGTTGTTGTAACAAGGAGAAATACATTGCGTATCGAAAATCAAGAAAATCGAATTAAATAAAAATATCCATTTATTCTATTTTTTTATTTAATTATTTAATTATTTAAATTGAAAAAAAGGATATAAACCAAACTCATAAAATTAAGTAGTAAACAAGTAATTAACTAATAAATCATTTACATATTTACACTACATATTTAACCCAATTATAAAAAAAATGAGTGCATGTATGAGCATTTGTGAAACTGCAACAGTAACAACAACAACAACGCAATTCTCTGCTGCAGTTGAAAATAATGGCGGCGGCGGCGGTGGCACATATACCACACAAAACAATTTACTTTTGAAGAATTTATTGAAGTTTTATGAAAAGGGAAATAATTTGGACACCATGCTTAAAATAATTAACGGTCACTCCAAAATATCTCTTCGTATCATCGACTGGTTTGCAACCAATTATGCTAAAAAGTTTTATACTGTTTACACCATTCAAAATACGCTGAGAAGATTTAAAGTATATGTGGATTACAAGTTGAAATTGAAAGCGTACTCTAAAAAGCGATTTGACCCATTTTGTCGTTGGGACAGAATTACGATTCCGTATAAAGACGGAACCTTTATACAAACAACTATAGGACAGTTGAATTTTTTCAAGTGGGCAATTGAAAATGATGTTGTTCATTGCATTGAAGAAAATTATCAAGCCATTGAAAATGATATGAATTTAAGAAATAGCACATCTAAACATTCGCGCTCATCATTGTCTTCGACGTCAACCGCTTCTGAAGATTGTGAGTGTGACGACGACGCTCAATCGGGGACGACGACAACAAACGAATCAAATTCAAAGGCAGACAAAAACAAAACTCGTAAAAAACGCGAAGAGTTATCTATATCTGCCACAAAAAGTATTAAAAAGGAAAAGGTGGAAATTGTTGTCAGTTTTGAGTGATTTCGAGTTATCACACTTTATTTTTTTATCATTTAAGATAAATTCAGTTTAATTTATTTATATAAAATTGAATTTATATCCAAATGGGTTACTCTGTAAAAAAAAGGAAACAAAGCTTACAATCAAAATGATTACTGTAAAAACCATCAAAGGAATAATTGGTGAAATTATAAAGAAGTTCCCAAAAAATATACAAACAAAACTGAAAAATATTAATAAAGCTGGACAATGCGACGTATGTACCACAAAACGCGTAAGTCAGAATTCGAGAATATTGCTTCCTTATTACATCATTCGCAAATGTGGGTTGACGCTCGACCAACTAAAAACGTACACTAACGGTGTTGTTATTGAAGTTCCATTTCGTGAATATGAACGCATTAGCAAGTCTTCCGTTGGTGACATAACCAGTAACGACGAACTTGATGAGTACATAATTAATAATATAGGGGGAGAAACAAGCAATCCTGTTGCAGCAATTGTAACCATTAGGAAAGAGGGTGGATACTCGGGGTCATCTGTTCAGCGTGAAGACCTGGTAAGACTAAAAAATGAAATAGTCGTAAGAGGTTGGGAACCTGTTGCATATAATCCAGAAAAAACCATCAAGGGTAAAAAGAATAAAGGTAATGCGAACTGGTTGGGACACTATTATTATAAAATTTCAGGGGGCTCACAGCAAAGTTTCAAAAGCCACCCAGATAAAGAACCTCAAATATTCACAACGCACAAGGGATTCATGTCGAGTGAAAAAGTCATTATAGATGTTATGGCTTCATTAGTTTGGCAGAAGCTTCATGTTTTTGATATTGACAAATATATTCCCAGAGAAAATGCGTTAGAATACAAGCAAACTCTGGAAGACTATTTGAAGAATACCAAGTACTTTGGGAAGTCATGTTATGAGTTAATGAAGAATTTTGAAAATATTCGAGATGGGAAGCTCATAAGTCCAATCACGCAAAAGGAAATATCTATAAACGCCTTTGACAAGGAGACAGTTGAGGAATGCAAAGATGATATTGTTGATGTTAGTCACAATGAAGCAGTCAATAATCATAACATACGATTTTGTCCAGAAAATAATGTAATGTTGTCAGACTATTTCCCTGGAAATTTATTTTGGGATACTCATCTTGGAAACATGCAACAGCAATCCTTCACGGTTAAAGAATATTGGACAGAAATAGAAGAAAGAATCGCAAAACGAAATTCATGGCTGGCGGCTGCTGCTGCTGCTTCTGCTGATGATACAACTTCCACATAATTTCCAGACCCAGAAAGACAGACTGTCATTATTTATTTTTTTTTGCTTTATTACCCTTTCCTGTTTTGCGTGTTTTGCAATTTTCTTCTACTTTATGATTTTTTACCGCCCGTTTTATAAAATAATACATTTAAATAATTAAATTTATATACTTAATATATAAACAATATTAAATAAAATGTCGGCTGAGGAGAATTCTCTGGGTTTGATTTTAGTAGAAAATGTTGTACGCGGTCGCAAGACTTTTAGAGTTGATATACCCTTTACTTCTACTCAACCTACCCGATTTAAATGGCCACTATATCATAATAACAGCCGTGGAGTATACAATGGCGAGTGGAAAAACGGCTATCCGAACGGAAATGGCATTTGGACAAATGGTCCTAAAATATCCTACAATGGCCAGTGGAAACACGGCAAATGGAATGGACAAGGCACATTTAATTATGAGGATGGCCGAGTATACGTTGGCGACTTTGTTGAAGGCGATTTAAGCGGAAAAGGCACATTTAATTATGAGGATGGCCGAGTATACGTTGGCGACTTTGTTGAAGGCGATTTTAGCGGAAAAGGCAAATTGACCTATCTCGATGGTAAAATTTACGATGGCGATTGGGCATATGGTACAGAGCACGGAAAAGGCACGATTACTTGGCCTGATGGTCGAGAATTTGAGGGCACGTTCGTTCGTGGCGAAGTTCCGCTTGTACTTTCGGATGGAACAAAAAATATCGTCAAAATGACATACTCTCCTGGAAATACTTACAAAGGAGCAATGTATAAAGGCTTTTCATGGAGTGAATTTAAGCCACCTGAAAAATCAACAGTTGATAAAGCAAAAAGCCTTTTTAGTGGGTTGTCTTTATTCTCAAAACCGGGTGCGGATGCGGCGGAAGAAGAAAAAGGATTAGGCGGAAGTAATAGCAGAATGAAACGACGACAAAGCAAACGACGACGACAAAGCAAACGACGACGACAAAGCAAACGACGACGACAAAGCAAACGACGACGACAAAGCAAACGACGACGACAAAGCAAACGAAACTAAATATTCATTTTAATAATCATAAATCAAACTAAATCAATCTCTTCCATTTGACATTCATGATTCGTTATATTTTTTATAATACAGTCTCGAAATAAATCTTTTCTGAGTTCAAATCCAACTCCAATGCGCCCCAATTTCTGCGCTGCAATTGCGCTAGTAAAACTTCCGGCAAATATGTCCAGAACAATGTCACCGCGGTAACTATAGTAATAAGTGCTCATTGTCGGTATATCCATTGGAAATGGCGCAGTATGTCCCAATTTATTTTCTTTTTTATTATTTATCTTTATTACAGGCGACAGCTTGTGAATGTCTCGTCGCCAGTCTTGAACTAGTTCCTTGGGTATGATATTTTCAGCTTGTCGAAACGGATTTTGCGTCATGATGGTTTTTAGCGAGAAGCGTTTTCCGCGGTCAGATTCGCTCTTTTCACAAGTCGGATTTTTGCACTCCCATGAGCGAAGCCCTTTAAACGTGTAGCTGTTGCTCTTTACGATTAAACTGCCACAGTCGTTACACGGATATTTAATGTCTTTTTCCAACCTGTGTTTGTGAAAGATGAGAATGTGTTCATAGCAGTTGCACGAATACTGAAAGAATGGAAACGGTTTATTTCCGTTTTTATGCCTGGAACTCTGCACTTCACCCTTGTCCCAAATAACATCATCGACAAATGTGAATCCGCATTCTTCAAACATGACTATAAAATATGCCGGAAGCGGAATTTTCCTATTACCGAATGCATTTATTTTATCCATTTTGTCATTGTCAACCACGTCGCTAACATTGAACACGAAAACGCGATGATTATCCAAAACACGATAACATTCAGTAATGATTTCGCGCATGTCATCTAAATATGCTTTCAGGTTTGCCCAAGTGGAATATTCGCGCGCATTGTAATAAGGCGGCGAAGTCACAATGTGTCCCACCGACTCATTAGGAAGCCGTTTCAACCCCTGCAAACACCCGCCCCAAACCACTTTTATTTTTTCGGGGTTTGATGTGATGTTGGTTAAAAGTCGATAGTCTGTGAAATTTGTTTCCATATTCCATTGCTTTTTTACAATGTCACGATACACGTCTATAAAATTGTAAACGTTTCTTTCTCCATTTTCCTCACTGTAGTCTTTGTCTTCGTAACCATATTTGCGTGTCAACTCTTCAAGCAACTCTTTTGACAGCATTTCATTCAAAATTTCAAAGTTTTCTTGAACCAGATTTGACACAGTTGTTGCCGATTTTACCGATATTACAATTTCATTTTTCGGTTTAGGTTTTATTTTAATTTTTATTTTTTTTTTATTTGGGTTCGTTTCTTCTTTTTCTATATTCATTCACAAGACAACTAGTAATTATTATAAAATTATATATTTATTTCAATTTTATAATAATGTATAATAAAATTGAAATCGGGAAAATCAGGAAAATCAATGTGCCAAGTAAACATGCAAGGAGGGGTCAGAGGGGCGTAATGCTTGGCACCTAGGTTCCCCTCCCTCTAAATCGAAAAACTATACATGTCAGATTTGAGCGGGCGGCTGGCAAAAGAAAGCGCAGGATCTTGTGGTTTCGGCACCGGGATTGTTTGAGGCGTAAACATCAAATCGGTAGGTTTCAACAAGTATGCGCTCTTGCTCGGACCGGCTTCAAACCACTCGTTGTATACAGCCAAGTTGCCATCGCGCAAAAGCTGAAATGACATTGCCATCACTTGACACCCTGCCAAAGACGGCGGCATAGGGTCATAATTATTTACCGACATTGAAACGTCAGGTATAACAATTGTCATGTACTGTTTATTAAACGTTGTCAACTCTGTAATGTCGGGATTGTTCAGCACGTCAAATACTTTTAAAATTCTTAAAAAGGCATTGCTTGTGAGATTTGTAATTTCGTACATTTTTTCAGCACCCGGTTGATAAAGAAGAGGAATGGCTTCTACAACGATAATAACTTTACCAGTAAATTTTTGCACAGGTTCAGCGCAAATATTTTTCCCGCCAAATTCGTGATTATACTCTGGCATCAACCTATCTTTCAAATTTGAATTTATTGATTCGGCCATGGTGTTGAGCACATCAACGTCGTTTGTTTTTATTCTAAAAAGCAAGAAAAGAGGGTCGCTCGGATTCGGACACACGGTTGAGCTTGTGCTAAATGCGGTTGTTTTAATAGTACTCATCGCTTCATCAAATGGAACATAGTTGTATGTTTCCTTAATACACTTGTCGTCGCTCAAAGAAGTGGAAATGATTGGTTGACCGTTGTACCCATAAACTTCAAAGTCTAAACACCTGCATCCCATTTTTATTGCATTTTGAAGAGCACAAGTGCTTACATAATCATTTGAAAAATTTCCAGTTGAGCAACAATTATAAGCACTTTTTACGTAATAGTCTCTCAATAAAAATTGGGAAGACGGGTCTGATGAAGCGGTTGTTATCCAGTTTGAATTCAATACTGGCGCTTTTTTTTTATTCAAACGTGAACAGCTTTTTGGAAGTAGCGTGTACTTGTAATAAATATAATATGCCATGCACGCCATTATAAAAAAAATTAACGTGCAACCAATTACGTGTATCAACATGGTATTTGGAACTTGTGAAACTATACTTTTAAAATGCAACACTTTTCCAATGACTTCATTTTTCAAAGATTCGATATTCTTAGAATTCTCAGACGACATCTATATTTTATTATTTTAATATATTCTAAATCTTATATTTTGTATATATAATTAAATTATGATGCAATAGTTAATTACTTAATTACTTACTTACAATTAATTATTAATTAACGAATTTAATTCATAGTTAATATTTTATATATAAATTGTTTTTAATTATTTAGAATCAATATTCTTATATATATAGTTTATATCATTAATTATTAAGAACAACACACAACACATACAACGAAACAATGGCAGGAGGTTTGTTAAATTTAGTCGCGTATGGAAATCAAAACATCATTTTAAATTCGAATCCTAAAAAAACATTTTTTAAATCAACATATGCAAAATATACAAATTTTGGGTTACAAAAATTTAGAATTGATTTTGACGGTCAAAGAAATTTGAGAATGAGCGAAGATTCTAAATTTACGTTTTACATTCCTCGGTATGCGGAATTATTGATGGACACATACCTTGTTATAACACTTCCAAATATTTGGAGTCCCGTATTACCTCCGACAACTTGCAATGAATCGTGGACGCCGTATCAATTCAAGTGGATTGAAAACCTGGGAACACAAATGATTAAAGACATTACAATATCGGTTGGAGGGCAGACGCTTCAAAAACTAACAGGCGGTTATTTGCTGGCACTCACGCAGCGTAATTTCAACGGAACACAGCGTGACCTTTATAATCGAATGACCGGAAATGTACCGGAATTAAATAACCCAGCATTTTCTTCCACAAACAATGGAAACTACCCAAATGCATTTTACAATTATACAAACCCTCCTGACCCGGCAGGAATTGAGCCGTCTATACGATTTAGAAAACTTTACATTCCCATAAATGCCTGGTTTACGCTGAGCAGCAAAATGGCATTCCCGTTGGTTGCATTGCAGTACAACACGCTTCAAATCGACATCACGCTTCGCCCGGTAAGAGACCTATTCGTAATTCGCGATGTTTCCAATGTAAACACGGGAGAGGATACGCTGCCATCTTACTTCCCCGAATACACAACGCCAAACTATATTCAACCCAATTTCAACGATAACTTGCAACAGTTTTATCGATTTATACAACCGCCTCCTAACGTTGAACTTAATTATGGAAACTCAACTCGAAGCGACTGGAATGCAGACGTTCATCTAATGTCAACATACTGTTTTCTTTCTGGAGATGAAGCCAAACAGTTTGCAACCATGCCCCAACAGTACCTCATCAAGTCCGTTTACGAGTGGAATTATGAAAATGTTACAGGAAGCCGGCGCGTCTGGCTGCAAAGTTCGCTTGGAATGATAAGCAGCTGGATGTTTTATTTCCAAAGAAGCGACGCGTATTTGCGAAATGAATGGAGCAATTATTCGAATTGGGCTTACAATTACAGACCGGTTGGATTGATTCCCGCGCCAATTGATTTAGAAACCGACCCATGCCCATGGAGTCCTCCACAACCTTGTCCGGTGCCGACGCTGCCCTTGCCGCCTTCACCCGCATGCTACGGTCCCGGTTGGAACCCCGCTCTACATGAACCCACCGGACTTTTTATGACGCAGGCATTCAGCGTCGAAAACCAAAAAGATATCTTGTTAAATTTGGGAATTTTATTAGACGGAAAATATAGAGAGAATGTGCTTGATGCCGGAATTTATAACTATCTCGAAAAATATACAAGCAGTCGCGGTTCTGCTCCCGATGGGCTTTATTGTTACAATTTTTGCCTCAATACTGAGCCTACCGAATTTCAGCCATCAGGAGCGATAAATGCGAGCAAGTTTTCGACGATTGAGCTTGAATTTACCACGTTTTATCCACCGCTGGACCCTAGCGCTAATTTCTTGACAATCTGTGACCCGGAAACAAATGTTCCGATTGGTGTGAATAAGCCGACGTGGAGAATTTACGATTATAATTATAACCTGACGATTTTTGAGGAGAGATTCAACATGCTGACATTTGTGGGCGGAAATTGCGGACTCATGTATGCAAGGTAAGGAACCAAGGTTCCCCTTAATAATTAATAATAATTAATTATTATAATATAATAATAATAATTAATTATTATAGTATAATACAATAATACAATAATACAATAATACAATAATACAATAATACAATAATACAATATGGCAACAACAACTCCAAAAATAAATAATCCGCAAAATTTTAGAACTTCAAATACTTTAAGGACTACGCGAAAGCCGCATTATGCAACCAAGGCGGATACTGCATTCAGCATCATTCCCGGCATGCATCGTCCAAATGCAAATAATGTTCCATCGAATATAAATCAGGGTGATTTTATAGGACCGAACTTTAAAGCGCGGCCGTTGAAGCATTGGCGCAGACAGCTGGTTCCCACAAATCCGTCAACAGACAACTCTAGCCAAAAACGAATGGCGACGGTGAATTTGATGGATACGCCGGGGTCAACCGTCTACAAAACAAATGCAGAATCGTGCAAATGCATTGAGACGGGCGGAAATTCATTTCAAATAGAAGATGCGTACGCAGTAAATAAGTGTGATGAAGAAGAAAAGATTCAAAATAATGGTGCAATATCTGTTCCAACTTTTTTTATTAGCACTCCAGTTATTGAAGAAATATTTCTCAATATTCCGGGGGCTCCAATCATCGTCGACATTGATTATAACAATGATGAACCCACAGTTCCAGAAATTTATTATGTTGACCCAATAACTTCGATTGCTCCAACGATTCCGGACCAAGAAGATGAAGTAAATGTTGATGAAAGTTATGAAATAATTACCAGCGTTTATGATACGGTGCGCATTTCGTGCAATCCTGAAAATAATCGAATCAGGTCGGGCATTTGCACGCTGAGCCAGTCCTATTATGAAACCAGGGCGGGCTATTTGCAGTCCAGATGCAGAACTGCAGCTCAACGACTCTCAACAACAAAAAAAGCGGATGGCGTCTATTATGCCAATGTAAATAATATTCCGTTTCAATTTTTATACCCAACTAATGAACCCAACGGTCCCCAAGTTTATCAGTCTAAAAATTGTTCAAATCCTAAAACGTATAATAATAACGCGCTCAATCAACCCGCCAACAGTTATTGCAGTACAATTTATAAGCCAAATAATACGCAATTTGCGCAACAAGGCGCCGTTTCAGGAAGCACGCGCCTTCAAAAATTGAAAGCAGACACCATTACGAACAACGGGTTTTCATTTTATTCGGCATATGGAGCAACAATGGCGAATGCCGGAAATTTTCAGGGAACAAATGCATCAAGTAACTACTACGTAAAAAATAGAAAATATCCGCTCGACGGCTTTATACACTTGAGTAAATACCGTGAAAATAAACGACTGGCATGTTGTGATTTCGTTTTTTGAATATTTACATGTGTATCAATTTTAATAATTCAATATTTAATTAAATATCATACACTTTTACTTCTTTATCGTCTTCGAGTAAACTGAAACGGAGTTTATATGAAAGAAGATTGTCTAGTATGCTGCTTGAATTTCCACCGTCGCTTATACTCTGAGCATCTTCGGTTGAACACCCACCTTTAATAAAGCTAACATTTGATATTGTTCCAACGGGTCCAGGTACGACAGTTGTACTACCCACATTACCAATCAAAAGTTGAATATTATCATTCGTCAAGTAATTCATGGATGCGTCGTTGTGTGACACATAACTATTTCCACTAGCGTTATTCCCGGTCAGCGTACTATTCAAAATAATAGTGTTGTTCAACCTACCATTAACAAAGACGTCTAGAGCACGATTATTATAAATGAACCCGGTATCCGTATTATATATTGATACGGGTTTTCCATTAACTTTTTTAATATTTCCGTCAGAGTCTCTCAAGAATTCACCTTCATCTTCATTGTAGTCGTCATCGCCGTTGTAGTTCAAAATTATATTCATCGGTTCTTTTATTGGCAAGGGAGTTATTTGATACATCGGTTGTGGAGTAAATAAAGTTGATGAAATAAATAAGTTGCAACTTGCATCAATGTATGATGTTAATATGTTGGTTGTGGTTGCATTGTTCAGCGACAACACGTTGAAACTCGCATCGACTTTTGTTGGCGGCACCCACGAAGTTATATTTATCCATAGCGATATTGCAAATGCACCTCTTTCCAATTTTGCGCCAGGTTGAATGGGTATCGGAACGATTGGACCCGCGCTTAAAATGGGTTGCGAAGAAGTGGTCAGCGCAATGGTTTGTTTTTGTTGCGTGTAAAATGAAAATAAAATATAAACAACTAGAATTAAAATCACAAATAAAATAATATAAAATATGTCTATTTCTTTTCCATAAAATAACATTTTTCAAGGTTTTATTTATTTTTATTTATTTTATATATAATTATAATTATAATTTAATTATGATTATAATTAATCTGACCCCTCCTTACATTACATATAGATTACAAACAAAAGGAGGGGTCAGAGGGGAACCTTGGTTCCCTTCCCTCAATTAAATGTCAAGACTAGACAATTCCACATTATCTTTTACAAAAGCGAATCGAACCTTGTATTTATTGAAAAAGTCTGAAACAGAACTTCCGCCGCTTCCATATCCGCTAGAATAAGTGTTCCAAGCGTCTTGCGGTCCGAAAGGATTGGAATCAAATGTTGAAGAAATATGACCATCAATTCCGCCACCCACATTTATCGTTCCAGCAGGTAAACTATATACTTTGTCTAAAGCAGTTGTTTGGACAAGTTTACCATTGACATAAATGTCCAACGAGTTTCCATTATTTACAGTTGCAATGATGGACGCCCATGTTTGAAGTGGAATTGATATTGTTGATGTTCCTCCACCTGCTGGTATATTTTGGTCTCCAACTGTAACATATAAATTATTGTCAACATCTCCTAAACTTAAATTAAATGGACTGCTACCCGTTGGTGTTGATATAATGTTTTTTTGAGACGCCGCTGTCTTCCAAGTACTTACGTAAAGCCAGGTGGATATTGTAAAAGAGTACGATTGAGTTACAGTCATTGGTGTTGGTTTAGATGCATCTTGACCCCCCGATGAAACCGTGGTTGAAGAAGAAGACAACATTGTGTAAACAAAATAAACGATAATAATTAAAAGTATAACAATAATAATCGTTGTCCAAGGAAAATCCATATTGTATTATGTACTATGATAAAATGACCTATATAATGTGTATTATATTATTATTATTATTATTTTAATTTTTTTAATAATAATATTTATAATATTTCTAAATAAAATAATTTATGAATGAATTATGAATGAATTAAAAGTTTGGACTTGTTGGCGGGTTTAGATATTTATGAGTATTATATATCCACGAAATTCCATCACTTCCTAAAACGTTTCGATAATAAACTACGTTGCATGCTTGGCCATATATTCCCGGTTTACTTCCTACAGTCAAGCTTGTTGGAAGTGTGGGAATCACATTTGGCACTGAAGTTTCCAAATGATTATTTAGAAACACGTCCATTATGCCACTGTTATTAAAGTTGATAAATAAATGATTCCATCTTTGCAAAGGAATTTGGCTTTTTGGTTGAGACGTCTGTGGAATCGTCACACCATCAACGACAATGTTTATTAAATTATTAGATGCATCATAGTTTATGATGGGAGCTCCTGAAAAATTCAGTATACTTACACCAGTAGAAGTTGTATAATTACTATTTGTATTCAACGGTTGTGGGTGAATATAAAACCATGCAGATATTCCATAATTGTAAGTTGGCTGATTACCATTTTTAGTGTTGTCTGCCAGTGACGGTGTCAAAGAGTTTGTCTCAACATTATTTGAATCTGTGGTCGTTACTTGTAACGGTTTGTTTGTCACATTCAAAGGTAATACGCTGTCCAATATTACTTCGCCGTTGTGATTAACGACTGCATCAAACGCTTTTGGAAGAATGAACAGTAATGCAACAAGTACAATTTCAATAATGAGAATAATAAAATATGTCCATTGTGTTTGTGCTAATTTCAATTCTGTCTTGAAGAAGTCAACGGCGTCTAAAAACAAACAAGGTATATAAATAAGCATTTTAAAAAATAGACTTGACCAGGATGGCGGTCCGGAAATATAACCCGGTGCTTCCGCACCAATGAATTTGACCACCATGGCAAAAATTCCAACAAGTATTGCAATGTTTATGGCAAATAATACCGTGTTTGCAATCATGGGAACATTATTATAGACGTGCAAAATTGCAAGAATGATTCCTAGAACAATTCCGATTAGTACTGTGTATTTTAAAAATGATATTATAAAAGGCACAAATGCTTCAAATCCCATTGCAAGCAATGATAAAAGTGCAAATCCGATGAATAAAAATATGTACAAAAATATCGATTTATTATCAGAGACGATTTGGTACGGTTGTTTTGTGTAAATGTATACAACTAGAGCCAAATACATGAGAAAAATAATTAGCATTGACTTGGAAACAAGTTGCACCAAAAATCCCTTTACGAAATAGCTGCATAAGAAGCTGGTTATTTTTGTGAGTGAGTTCCACGCATCTCTTGTGGATGACACCGACATGCCGCTAAAAAAGTTGTTGACGGATTCGTTGATATTCACACCTTTTACGACCACAATGTATAGCAAATGAAGCAGTACAATTCCGACAATTATGGACATGATAATTCCTGCAAGTTTGTTTACAAGAAGAAAAAGCAAACCAGATATGGATACCAATAAAAATATGATGACGTAAATAGTTGGCGTGTTTATGACAAAACGCAACATGGCTGCAAATGCAAATATTAAAAGGAGAAATACTGAAAACAACCATTCATTTCCAATGAATTTGTGAATTAAACCATATGATATTCCAGAAAATATTAAAATGCAAATTAAAAATATTATATATGTACTTTGTGTATTTTGTAAAATCTTTTGTTTTAGTTGTGAACTATTTGTACTTACATCGGTTCCTATTTTTGAGCCTAAATTTTTAATTGATTCCCCTACGTTTTTAGCTGTATCTTTGAAATTCTGATAACGGGACATTTATATAGTATAATATTAAATACAAAATATTAAAAAAAATGAATAGAATATGGATAGAAAAGTATATACTTTAATATAATTATATATAATTATAATTATTATATTAAATAACTAAAGAACATTATAAATTGTTCATTCCCTTGCCCTTGCCGTTGCCTTTTGCCTATGATAAATAATATGCCCTACCTATTAAAACTAAATATGCAATAAATAATAAACATAGTATTATATACAATGTCCAAATGCCGCCAATATTACTGTTGCTGTTGTAAGTATTAGATTCCAAGTATACTGTTGTAAAATAAATAGATATTATAAATGTTATTATGATTGATACGTGTAACAAAATGGTAGACAAGGGTTGACTTATAAGTTTTGCAACAAGTGATGTTTCTTTACTAAGTAATAAAATCAACATGAGTGCTCCAATTGCTGTAAACGTTGCATTCACAGGGTCGCCTTCTTCATCGCCGATTTTTGAGTCGTGGCGAAAAAATACAATCAAACATGAAATCCACAGCATTAAATAAAGAAATAGTGAAAATAGATTGATTGGCAAGGTTGGGTTGCTCAAGAAATTTTTTGGAAAAAACTGAAGAATTTTTGCACGTCCCACCAAATCTATTGTTGATAAATAACCAAAGGTTCCGGTTATTAAAATAAAACTTAGAAATGTCACATTGGCAGAAAATGTCCAACAACTAGATTTTGAAATATTTTTGTTGCAATCATCGAGTAAATTATAGAATATATAGTACAAATATGAGCCCAATGACAAAGCAAGTATGCTTGACAACATCCACCAACCTACAGATTTACCATAAGTGTAACAATATGTTACTATTCCGGCTAAAACAAAAATGAACCCGGTCATAACTCCTGCAAAATTTCTGGAAACTTGGCTTTGGGTTGGGTTTTCGCTTAAATCGTTTTGTGCCGTTATTAACCAGTAAATGACACCAATCCATGCTAGATATGTAAGTATTGGAAGAAAATAACTCTTTAATAATGTTGTCATACTGTAGTTTGTTATATTTAAATCAAACCCTTTATTGTACAAGTAGGTCAATACTGTTGCAAACAACCATGCACCACTAAACAGCCCGCCAATCCACTTATCTTCGAATAAATATAATAAAACATTTATAATAATACATGCTGTTACTATTAGAAAAAACTTCATTAAAGTTGACGTGCCTTCACCTTGAATTGTATTCATTTTGTATATCAAATATTTTAATTGTATAGAAATAATAATAAATACAGATATATTATATTATTATTATATTTTAATCAATCCAATCCATTTTTATTCCATTTAAAAATTTTCAAATGCTGTTTTTTTCCCGTGACAGTCTCGGCACAATGCCACTAAATTATCCACTTGGTTGGAACCGCCATTTTCAAGGCGAATCCTGTGGTCTACTTCAAACCAGCTAGGCAGTTGTCGTTTGCAGTCGCCGCATTTCCACGACTGTTGAGCAGCGACAAACTTTTTCTTTGATTCGCTTACACTTCGTTTTGTGGCTTTTGTTCCGGTTGTCGCCGAAGTTCCTCCCGAGGTCATCATTTTATTTATGTTGTATTGTTGTCGCTTAGATGTACTTGTATTAGACCAATCTTCCGCTTCATCTTCATTTCCATTGTTTCCGCCGTTATCACCGCTAAAAAATGCGCGTTTATTTGTCATGTCGAAAAAAGGGGTCAGCATATCCGCCGATTCTCTGCTGATTGGCATATATTTAATCAACTCGTTTGCATGATGCATAATCGTTTGAGAATTTGACGGATTCTTTTTTAAAAATAAATACATGGATAATCCGAAGAATCCAAATGTTGCCATTTTAATATACTTTCTCGCATTCGCCGTCTCCACCATTTTGAAATACTTTCCATCGTGATAAGTATTCAAAATTAATGCGGCGGTTATAATAAAAATAATAAACTCGAATTTAAATTTCATAATGTCACTGCTGCGTTTTTATTAAACTAATATAATAGTTTTTTATTTTAATTTCTGTTTTTTTATGAATTTATTTGTATTTAATTTTCATTATCTCTCTTCTCTCTAAAATAAAATCTGCAAACTATAAATAATCCAAAGTTACAAACTACTGACATATAGTAGCACCTGAATAGTCTATCCATTCTTCTAATGTAAAATTTATAAAATCATCAGGAAGTAAATAGTTTTTATATTCCATATCGAAACCGAGTGAAGTCATTTCATCGTAATGAAATGAGGCATATTTCATAATATTTAAAAATTCTTCAATAGAATGTATTTCTGACTCTTTTGCTCCTATTCCAGTATACAAGATATGTGGCATTTTACTTATAACTATAATTATTCAAATATATTTATATACTAATCGATATTTTAAATATTAAGTGTCACGCCACATGTATCGGATTCGGTTACTTTACCATTCTTTTTTCCATTTTAGTTTTTATAGTAATAATGTGCGACGCCAACAATAATAATTGTCAAAGATTAGAAGAAGAATATGTTATGGAACAAAAATATTCCTCTAGTATTTTTCGTGTATCTTTTATTTCTTTTTTATCTTCTGTATACGCACTGTATTGCGGGTGTTATGATTTAGCCGCTGTGCCCGGAGGTGTATTTTTGACTTCTGTCAACTACTGGCGCAAACCGGTCTGTGGATGGAGGCGCAATCTAGATATGAGTTGCGTCGCACTCGCGCTAACATATCAGAACTATCGCGCTTATCGCTTGTTATCATCATCATCCGTGATGAGTCATGATTCATCGTCACAACTGTCACAACTACCAGCATTACTGACATATTATACACTGATGGGTCTCGGTATAGGGTGTTACCACTTAAGCGTAAATTTATATGAAAAAAAGTACATTTGGAGTTCAACGTATGCTCATTGTATGGTGCATGTGCTGGCCAACACTGCGAATGTATTGTTATATAACCGCGTCGGGATGGTGAACAGTCAGCCGCCAATTGTGAGCGCTCCGGCGTTTTGCCCATCTAACGATGCGCCATTTTTCCGCTGACATGTATAGTATGGGATGAAGGGAATCAAGTTATTTACGTCTAGTCTTGTTTGTAATTTTCAGCGCAATCCACTTGTAAACACCATTTTTGTCTACAGCTGATTTAAAAAACTTTCCATTGTTACCTTTTTTTGTTTTATTTTTACATTCATTTGCAGGAAAAGGTGGAGATGACCTTGTCGCGTATTTTTTCTGGGTCTGTTTTACACACTTTGATGATTTGGCAGGCATTGCAAATATTATTTATATATATGTAAAAGAAAAAAAATAGGGGCGCAACACTTTGCACCCAAGTTCCCCTTAATGTCAGCGAAGCGAACCTATAAACGTATTTGACTAAATTCGGGGGATGACATACTTGGTGTTGTGGGCAGTAGCGGAATATATGCATGCGGCTCCACAATTTGAATGCAATTTGAGAATGGTTTTGTTTGGGTGGGTGGCACGTGCATACGACCGAATGCATCATTCGTGAATGAAATCAAATCATTTGCCAGATACTTGCCAAAGTCATCCGACAGATTTTTTTGCGGGTTTTTAAATGTGTCCATGTGGTCGGTGTATGTGTCGCGCGTCACAATGCTGCACGCGAGCGCGTGGTCTGCGCGAATCAAGTATGCCAGCAGAATGAAGAGGTCATCGTTCAACTTCAAACCCGTCGGAGTTGTAATGAAAGTGATGCCAGCTTGTTGAAGAATTTTGTTCACTTCAGGGGCATATGTCGGGTTCAGTTTGACATTGGTGTGCGATGCGTGAATGACAACAAGTGGCGAATGCTCGCGCGTTTTCAACAAGTCAATCATTTTGCGCAAGTCATTTGGATTGGGCTCACCATTTCGCGAGTGTAAAACGCTTCCGCCGTCAACTATGACATCGTAAGCGGCGAAAGTTGTTTGCAGTTTTTTCACAACCTCAAGAGGAAGGTGACTTTTCTTTTTTTTCTTTTCATCTTCGGCAATGGCTTTCGTCACGTTTCTCTCAATGACCTTCATGATTTTTTCAATGTAGTGGCCGCAATTTTGAAGCGAGTAAACACGCAGAGTCGAAGACTTGTCAAATTCGGATTTGGTGCCGCCTGCATCATGCAGAAATTTGCCGTCCAAGTGACGAAGCAAGTGTGTCAGGCCGTTTTCAATCATGAACCGAATATCTTTTGGTTCCAACACGGCAACATCAATGTGAGTTTCAAATAATTGCGCGCTGTAAGCTGGGTCGCTTTTGTAAACCATCAATTCGAAAAAGTCGCGCTTCATCGATAGGCGACCAAGTAATGATGCGATTAAAGCGTCGTCGTGCTCTTGAATTGCAAATCGCAACGTCATGGTGATGATGCCCTTTTCACGCGTGGTCGAAATCAAAGCGGAGTTGCCGTACACCATTCGGCGCATTTCATCGGTGCGTTTGTTGCCGAGTGCTTCATTCATTTCTCGTTGAAACAATCCAAGCTGTTTTTTTGTCATTATTTCTCCGGATTGTGCTGCTGCTGCTTCTCCTTTTGTCGTCGTCGCCTTGGTGGCGACACTCTCCATATTGAATCTTGTAAACTACAAGAAATAAATATATACATTTTTTTTTCAATTTATATTTTTTGAATACTTATTGTTTTCATCATATTATATATTATACAATAAAATAATAAGTATATATTTATTATTATATAAAGTTAAAAATATAGATAAATAAATAAAGGATTTCTCTCTATATACTATATACAAACGATGAAAAAAGAGGCTGAAAACCCAAAAAAAGAAGAAAATAAATATTTATATTATACTCAATATTATTTAATCGCGGGTGTTTATCATATGGTTAATGTTGTGAATACCATGTTGAGTTATTCTGCAAATTACTCATCTGGAGTAAAAGAATATTTAGAGGAAAAAGTTTTACTTAAAAAAACAATAATCGATGACATAATCGCAGATGAAAATAAAAAAAAGTATGAATTTGACGAGGATGACTATGTAATCATAAAAACGCGAAAGGCGGCGATTTCCTCGACTTCAGAGGTTCTTCCAGTTCTGGCAGTTCCAAAAACGTCTGAAGAGGAATCATCATCATCATCGTCATCATCATCGTCATCACGTGGTGATGAAAATATTAATGCAATTGTGAATGAAATTGTAAATGACATTATAAACAATGCGACTGTGGATGCGACTATTTAATAGCAAATATTTCATTATGATGACATTTAGTTATAAATTTGTAATTATTTTTAATAAGTATTTCTCTACATAATTCGTCTTTTTCAGGCTGAACACCCAATGTTTCAATTAAAATTATATCAATGGGAATAGAAAAATCCCAAGATTGTAACACTTCGTATTCGTGTCCTTCGACGTCTAATGACAATAAATCTATATGTGGTAAGTTTGTTTCTTTTACAATTGCAGTCAATGTTGTAGGTTTTATAAAAATTTTATTCTGCGGCAATGATTTATGCCAGTCATTATTGCTATCAAAATAAACGTCAAAATGATGTTGAGATAAAGTATTTTCTACGCCCGATACTGCAGCGTGACAATCTACAAAATATCTAAATTCTAACGGTTCTGTATGACAACTTACTAAATTATTAAATAAAAAATTATTAGGTCTATTCGATTGAAGTAATTTAAATTTATCTGGATGTGGTTCAATTAATATCCCTTTCCAACCCAATGAATCTTCAAAAAATTTTGTATTAGAATATAAAATACCATCTAGTGCTCCTAATTCAATATAAACACCATCTTTTTTGCCTTTGAATATATTTTCATTCAAAAATATATCTTCTTGACACTGTGAATAATACATTATATTATCAATATTGTATTATTTTTATTGTTTTTATTGTTTTTAAACGCAGATAAGCGTAAATAACATTATAAACAATGCGGTTGACCTCTATTTTACTAAGGAGGGGTTAAAGGGGAACGTAGTTCTAGTGAAATGAATGATTTAAATACGTGACTAATTTTGTAACATTGACTTTTTTGTCACCATTCACCATTATTTCTGTGGTAAATATGGATAAAAGTCGTGTAAGAAAATTGAAATACTTTACCGGGTTGATGTGTTGAACCATTGCGGGTTCTTTTACAATTAAAAAAAATACATTGTAGCAACACATGGTTCCCCATATGTCGCAATTGAATATATAAACTTGAGTAAAATATTTTGCGTATTGAAATTTGCCGGTTCCTAAATCCTTGTCAAAATCGGTAAAATGGAATAACACGTCCGCAATATACGCGGCTGCATATTTGTGGTATGTGTTTTCAATAATTTGGGCTTCATAAGCTTCTTCATCAACATTTGGGTTCGGGTCCATGAAACTTTTTTTAAACGTGTACGCGGTAATAAAAAATTGTTCAACATATGAGTAGTGTCCAATTTCTTTGAATTTTAAATATTGCGAAAGTGCAAACGAGGATAGTTCTTGTCGAAATGAAGGAGATGATGGATTGTTGTGCGTTTGTAAAAACACGCTATAACTCATGATGAAATCGGATGTAAAAATGATGCTGCTAAACGGATTTGATACGGAAATATACCTATTCATAATTATTTCTGGAATAGGGTCGTGAGATGTAGATATGCCGGATATTCCCCAATCGATGATGGTGGGTCTTGGGTTTGTTTTTGAGCCGCTAATGAGAATGTTGTCTTCTTTGATATCATTATGAATAACACCCATTTTATTCATTGGGACAATCGCATTTACAATCAGTTCCGACATTAACTTATTAAAAAGAATGATTCGCGCACTTGTGAGCCGCGTGTTTAACAGCCACTCGTTTACTGAGACACCGGCGTTTGGCATGTTTATTAATCGCAAATTGTTAACATTCGCATTTATATTTGATTCATTTATTTCATGATTTGTGAAACTAGAGCACATGTTGTCAAATCCTTTCAGGTCGCGCTTTGACATTTTTGCAGGCAAACAAAGTTTCGATTTTGTAAAAAGAAAATACTTGTGTGATTTTGGAATACTTTTTAGAGCATTATAAAACAAATGAATATTATCCATTTCCATTTTTGCGTGTTCTTTTAATAACAATTTTGATATACCTGCGGAATCCATTTTTCTATAATGTTTGTTCCGTCTTGTTTTATTTTTATTTTTCAATTTACATTTCAATTGTGGTTTAAATACGCAACTAAATCCTCCTGGATATATTGGAATTCCTCCGGTCATGTACATTTTTCTTTTTTTCGTTATTGACATTTAATTTTGTTTTTATACTTTTTAATAATTTAATATTTGGTTTGCCTATATTTATACAAATATTAAATTAATATAAAAAATTGAACTTCAATATAATATATATAAATTTATATTTTAATGTCTTTGTCTTCTATAACTACTTTTCTTATAACTGCGCCGCTTATGCTTGTGCTTCGATTTCGATTTTGATTTTGGATTGGATTTTCTACGGCGTGATAATTTTCGCCCGCCTCCCTCAGTTTCCGCCTGTCTATACCAGGGGCTAACCGAAGCTGAAGTGCCGGAGTGTCGCAAATACCCTTTCGCTGCTCTTGCGTCATCGACTAGTATTCTCCATGCTTTAAAATCAAATGTTTTTGAACCGGCACGACATAACATATCATGAAGTGCTTGCAGGTTGTCTTTATTTAATTTGCAAATTTCATTGCATAGAATTGATAAATTTTGTGCAGTAACTTTATCACTAGGTGTAATCTTGTCGACGAATCTCTCAAGAAAATCCCCGACATTGAACCGTTCTTCCCCTATTTTTTTTTCGATACACTGACATATAGCATGGTGCTGCATCCCTAGCACGTTAATTAACTCGCGTATGTTGCCATCGTAATATTTATTGAAAGCGGTATTGCCTATTTTCACTTCAGTATTTAACCATTCATCGAGTTCAGCTAAATGTCCTGAATTGTTTTTTATCCATTCTTCCGCCTTTAATGTTGATTTATCCATCTCGGCTTATTATACACTACAACTATATTATATTTAATTTTAATTTAATATTTGATTTGCCTATATTTATACAAATATTAAATTAATATAAAAAATTGAAATTATAGAATATTATATCAAACCAAACAAAATATGAATAACCAAATTGATGAATATACCAAGAATTACCTTTTGAAACATGGACAGTTGGAGGCTCAAATGGTCGACCAACCTACCTATCGGGACAAAGTATGTTCTTGGATTATAAAATATCTGAGCCGTTGTAAAAATTAATTTGACTTACTCATATTATATTTAATAAATCCTAAAAATAACATTACAATAATGACAAACACAACTTTTTGCCAATGTTTATATTTTTCTCTCGCCACAACGTGTTTGGGTTTATAGTTGTTGTAATAAATTTCCAAAGCATCGTGCAGTGATATTTCTTCTTTATTTAGAGAAACATTGATTCGATTGTGTATAAAGTGAACCCACTTGATAAACGAGTCTCTGCTGTCGAGATATGGAGTAACTGGAAATGCGTCTAATAACTTACTAAAATTATTGCCAATTGTGCTGGACGGCATAAATAATGGTAAATTTTGAATAAATTCATAGTATTTTTTTTTTGTAACATCGTTTGGATGTTTAGGATAAGATGTTGCCATTGTCAGTAAAACAAACCAATAGTGCGGTCCCCATACGTTAGAATCTAAACTGTTTTTTGTGGTTGTTGTCATAATTTTTGTATTGTTTGTATGTTTGTATTCAAACAATATAAAAAGATTTTGTCTTTTACATATAACTAATAACCAAGAACCAAGAACAGTTAAAAAAAATAAATTCAGATGAATATGCAAAAATTTATGAATGATGGCAACAACAACAGCAACAACAACAGCAACAACTGTTATTGTAACAATTGTGGGAAAAATGGGCACATGTATTCAAATTGCAGTGTTCCCATTACAAGCATAGGTGTTATCGCATTTCGAAAGTCTAGTGAATACGAAAAATGCGAAGAGGAAGAAAATAAAAAAGGTGAGTGCGAATGCGAATGCGATTTCAAAAATAGATATGAATATTTAATGATTCAAAGAACCGATAGTTTTGGTTATGTTGAATTTATTCGTGGTAAATATTCGGTGCACAATTATCAATACATTAAAAATATAGTTGATGAAATGACAATGTACGAAAAACATAATATATTAACAAAACCATTTGATGAATTATGGTCATCATTGTGGGGCGAGTATTCCGGAATACAATATAGGGGGGAAGAACAGGTTTCTAAAAATAAATTTTTGCATATGAAAAGTGGAGTCGAAATGTCATCAGGTGTAAGGTACAACTTGGAAACTTTAATTTCGTCATCCACAACAAGTTGGGAAACAGCGGAGTGGGGGTTTCCCAAAGGGCGCAGAAACCATCAAGAAAAAGATTTAGATTGCGGATTTAGAGAATTCGAAGAAGAAACAGGATATGATAAACTAAGCTTGAAACAAATACACAATGTTATTCCATTTGAAGAAATATTCATTGGTTCCAACATAAAATCTTATAAAAATAAATATTATTTATCATACATGAGCAGAGACACAATTCAAAAAAATGAATATCAAAAGTCAGAAGTAAAAAACATGAAATGGTTATCATATAAAGAGTGCATGGACATTATTCGACCATATAATATCGAAAAAAAAAATATAATCACGAGTGTTAATAATACTCTTAATAATTTCATGCTTTGTGATGTGGTGTTATGAGTTTTATATATTTGTTTCATATTATTTAAATAACGGAGGTTAATTTATTTTATTATTTTTAATTTTGAATAGGTATAATCAATCTATAATATATTATTTGTTTATATTATATATTATAAAAAATCTTATAACAAACATTCATGGAACCAGAAGAGGAACAACAACCAAAAGAAGACATGCAGAAAAATGATGGGGTATTTTGCAAATACAATGAAGCAACTGAAAGATGCATTTTTAATCCGGATTCAACTGCAACTGCCAATGATGACGAATGTTATAAAACGGACAAAAATAGGTGCGCATCTAAAAAAAAGAAACTGAGGAAAATCAAAATAAAACAGAAAAAGGCAGAAGAAACAGAAGATGCAAAAGAAACAAAAGAATCGGAAGAAGCGGAAGATGCAAAAGAAACGGAAGATGAAAAAGAAGTGTTTTGCAAATACAATGAAGCAACTGAAAGATGCATTTTTAATCCGAATTCAACTGCAACTGCCAATGAAGATGGATGTTATAAAACGGACAAAAATAGGTGCGCATCTGAAAAAAAGAAACTGAGGAAAATAAAAATAAAACCGAAAAAGGCAAAAGAAACGGAACAAGAAAGAGACACAACAGAAGCGAAAGAAGCGACAGAAGCAGAAGTTGTTATTGTAGAGAAAGAAATGGAAGCAAATCAAAAGGAAAAAGAAAAGGAAGGAAATCAAGAACAAGTAAAAAAAAAAATAAAGATGATGCCGCCGCCGCATGCGAATCCAAGTTCAAGTAAAAATAATAATTTTCTTTATCCAGATTTAAATGATGCAAATTTTAATATAAAGTTGGCAGAAAAAAAAGAATTTTATGATACAAGAAACACGGAAAAGGTGTACAGAAATAAAGAATTAATAGAGCATGCTGATAAAATGTGCAACGCAACATACGAGTTGCAACAACATCAATATTTTGTAAAAAATTTCATGTCATTTCAAACACCATATAACAGTTTACTTTTGTATCATGGTCTCGGTTCTGGAAAAACATGTTCTGCAATTGGAATATCTGAAAATATGAGAGATTATTTGAATCAAATGGGAATAAAACAAGAAATAATCGTTATTTCAAATATAAATGTAAAAAATAATTTCAAGAAGGAATTGTTTGACATTAGTAAATTGCATCGCAATGAGTCGGGAAAATGGACTATAAGCGGCTGCACAGGTAATAAGTATTTAAAAGAAATAAATTTACATTTGTTTGATAATGATGATGAAATTGGAAATGCGCAAGAAGAAGAAAATATTAAATTAAAAATAAAAAAACAAATCGATAAAATAATAAAAAAATCATATTTATTTTTTGGATATCAAAAAATTTCATCCATTATAAAAATGTTGACTAGCGGAGAAGGTCTACAAAAATCCAAAGCCACTATTAAAGTCAAAGCTAAAGGCGAACTAGACGAACTAGAACAGGAAGAAGAAGAAGAGGAGGAAGAAGAGGAAGGCGAACTAGGCGAAGGCGAACTAGGCGAGGAGGAAGAAGAGGAAGAAGAAGAAGAAGAAGAAGAGGAAGAAGAAGAGGAAGAAGAAGAAGAAGAGGAGGAAGAAGAAGAAGAGGAGGATGAAGAGGAAGACGAACTAGACGAAGAAGGTGAAATCAAAATAAAAATAAGTCGTGAAGGAATAAAAAGGCTGAGAAACTATTTCAATAACAGGTTGATTATTATTGACGAAGTTCATAATTTGAAATCTAATAACAAGGATGCGGCTTATTTATTGAATCTTGTAAAATATGCAGAAAATGTACGGTTGTTATTTTTATCAGCGACACCAATGTTCAACGACCCAAAAGAAATTGTTTGGCTTTTAAATCTTATGCGAATCAATGACAGACGCCCTCGAATTTATTCAAGAGACTTATTCGATTCAGATAATAATCTTTTAGTTGTAGAAGGGAAGCCGGTTGGGAGTGAATTATTAAAAGAAGCGTCAATTGGATATATTTCATATGTGAGGGGTGAAAATCCATATACATTTCCATATCGAATTTTTCCGTCACAATTTTCTAAAGACAACGCATTAAAACAGCAAGAAGTTTATGACGGCACAACTAAAACAAGAGGAAGCATTGCTTATCCCAGGGCTACATTCAACGGGAAAACAACAGTTCCTGGATTAGAACATGTGGATGTTTATGTAACCAAGATTGGAAAACACCAAAATGACGTGTACGAGAGAAAACAGGGGAAAATGGAAGAACACGACCACGAACGAAGGGGTGCAACGGATATTGGTGCGGCGGTTGGTGATGTAGAAGAAGATTATCAAGAAGACATTGATGAAAACAGCGCTCTTTCTGGATATACTATAAATGATTTGATTTCGTTTCGGCAAATCTTGAATATGACATATCCATACAAGAATGAAGAAGAAGAGGATTTAGAGTACACATACGGAGAGAGAGGATTGTTAAATGTTATGAAAAAAGAAAAAGGTCAGTATGCGTACAAGAATACAAAAACTCGAATATTTTCACCGGAACACATCGGAGAGTACAGCTCAAAAATCAAATCCATATGCGACAGCATTGTTTTAAATTATAATAAAAAATCGCCATCTAAAAGTTCATTTTGTGAAGGGATTGTGCTAATATATACTTATTTTATTGAGAGCGGGGTAATTCCAATGGCACTTGCATTAGAGGAGATGGGATTTACAAGGTATAAAAATAAAAATGAAAATTCAACATCAAAATCACTATTTTCAAGCGCAAGCGCGTCTTCTATAAAATCAAATGGGCTAAAGTATGCGCTAATTACGGGAAAACAATCCATTTCTCCGAACAATGACATTGAAATAAATGCACTTCGTTCCGATAAAAATATGGACGGGTCAAGGTGTAAAGTTGTCATCATTTCAAAATCAGGTTCAGAAGGCGTTGATTTGAAAAATATTCGCCAAATACACGTGATGGACCCGTGGTATAATATGAGCGCAATTGAACAAATTATTGGTCGAGGAGTTAGAACGTGCAGCCATAAAAAATTACCCTTCAACCAAAGAAATGTTCAAATATTTCTTCATGCAAGTCTTTTAGAAGGCGGGAAAGAATCTGCCGATTTAGCAATGTACCGCTTTTCTGAAACAAAAGCAGTTAAAATGGGAGTGGTTAGCAGGGTGCTAAAAGAATCTTCAGTTGACTGCATTTTGAATATTAAACAGGGCGATTTTACAGAGAAAAATATAAATACTGAAATAGAGTTAACTTTATCTACAGGTGGTAGTATTGATTATAGAATAGGCGATAAACCATTTACATCCACGTGCGACTATATGAAAAGTTGCCAATACACGTGCACTCCTGGTGCAAAAATAAAAGAACAAGATGTGAAAATGGGAACATTTAATGAAACATTTATTTTAATGAATGTTGAAAATATAATCAAAATAATAAAATTGGCATTTAAAGAAAAACATTTTTATAATAAAATAAATTTGATTCATTTTATAAATCGTATAAAAACATATTCGCAACTTCAAATCAATTTTGCTCTCACGCAAATGATAAATAATAAAAATGAATATATTTCTGATTGCTACGGAAAATATGGAAACTTGATAAATATTGGAGACTATTATCTCTTTCAACCGGTTGAATTAAACGACCAGGCAATTAGCGTTTTTGAAAGAAGCACGCCAATTCCTTTCAAGCGCGATAAAATAAGTGTGAATGTAAATGTTAAAAAATCAAGTGTAGTGGGTAATGTGGGTAATGTGGGTAATGTGGGTAATGTGGGTAATGTAGCAAAAAAAGTGGATGCACCAAACGAGGAAGAAGTGGAGAGAGAAAGAAGAGAAACCAAGGGGTATGAAGGTGTAAAAAATATTATTTCGAATATAGCATACACATATAATTTAGCCATAAATACGTTAATGAGTAAAAAAACAAAAAATGACATTGCAGACGCACAAGACCCTGCGTTGAAATTAATTTCGGGAGCAATACCCATGATTTCGAGAGATAGAATTTGGTATATTTATTGCAATGAAATGATTCATACACTTGAAAGAGTAATCGATTTGGATGAAATTCATTGGTACATTTTTATTCATATTATGGACCGTTTGACGTTTGATGAAATTGATTCTCTAATTTTAGATTTAAATAATATAGAACAAATTTCTAAAAGAATAAAAGATGAAGCCGTTTTAAAAAATAAAGTATTGTACGAGGAGGCAAAGTATGCAGCAGAAACTTTTGCCCCCTCATGCGCTAAAAACATATTAAAGTATTTCAATCGGTTTGTCACACGAGAAGAAGGCGACAAAGAATCAACCGGTACGTATTTATTTATTCCTTCAAAAAATGCATCATCGTCTACGTCAAAAAATGTGTCGGTTGTGTCAGTTTATTATAAACAAAATCAAGCGGACGAATGGAGCGCGTTCAACCAAAGTGAATTGACAAGTGACGAACGAAATGGTTTGACGAGCAAATTCAAAATTGATAAAAATGATTTTGCACAATTTTTGGGATTTACGCAATCTATAAAAGATGGTGTTGCGTTTAAAGTAAAAGAAAATCAAAATCGTGGAAGCGTATGCAGCACGTCTCCAACAAAAAAACGCACACTCCAAGACATAATACAACAATATAAATTTCAACATTCTATTGAAATACCGCAAAATCTTACTCAAATAACATATTGCATACTGCAAGAAATTATCCTGAGTTATTATAATCACATCAAATTAAGTAATAAAATATGGAGTCTTAATATGGTTGAAGCTATATATTCAATAAATTAAAAATTGAAAAAAAAATATAGAGAATATAAAGAATATATAATAGAGTATATTATATATACAATGTCATCGTCGTCGTCGTCATCAATGCAAAAAAAATCTTCACCGGTGGAAGATGAGTTATATTCAAATGCAGTTTTGACAACCAAGGTTGTTATTCCATTTATTCTAGTTGGTTCAAATGTTGAAACGACTATCAAAAATACAATTTCTGCAAAAATGGAAGGAAAATGCATTGTAGAAGGATATGTAAAGCCGGACTCCATCCGCATTATAAAATTTTCAAGCGGAACGCTGACAAGTAAATATGTTGAATTCGAGGTTGTTTTCGAATGCAGCATTAGTTGTCCGGTTGAAGGTATGCAAATCAACTGTTACGCTAAAAATATAACACAGGCAGGCATACGGGCATTTACAAGTTTAGATGAAAAAAAATCACCTGTGATTATTTATGTATCACGTGACCACCATTCTTCCAATTCATATTTCAATTCCGTAAATGAAAAAGATTTTATTCGCGTCCGCGTAATAGGTCAGCGGTTTGAATTGAACGACAAACAAGTGTCGATTATTGGCGAACTCATGCCCAAGAGCGCAAATGCAGGCGCTGAACCTCCTGTTGTAAAGAAAAAAATTATAATCACTAGAAGGGGGGGGGCTGCTGCCCCCCTTTAACCCCTCCACCGCCCCCGTTTGACATGTGACCCGCAGGGCAAGGGGTCAGAGGGGACAGCATGTCCCCTTTAAGCATGTCCCCTTTAAGCATGTCCCCTTACCTTAAGTAAGCGATGATTGAAGAAGGTTGGTAAAATTGTCATTCGACGGCTTTGCCTCAAAATCGACAATGTCGCCAGGCCCTCGTTCCAATTTGAATGTTGGATATCCTTTTACATCAAAATTATCTGCAATATTTTTTTCTGCATCGCAATCAACGCTTTTATAAAGTACGGTATAATTTCCAACCTTTAAATTTTGGTTATTATTTACAAATTCTTCCCAAATAGGTTTAGCTGTTTTACAGTGCGGACACCAGCTCGTTCCAAACATGTAAAGTGTTGCAGTTTTTTCACTCTCTGATGATGGAGGGGCACTATCTCCCATTCCAGACGCATATCCTTCCAACGATGACCCCAAGTATGAACTGACATATGTATTGTACACATACGCGCCAATCCAAATAAACAAACACGCGACCAACAACATTACTAAAATGTGTCGTTTAGAGTATATTGTTTCCAATGTTGTCTTTACAGATTTTGCAGAAATCGACATTTGATAGTATTAATATAATAATATATAATATTTTACAATATAAAAATATTATATATTATTTTTACGTACGAATATTATAATATTATTTACCTGTGTCTTATTTATTTTTTAATAAAAAAATTTAATATTGTTTAAATATAACAATACAACACAATAATAATGACCCATGTGTCTAATAATAAAAAAAATAAAACAAAAAATGGTAATCGTGAAAATATAAAAATTAAAAACAAAAATAAAACGAAAAAAAGGTCATCATCGTCGGCATACGTATTTACTAAAAATGATTATAATAGCGGAGACGGAATGATGACATCAGTATGGGGTCCTCCAATGTGGCATTTTTTACACACAATGAGTTTTAATTATCCCATAAATCCTACTGCGGAAGATAAAAAACATTACTCTGATTTCGTTTATAGTCTAAGGTACGTACTACCGTGCAAATACTGCCGAATTAATTTGACTAGTAATTTGAAAGCAAACCCGATTCGCGAGTGCCATTTAAAATCAAGAGAAACATTTTCTAAATACATTTATCGTCTTCATGAAATTGTGAATAAACGACTGGATAAAAAATCAGGATTGTCTTATTGCGATGTGCGCGAGAGATATGAGCATTTTAGGTCAAGATGCACAAAAAACGACCCACCTCCAAAAATATTTAATTTTGCAAAAAAGAAAGAAAAAGGATGCACCGAGCCGCTTTACGGCCATAAAGCAAAATGCATTTTATCGATTGTTCCGCAAACAAAAGATGTCCCGTCATTTCACGTCGACGATAAATGCATTAAACATAGGGCGTTTTAAATGAGAGAAAATGTGAAACTCACAAAAGAATAAATTAATTATATTTTTATTATAATGTAATTAATAATAAATTATATTATAATATTATACTAACCATATTAAACAAAATAAACAGGTCTTCAGTATGACAAGTCAAACAGACAATATTTTATTTTTAATTTTAGCATTATTGTTCGCGCTCATCGGTTCGTTCTTTTTTACACCGGTTCGAGAGAATTTTGTGTCACATCTTCTTCAACCTGGCGCATTTCCAGTCGGCGTAACGAAACCACTGTTGCAAGGAGACTACCCTCTTCAAAAAGAACCAGGATTATCGGATTTAGACAGTAGGTCAATGTCGGCGTTTTATCCCGTTTTTCCAAGTAGTTATCTTCAAAGAACGAACAATGTTCGATATTGGGCAACACCGAACAACGGAACCTGCAGTCCCGCAAACATGTGCGGAACATTATACGAAGATAAAAAAATAAATGTTCCTCAGTTTCCTCCTAGCATTCCTTTTTCATCAAAAAATACACGCGTTAATGTTTATGCGTATGATGCCGACGCCCCATCGGATATTTACGGAAACAATTGTTAAACGAGGGGGACCAAAGTTCCCCTCTGACCCTCCTTTACATAAGATTATCCCTTAGATTTTTAAATCGAGGTGACACACATTTTGTGTTGATGGAAATAAGGAGGAAATCCCTCCACCTCCGTATTCCTTCTTTGCACTCGCATTCGCATTTCTTTTAGGAGCTCTGTGCTCAAATCCGGTTTGTTTTTCGGTTTCAATTGTTTTCCATAATTCTTCTATTTTTACAACTGCATTTTTGAACCATTCCTTATTTCGCAAAACAAGCACACAACTGTATACTTCAAGTCGCCAGTAAATGTTTTTTATCCACGTTAGATTGTCATACGTGTTTACTGTTTCTTCAAACCACGCATCAAACTCAGCCTTGGTTGTAATGTTCAATGGAGCATACTGGTAAAACGGTTTCTCATCTTTCGCAAAATACACAATAACCCCCCGTCTTTTTCCATTCAAATTATAATTCCATTTTGAAGAATCGTTTGTTTCATCTGAGTCCGCATTGAATGCATCTTCATCTTCATATTCAGTAAATTTAGTTTCTTCAAAGTCGCATTCCGGTAAATTGCAAACCTCCATCTGTATTTGCATTTGTATCCAATAATCTTCCTTTGGAATTCCATTAATCTCTCTAGACACAACATTCTTTATTTCAACCATGCGAGCGTAAAGCGGTGACAATGGACACACATTTATTCCATCCGGTGAAGCTCCAATGAAATAATACTTTGGATTCGGGTGCCGAATGCACCCAAATTCTTGAACTTTTGTGCCGTTTATTTCTTCATACAGTTGTTTTGAAAGCACTTCGTATTTTTGACCCCAGTGCAAAGATGATTCTGTATTCACGCGGCTGTATTTTGTCGGGTCAAACGGCATGCATTTTTCGTATATGAGTTGATTTTGAACCGACTGCGAACCAAACGCTTTCCAAACCGAACTCGCTGTAATGAGCCCGTGGCGGTGTGAATACCACTCTTCTGTTTTTTGCTCTGGCTGATAAAGCGACTCTAAGAATTCTATTTTTTTTTTCATTTTTTCCAAGTTGGGAGACTTTCTTATAAATGAATACTTGTATGACCGGTGTGGACGAATAAATTTGAAATAGTCGTGCATTGCCACATTTATCAACTCGTCAATTTGACACGACATGACTGTTTCATTTTCGTCTTCATCGCAGTCATCGTTTTCGCCGGTGTAGTCGTCATTGTCATAACTTCTGAAATTGATGGAAAAATGCAAGATTGATTGCACGTGGTCATACACAATAGTTTCAAAATCAGGATTGCTGAATAAAAGAGGATTCGACTTAATAAATTCGTCAATTAAATTTAATGCCTCTTCATGTAGCATTCCCATGTCATCATCTGATAGTGTTGGTTCTTCTATTTCCATATCGGATGCATCATCATCACTGTCGTTGTCTTCCTCGACTTCATCGACTTTCTCGTCTTCCTCGTTAGGTACATCAACATCATCTCCATCTGAATACGCGATTGATGCGATATTCGTGATATTCATCATTTTATCAATATCTAACAATGTGAGAGTGGTTTGGGTTGATTTCGATTTTTTTAGGTGTTGTTGTATTTTCATTGTATATTTAATGGCTCTGAAGGTGGGGGTGGGGGTGGTTAAACTGATATAACAAATTCTTTTTAGATGTTTATTATAATCAATTTTTACTTATTATACTCTATTTAAATAAAAATTGATTATAAAAAATAAATATAAATAACTTATAACACTATACATTATATATACCTGTAAAAAATGGGTGCTTCCGCTTCATTCTCTAGAAATGCGTCGTCATCGTCGGGATGCTTGATAGTTTCGATTGATGGAAATATTGGCTCGGGAAAAACAACAGGCAAGGCAAAATTGAGAGAATATATAATGTCATTGAAAAGAAAGAATGAAGATAATTCTATACTATTTGTAGACGAACCAACAAGTGACTGGGAACAAATCAAGGATGAGAGCGGCGTTCCTATTTTGACAAATTTATATACTGATGTTAAACGGTTCGCATTCAGGTTTCAAATGATGGCATACATTACCCGGCTGCGAAAATTAAGGCAAGCATTAAAAACACCGAATGTCCGTCTAATTATTACTGAGCGCTGTCTTTTAACAGACGCACACGTCTTTGCCAAAATGCTTTATGATTCCAAACAAATCGAAGAGGACGAATACGACATTTACACGAGATGGTTTGATGAGTTTGCAAAAGAGGTTGAGCCATCGTGCATTATATATTTCAAAGCGAGCACAGAAGTCTGCATGAATAGAATTCAGAAGAGAAATAGACCCGGCGAAAATAAGATTGGTTTTGATTACTTGGAATCGTGCAATAACTACCACGATGAATGGTTGAACTCGGTTCCTTCAAAAATAACAATTCCGACGCTGATTTTGAATGCAGATGTGGAAGAAAGCGCATATGAATACAGTGCTGATATTTATCATTTCATCAACAGTTTGCGCGCTTCAAGAACGGTCGGAGTGATGCACCGTTTGAAAACTTATATTGATGGCAACCAGTTCAAAATGTATTCTCCGGAAGAGAAGGAAAATGCGGATAATTATTATTGCTGGTACCAAGCGCCGCCGTCACCGCCGTTGTCAACACATAAAGAATGTCGCAAACACCGAGACCGAATGAGCTTGCTAAAATTTGGACCCACGTCTTATTTACATTTTGATGAATAAAATGTCAAGAATTTTTCGAGGTTTATACTTTAATATGTCTAATTCTCTCGAAGATGTTGGAAATAATTCACGACCATACACATCCTGAAGGAGCAGCCATTCAAACATTCCTCCGTTGTAAATGTAAACATGTTTTACTCCCAGTTTAACGAGTTGTTCATATTTCGAATACACTTTTTCATCATTGGAATTTAATCCATAAATTATTATTTTCGTTTTTTTTGAATTTGTTATAATGTCATTTATAACTTCTTCTTCGTCACTAATTGGAATGGTGTTTGGAATTAAACATGTTTGGTAAACAGGGTCCAGCGTATTTATTATCGCATACTTATTATTATTATTACCGCCATCGTTATTGTTGTTATTATTATAAGAATGTTTACATGCCATTTGCACATCTTCATAATTTATTCTGAATTTTGAGTTATTTGCTCCCATGAATTTTGTAAATTATATGAATATATAAATGAATAATTATAATCTAATAATAATATTCATTAAACGCAATAAATTATTATCATTAAATAGTTTTAAAATAGATTTTTATTTTTTTATAATAAAACTGAACTAGATTTTTATTTTTTTAAAACAACTTCGAGTTGTGAGATTGTGTAAGGACTTTGTATAAGATATATTTCATCATCATCCGGGTGAACTTTATACATTGAACAATACGCGTATTTTAATTTCATTTGTTTTGTGGTTTCAGTATCTTTTTTTCGTTTCGATTCTTCTCTTCGTGCCCCCTCTTCTTCTTCTTCTTCTTCTTCTTCTTCTTGGTAATCGGGGTTGAATTGGAGAGATGTTTGATATGTTTCAAGAATATTATGAATAATCTCGAGTTTTTTCAAAGGGGCTGGCGTTTGGTTCATAATTTCTTGCTGCTTTTCAATGTTCATTAAAACTGTTTGAATGTCATCACGAATGCGATGCAACTGAACACGTTGCTCTTGATTATTTACAACATTTTCATAATCAGAAACATATTTTTTATATACTTCAAGTTGTCTATTAAATTCAGGAATTTTCACGGTAATTTCGGCAAGAGCATCATCTTCGGATTTATAATTAAATAGTAAATCCAATTTCAAATTTATAATGCGTTCCTTCATTTCTTCTACTTTTTTGAACTGCGACTCTAATAAATTTTGAAGATTATGCGTGTTTCCCATCTTGAATCCGCGACTTTTTTTTATCTTTTGCATTTTTGATAAAATCGCATTCATCGCATCCGACCCCAATACATCTTCCTTGATTGCAAGTCGTTTTTTTTCATTTGTTGATTCTATAAATTTCGTTTTTTTATACAACTTGTTGATTATCTTTTTTCTTTCTTCAAAATAATCTTGTTTGAGCCTAAAATAGTTTATAACTTTTTCATCATTTGATTCTTCTGGTTGGCTGCTCATATTATTCTAGTTTATATAAAATTATATAATATAATATAATTTTATACAATATTATATTATACAAGTTGATACAAGTTGAACTAAATTAAAGCGGATTATAAGGGACGGCACGCACGCCCCTTACCATGAAGGCAAGTCTGTTATTAAATTCGCATGCGTTACACCGCCTTTACTACGGTCCATTTTTATTGTTGCAGACACATTGTTCAGTTTTGTTAAAATGTATTGTTTTTCTTGTTGTTTTTTTCTTTCCTTTTCTTCAGGAGTAAGCTTTCCTTTGTACTTGAAATATAAAATCCCTCCTAAAAGTATGGAAAATAATGCAAACATTGTTATATTGAAGACGGTATTATAATGATGTGATTTTATTTGATGACAACCTTTCAAGATACCGCTAATAAATGATTTCACACCAGGTTCGGTTAAAAATGGTTTATCATCTTGACCTGGACTACTACCCATTCTAAAATAATTCATACTAACTTGACTATTTCACTTGTATATGTGTGTGTGTTGTGTGTGTGTTTGTGGATGTTATATTCTATAAAAGATGAGAGATAATTTCATATTAATTTTATACACATTAAACACATTAAACACATTAAACACATTAAACACATTAATTAATATAATTTTTAATATATTGATAATACAAAAACATTAAAATAAAATATTATTACTAAATAAATAGAGAAAAATGTCTTCGACCGAAACCGCAGCAACCACAACCGCAGCAACCACAACCGCAGCAACCGCAGCAACCGCAGCAACCGCATCTTCTTCGACCGCTCAAGTAGTTGACCCTGCCACGTCCATTTTTGTCTACATTGGACTTACCGTTCTATATTTTGCGATGAAGTATATGATGCCAGAAAAAGCAACCGCTTTATTTGTTATTTATTTTATTTTAATACTTGTCAGTCAATTTATTTTGAATATATATTTAGCCAAACAGTTGTGTAACAGTCCCTCAAATGTTGGAACTGCAGCCGTTGCGACAATTATTCCATGGATTCTTATTTTCGGCTTACTCAATTTATTACTGACAATGTTTCCTGGTTGGCTTGCCGCATTTTCAAATACTATTGGCTATGCTGTAGCGAGCGTAATAGGTGTATCATCGCTTTTTACAGAAAAATTGCTAAATGTCGGAACTCCGCCAAATAAAGATGCATTAAAAGTCATTCAAAATATACTCAGCGACCCTTCCACAATTATCAACACGCTTAATGATGAAAATATTGTGAATTTTTGGAATAAAAGTGTCGAGGTCCAGTTATTCAAAAATGGACTTCAAAGAGTTCAAAATGTAGATGCAAGCAACAGTCCATTATTTTCTGAACTTAAAAAGTACATTATGCTGAAAAACCTTGTTTCTTATTTTATTTGGTATTTGTTAACCGGAATTCTTATCACATCAATTAGTTACAACTACATGCTGACAGTTCCGTGTGTGCAAACACCCAAACAAGCGCGTGCAGCCGCTGCTCAATTTTTGGCAGATAAAAAGGATGCACAGACATCTGCAGATGCCGCTAAATCAAGCGCCCCCGTTTACAAAACCGATGGGAAATAACAGGGGTTCGTTCCCCGCTGACCCTCCAATCCCCCCCCCCCCACCATGAATAAAATAGTTTATATTTTTATTTTTACAAGTTGTAAGAGAGAAGAGAGATTAATAATTAAATAAACAAATATTGTTATTTCCTTTTTACCATTCTTTTCTTTGATTTTCTTTTCATCATTCTTTTCTTTGATTTTCTTTTCATGATTCTTTTCTTTGATTTTCTTTTAGTTTTTTTACCACCCATCACCACACATGAATCTTTTTTACATTTTTCTTCATATTGGTCAAATGTAAATAATTTTCTAGACACTACAACTTGGGGAACTTCCAATATTACATCATCTCTAATGTTAACTTTATCATCGGGATAACTTAGTTTGAATGAATCGAAAGCTGTTATTCTGCCAAATAAACTAATATCATCCCTTTTTTGTGGTTCCGCCATTTCTGTCGTTTTTGTTTCTATCATTTTCAATAAAAATAAAAACATTACAAAATTGTATCTGTCATCAGTTGCTTCAACTCTATTTGTAAGACTTGTGTAAACTTTAGCCTGTTCTTCTGAGTTATAAAATGTTGAAATGTCTGTAGAAGGTCTTGAAAAATGTATATAATATTTAATTCCGTTTATTGTGATTTTACACACAATTCCCGTTTTATTTTTATCAATAATTAACAAACACTCTAGAAAATTTTTATCATCTAATAAATATTTTTTTACCGACTTATTTAGTTTATATTTCATTAAAACTTCTGGAGTTATTAACTCAATTGATTTATCGTTCATTTTAATGGTATAGTTAATTATATATATATGGTACATATTTATATAATTGATAATTAATTGATAATGCTAATTTTATTATTGTATTTTTATTAACGACGAAAAAATTTCTTTGATTTTCTTTTCATCATTCTTTTCTTTGATTTTCTTTTCATCATTCTTTTCTTTGATTTTCTTTTAGTTTTACCACCCATCACCACACATGAATCTTTTTTCACATTTGGCTTTTCTATTACTACATCAACATCTAGATAACTTGCACCACGAATCGTAGATAATACACTATGAACATCATCTTTTATTACCTTGACATGATATTCATGTTTATCATCTAAATCAACAATTAATGGTGTTAAATATAAGATAAAAAGTCCAACAATTAATGAAAATCTTATAGGATTTGTTTTGGAATCAATTACGGTGTTACTTTCTAAGTTTGAAACAACTATATCAAAGTTATCTTCACCTCTAAAAATAAATTTCAACTCATACTTTGAATGGTCAATTTTTATTGGAAATGTAAAAGTTTTACACTCATGATTATCTATGTATTTATATGAGATTAAAAGAGAACAAATATTTGATTTGAATCGTTCCACCGCTTCTGCTGCTGCTGCTGCTGCTGCTGCTTCTGCTAATGAAGCCGTCTCTTCTTGCGTTAGCATTTCCATTTCGATTTATTGTTAATAAATATAAATATACAAATATAATATACAAATATAATATACAAATATAATATACAAATATAATTATTTATTAAACTGGTTCTATTTTATAAATTATAAATGTCACAATAATCAAATACTAAACCATTTTGGCGAAACAATTATATTCGCATTTGTTTCTGTATAAATCAAATATGAATCGTAAACCGACATGAAATACTTTTCAAACCATCGTTTGCTAATGATATTGTATTCCTTATCAAACGCGTATTTGCAATAACACTGATAAATTGCGTACAATGACTGACTTGACTGACTTGTCGCATTTGCATTAGCGCTCTCCAATTTCGACTCTTTATATTTTTGTATAAATTCCTCAATTTCCCCTCTTTTATTCCATATACTCGACCTGCATCCCACGTGAATCAAATACTTGTCATCTTCTATAATAATATCCGGGTAAAAATGTTTTATAAGCCCGAGTAACATTTTATCCGACACGTTATTATGCAACAGCGTCGTCGCTGACCGCTTAATTGATTTGTTGAACAATGACAACAACTCTTCCAATTCTAATTCATATTCTTCTTCCTCTTCTTCCCCCACTTCTGCATTATTAAAATCTACAATACAAGTATTCCAAAATGACATGAAACTGCATACAAATGGTAAATGTTTGCTCGTTCTATTTTTTATAACCGTATTTTCAACATCATGCGGCAACTGCAGCGCATCAATGTCCAAGTTCAACTCTTCACAATGTGTTGATAACAGTTGCTGGAGAGAATGAGTAAAATAGATATTCGGAATATTTTCTTCTTCTATAAATATCTTCCACAAGTATGACATATTTTTACACGTAATATTGTAACCAGGACACTCTTCTGTGGTCGCATGAATAAATCGCGCCACAATTTCAAGGTTGGTATTATTTTTCAAGTATAGGGCGTGATTTATTACCGAATAGTCGTTGCAATATTTATCCAAAAACAAATCGGCAGATACATACCGCGTTGAATAATGAGATGCGACGCAGAATAAATCAATAATGTGAGGAATAATGTGCGATTTGAAATAATCGTTGTAAGCATTTGATAGCTCGCACACATTTACAAGTCGGCAATCTTTGTTTGCGTGTTCATAGTATTTAAACTTGAAATGAGTCAATAAATTAATACCATAGTACTTGTAACACTCCTGATTTAATTCTTTGATAAATGGAATAAAAGTTTTTGAATTAATAAAATAATGAAGTGAATTTTTTTTGTGAAGGATGTCTCCAACAACTGTGAGAAAGTATTTCACCGTGTCTTTATTGTGAAATAACGCAGGTGTGAGCAACCGTATAATATTTTGAATAGTTTCCGATTCCGGTATTGATTTCAGTATATTATTATTCTCTCGAATTCGTTTTATAATTTGTATTTTTATTTTATATTTCCACGGCAACAAGTCTTTGTGACTTGCCGTAATCGTTGTTAAAATGGAATGTTGAATATTGTCTTCTTTTATAACTTCGTATATTTTATCGTCGGAATAAATAAAAAATAACTCGGTGCCTGAATGATAAAAATATCGGGTTTTTGCAAGAAATTCTTCAATAAATTCATCTGTTTTTTCTTCTAGCGACTTTTTTCTCTCTTCTCTCTGTTTACACTGTTGAACAGTATTTTCAAGAATTGCCGGCAACGCATCCATAATGTGATGAATCAACTTTTGTTGAACATTTGGCAAATTCGCGTACTTGTTGTACAACGCTGCAACCATGTTTACAGCTTCCGCAATGTCGGCGCCACCACCTTGGTCGTTTGTCTCAAGTTGTTCGTTCTGATTTGTCTGATTTGTCATGTAAATATGTTGTAACTATAAATATATCACGGTGGTGTATATTTATATCTTCATATGTATTTATATAAATTATCATAATTATTTATTATTTCATTTTATTGTTTCACTTGTTGTTATAGAAATGTTTGCATTCATTAACCCTAAAAACATTTTGAATCTGTGATTTAAATTATAAACATGCGTTTCAAGGTTCAATAAATCCGATGAAATATCAAATGTCCTCAAATAATAAAAATATTTTTCATTGTGCGTCTTTATCTTTTTCAAAATCGCATCCAGCTCATTATGCAATTTCGTGCACATGTCGTGAATGCCCGTCAACGCTTTATGTATGCTTGCTTTTTCATGAACCGTTTCTGGTATTTCTGAAATATAACTTTCAATTACTTCTAATTTATAAATAATATCCAATTTTTCCATTTTTGATTTAATGTACGTCTCTCCGCACATGTATTCCGATAAAATTTCGTATATTTTTGAATTTGTAGCACCAATCGAGCGCAATACCGCATCCCTTTGTAATAAACTCGCAACAACCAACGCCATTCTAAAAAGTGTATATATATAAAATATATGGTATATAAAAGTATAAATATAAATTTATATACTTTTATATAGTTAGTTAATTAGATTTTCGATTTCTATAATGTTTCAAGTGAAAAAACTAGTTTCGCACGCAATTGTACCTAAAAGAGCCACAGAATGCAATAGAAACAGATAGAGGAGCAGGAGGGTTTGGTAGCACAGGATTATAAAAACTACTTGTGATATTTTCTACTCTTTTGTTGTCGTCGTTTGCTTCGTTGTCGTTTGCTTCTCTGTCGTCGTTGTCGTTTGCTTCGTTGTCGTCGTTGTCGTTTATGTTTACTTCCGCCAAGCCTAAACGTGTTGTCACCATCTTCCATCATCATTTGTTTTTTATCTGGCAATATTTTCACGGGGTTGTCTAATCTACGTTGTTGACGCTCTTTTTCAGCAACAGCTTTTTTTATTTCTTCAACGTCCCCCCAGTCCCATATCCTCACAGTCTCGTCCGAAGAGCCTGACGCCAAGTACTTTCCGCTCCCGTCGAACGCAACTGAATATACGACGTCGTTGTCCAGAAGTTTGTGGCCTGTTAGCTTGGACTCGGCATACTGCTGCTGCGCGGCGACGTCCCACACCCTCACGGTATTGTCGTAAGAGCCTGACGCCAAGTACTTCCCGCTCGGGTCGAACGCAACTGACCTCACGTCTTTCGTGTGACCTTTCAGCTCGGCGACCTGCTGCTGCGTGCTCACGTCCCATATCCTCACGGTTTTGTCCCAAGAGCCTGACGCCAAGTGCTTCCCGCTCGGGTCGAACGCAACTGAATTCACGGTGCCCGTGTGGCCTCTCAGCTCGGCGACCTGCTGCTGCGTGCTCACGTCCCATATCCTCACGGTTTTGTCCCAAGCGCCTGACGCCAAGTATTTCCCGCTCCCGTCGAACGCAACTGACGTCACGAAGCTCGAGTGACCTTTCAGCTCCGCGACCTGCTGATGCGCAGCAACGTCCCATATCCTCACAGTCTTGTCGCTAGAGCCTGACGCCAAGTACTTCCCGCTCGGGTCGAACGCAACTGAATTCACGGTGCACGTGTGGCCTCTCAGCTCGGCGACCTGCTGCTGCGTGCTCACGTCCCATATCCTCACGTGGTCCCTAGAGTCTGACGCTGACGCCAAGTACTTCCCGCTCGGGTCGAACGCAACTGAATACACGCTGCCCGTGTGGCCTTTCAGCTCCGCGACCTGCTGATGCGCAGCAACGTCCCATATCCTCACGGTCTTGTCGTTAGAGCCTGACGCCAAGTACTTCCCGCTCCCGTTGAACGCAACTGAATACACGTAGCTCGTGTGACCTCTCAGCTCGGCGACTGGTGACAATAATACAACCGCTTTATCACTATCAGCCGGTTTTGAACTAGAACCTCCCATTTTTTTTATATCTATTATTATATAATAATTTAATATTATTATATTTTTTTTGTTAAAACCAACGCCATTCTAAAAAATACTTGTATAATATATGTTATATAAAAGTATAAATATAAATTTATATACTTTTATATAGTTAGTTAATTAGATTTTCGATTTCTATAATGTTTCAAGTGAAAAAACTAGTTTCGCACGCAATTGTACCTAAAAGAGCCACAGAAGGCAATAGAAACAGATAGAGGAGCAGGAGGGTTTGGTAGCACAGGATTATAAAAACTACTTGTGATATTTTCTACTCTTTTGTCGTTGTCGTTTGCTTCTCTGTCGTCGTTGTCGTCGTTGTCGTTTGCTTCTCTGTCGTCGTTGTCGTTTATGTTTACTTCCACCCAAAAAATCGTAAAAATCATCGCCCCTGTCCCTGTGTTGAGCAAGTTGTTCTCGCCAATAAGCAACATTAGCAGCATCCGCCGCCTCCGCCGCCGCTTGTTTTTTTTGTTTATTTACTAGTTGTTGTAGTTGTGAAACGTCCCATATCCTAACGGTGTTGTCGTTAGAGCCTGACGCCAAGTACTTCCCGCTCGAGTCGAACGCAACTGAATTCACGTCGCCCGTGTGACCTATCAGCTCGGCGACCTGCTGCTGCGTGCTAACGTCCCATATCCTCACGGTCCTGTCCCAAGAGCCTGACGCCAAGTACTTCCCGCTCGAGTCGAACGCAACTGACCTCACGATGCTCGTGTGACCTCTCAGCTCGGCGACCTGCTGCTGCGTGCTCACGTCCCATATCCTCACGGTTTTGTCGTAAGAGCCTGACGCCAAGTACTTACTGGCGAACGCAACTGAACATACTGGGTCGGGGGCTATCAGCACGGCGACCTGCTGCCGCGAAGGTGGTGTGTTGCTTTTTGTTTCAAAAAAACTAAAAAAGGAGGATGATGATGGAGGAGGAGCAACGACGTCCCATATCCTAACGGTATTGTCGTGAGAGCCTGACGCCAAGTACTTCCCACTCGGGTCGAACGCAACTGAAAACACTCGCTCCGTGTGACCTGTCAACTCGGCGACCTGCTGCCAAGTGCTAACGTCCCATATCCTCACGGTCTTGTCCCAAGAACCTGACGCCAAATACTTCCCGCTCGGGTCGAACGCAACTGACTGCACGGTGTCCGTGTGACCTCTCAGCTGAGCGACCTCCTGCATTGAGCTCACGTCCCACACCCTCACGGTTTTGTCGAAACAGCCTGACGCCAAGTACTTCCCGCTCGGGTCGAACGCAACTGACTTCACGTAGCCCGTGTCACCTTTCAGCTCCGCGACCTGCTGCCAAGTGCTCACGTCCCATATCCTCACGGCGCTATTGCTTAAGTCATTTGGCTCTAAGTAGCCTGACGCCAATTGCCCGCTCGTGTTGAATGCAACTGACATCACCGGCGCGCTGCAAATCAGCATAGCGACTTGTGGAAATGATACAACTGGTTCTTGTAGAACCACTTCACTCATTTTTTTTTATATATATATAATATATTGTATATAAAAGTATAAATATAAATTTATATACTTTTATATAATTAATTCATTTGCTTTAAAAATGTTTCAAGTGAAAAAACTAGTTTCACACGCAGTTGTACCTAAAAGAGCCACAGAAGGCAGTGCCGGATTGGACATTAGTTCATCCGTGGATGCAACCGTTCCGCCTCGAAAATGGTGCGCCATTTCCACTGGCATTTCCATCATGGTGCCAAAAGACTGTTATGCAAGAATTGCACCGAGAAGCGGACTAACGTTCAAATACGGAATCCAGGTTGGCGCCGGAGTCGTTGACAGCGACTATACGGGTGAAATAAAAGTTATCCTGTTCAACCACGGGGAATACGATTTTACAATAAAAGCAGGCGACAGAATTGCACAATTGATTTTTGAGAGAATATTCACAAATGAATTGGAAGAAGTTGAAGAGTTGGTAGAAACAGAAAGAGGAGCAGGAGGGTTTGGTAGCACGGGATTATAAAAACTACTTGTGATATTTTTTACTCTTTTGTCGTCGTTTGCTTTTCTGTCGTCGTTTGCTTCGCTGTCGTCGTTGTCGTCTGCTTTTCTGTCGTCGTTGTCGTTTGCTTCCACCCAAATAATCGTATGGTCCAGCTTTAGGGTTAGCAGCATAATATTTAGCAATATCTTCTTTCCAATAATTTTGTTGTTCTTTTAATCGTTGTTCTTCTATTAATTGTTGTTGTTCTATTTGTTGTTGTCGTTGTTCTTCTATTAATCGTTGTTCTTTTAATTGTAGTTGTTGTTGTCGTTGTCCTTGTAATTGTAGTAGTTGTTGTCTTGCGATTTCAAGCGATTGTTTAAGCGAATCAACAACTTGTTGTTCTTGAAGGGAATATACTTCCGTACCAGGTGCATATTGTTTTGGCACTTTAAGTCGTCCTTCACCACAATGTGTATACACCTTACGTTTTTGAAACAGAAGTAAAGTATTCATAAGATTTAAAAGTTCAAATTGAAGAAGAGCTGATAAATATTGTTCATCTATTTCACTTTCTTCATCTGTGTATGATTGCCACATATTAACAACAGGTGCTACTATACAATCAAAAACAAAATAAACAAAACTTTTTTTTACACAAGAAACGTCTCCGACTACAGCTGTCATTGCAGTCCAATCATGTAAATTTGAAGTTTGTATTTTTAAATATTTTTTTCCTTTGTCTCCATATTTAGTTTTCTCTGATTCCAAGTTTCTTGCTTCTTCACAAGGGAAATATTGAAGGATTTTATAATAGTGTTCAAACATTTCTTGGTTAAGAAATAGCGTTTGAAATTTATCTAATAAATCACCTTTAAATTCTGGTGTACCGTAAGCAACAAATGAATAATCAACACCGGGATTATTGGGAGGATAAAATATAGGAAATGTTGGTCTAACGCGTCCGTTTGGTAATGGCATCGCATAAAATTGGTTAAATTTTTTACATGTAATTTCAAAAGGGGTTTCTACAGGCATAGACACTGCCGCTGCCGCTGCCGCTGCCGCTGCACCTGCCGCTGCACCTGCATCTGAACCTTTTTTAAACTTTCCAAAAAATCCTTCCATCCTTTGTAATAATGTAATATTATTATTTTCCATTATGCATTATGAAACAAAGTATCGACCGATATTTTATAAGCTAAAGTTCTCTCATTCTTTTAATTTTGATTACTAAAAAAGAAAAAACATCATTTATATTTTTAATTATATTTTTCAATTGTAATACTCAATTTACACTCGTGGAATTTTTACTCCTAGAACACTTTGTATTTTATTCACGTGTGTCGCATTATAGACGCACGTTCCTCTTTCAATCTCAGAAACAATCGAAACCTCAAAATTGCATTTTTGTGCCAATTCCTTTTGTGTCATTTTTTTTTCGCATCTTGCGACACTAATAGCCAAAGAAGTATTTTTTGACACATATTTTGTTTTTTTCGCATCATCGTCCGATGCAGCCGCATAAACACCAACAGATGCCAACGATGATGAACTTGAAGTTGTTGCAGCTGTTGCCGGCCCTGTTTTTACTGCCGGTCTTTTATTAAAAACGACGGGTTCCCAATCTTGATGTTGTTGTTGTTTTGACATGTTGACTTTTTATTGTTGTTGTTGTTGTTGGTGTTGATACTTGATTATTTATTTATTTATAAAAATTCAATTTTATATAAATAAATTCAATATATATTTAATATATTTATAAACAAACTAATTAATTTATCCCCAAATTTGATACTCCTTTTCGAGTTTCACATTGTGCAACATGTTGAATGTTTTATTTTCGCTCGAAAAATAACTCGGTGTCAATATGCTCCAGTCTAAACCGTCGTCAAAAAGTGTTACCTTGGTGTATATGTATCCAATTAATGCGCTGCACCAAAAACGTGACGTTTTTTGCGGATTTGCATCCTTCTTATAATATGCGCTTATCCAGTCGGTTACCACGATGTCATACGGTTTATCATAAACCACTTTGTGAATTTCTTGCAATGTGTTCATGTTGAATAATTTATGATACTGCTCTTGCGATTCACATTTCAAGCGTCTTAGATATATTTTTCCCTCATATGTTTTCAAAAATTCATCAAACTCAACAAATTGAACACCGAACTTTTTTTTATTATCCTGAGGGTCAGGTGTGTCTGATATACCCGATGTCCAAACATACACACCCTTTAATTTCGGTGTTGTCATATCCGGGTCAACCACCACCATTCCGACGTGAGAATAGTCGCTTTGAGTCATGAATTTAATAAACCAGCTAAATACTCCCCACGAATTATGTTGCAAGTCGTCGCAGACCAACAAGTCTCCCGTTTTCAAGGTCGCCTTTAATGTCTTCAATTCATCAAAATCTAAATATTCCTTTTGATTCAAAACCTTCATTTCTGCTTCTTTTTTCATTTTATATTTGATTTTACTAATAATAATTATTATTTTTATTACTATTATTTTTATTATTTATAATTATTTATTTAAATAATTATAGTATATATATTCAAAGTTAAATTCATTTAATTAATCAATTATTTATTTATTACAAATGTCAGGTTTTTTTTCAGATATAATGACGGATATGAAGGGGATGGAGAATAATTTACTGGGTCCTGACTACTTGTATTGGAAACGCATTTTAAAACCATCCGATATGGGCATGTCGGACGATGGTAATTTTAGCACACTTGCCAATAACATTGGTGGATTGATTAATTATGTTGAAGTTATGGTCACTGGAAAGGGTGGTTCTACTACGGGCGGTCCTTTAGGTGACCAATTTTTTTTAAAAACGGGCGGACAGTGCACAGATGTTGCATCTGGTAATTTAGTCGACCGATATATTTATATTAATAATATTCCAAATGGAAATATTCCATTTATATCGTCAGGTCTAGGTGGAACCGACTTTACAGAATTTGAAGGTCTCATTCCCGGAACACTCGGTGATTTAGGAAAATTAAATCCGCTTGGTCTTTTCAAATCATTCATGATGGGCGAGAATCCGCCGTGTATGTCAGTGACCTTGACTACGGTAACTCCTGTAACTGACGGGAATGGCAATGACACCGGACAAAATAACAATGGGACTGAAACCAAATTCGTCGCAGTTGCCGATGTGACAAATATGGACCCGTGCTCGTTTCCAAGTAAAACAAATCCGGCAGACCCGACACAAACATGCTCTGAAACATTTGTAAATTCTGGATATGATTCTGATTCGTCGTCGTCGTCGTCATCGTCGTCGTCATCAAAACAAAAATCCAAATGTAAATATAAGTATTCAAATATTCCAAAAATAAAAAAATATCGAAAAAATAAAAACAAGAACAAGACAGGAAAAGCGACGGTACAAGATTTTTCAAAATTACCAGACGACTTGTATGTAAAAGCATTTTATGCTTGCATAAGCGTGTTTTCTCTCTATGTCTTGTATCGGTTCATTCAAAGATATCACAAGAAATAGAAATGGTAAAACAACTACTAAAGACAAAAAAAATACGGGAACTAGGGCTCGAACCTAGGACCTCGGAGTTATGAGCCCCGCGCGCTTCCTCTGCGCCATCCCCGTTGAATTACCACCCACAGGTATCGATCCTGTGCCTGCCTTTTAATGAGAAAGAGATAACCATCAAACTTTCGGACATTGTGAGTGTCTTGATTGTGTTCGACGATAAGCTGCCCGCCGTGAGAGTGGTTTTGGTGCTTGTGCTGTTTAGCCGTCGATTAGCTATGACGAGCAGCTTCTGTAAAGCTGCTGAATGATAAGATTCCCCCGACACGTTTCGATCGTGTGTCCTCCGGCTCATAAGGCGATAACCATCTGTTTTTCGGATTTTTGCAAATCTTGTTGGTAACTGACGGCGTTTTACGGCGCGCTTCCTCTGCGCTACGAGGGATGAAAATGCAAGGGACATGCTGTCCCCTCTGACCCCTCCCTTGCCCATATTTGAAGGGAGGGGTCAGAGGGGAACCCGTAGGTTCCCTATGGATACCGGCAACTCGTTTCGATCGAGTGACCTCGGAGTTATGAGCCCCGCGCGCTTCCTCTGCGCCATGCCGGTTAAAGTTGCTCTAAGGGGACATGCTGTCCCCTCTAACCCCTTGCCCATATTTGAAGGGAGGGGTTAAAGGGGAACCTATGGTTCCCTTTACTAGTGCCTTGATGCACCGGTGCGATGGATGTGATAGATGTCCCCGACAGGTTTCGATCCTGTGACCTTCCGCTTATAAGGCGATAACCATCTTCATTTCGGACTCTTGCGAGTCATAGTGACTGACGACGGTGTTGTAGACGCTCTGCCGCTGAGCTACAGGGACTTTATTGGAACGACCCCTAATATTTCTTTATTTTTTAAAGCTCTTATTCGAAAGCCTTTTTTTTGTGACTTGTCAAGATTCGAACCTTGGTTCCTTATCTTTGAACTCTGAAGGTTTCCTACTCGGCCATGCGCTCACACCCGCACATGCTTATGATAACATGATGTTTATTCATATATGAACATGATGTTTAATTTTATATTAGTATTTATAAAATAAATAATTAATTCCTCTTGTTTGTTCTTCTCTTGTTTCTTCTATTTTTATTTTTTTTTGACCTGTTTGCATTTCGTTTTTTATATTTTTTTCTGCTGCCACCACCTCCTATTACTCGTGACACTTTTTCATTTTGTGCAGATGCTAATTCATTGTTTATAAAATTATTATTATTCGAATATGAAAAATCTTTACCATCATTGTTTATTATATTACCTTCATCTTCAGTAACAGAAGAAACAACAGGAGAAACAACAGGAGAAACAACAGGAGAAACAACAGGAGAAACAACAGGAGAAACAACAGGAGAAACAACAGGAGAAACAACAGGAGAAGCAACAGGAGAAACAACAGGAGAAACAACAGGAGAACCAGTATCTACTAAAGTATCTTTTGTAAAATTATTATTCGAATCCAAATCGCCTTCAGCAGCAAGTGAAACAGGAGGAGAAGCTGAATCATTTGTAAACTCGCCTTCAGCAGCGGGTTCCGCAGGAGGAGGAGCAACTTGTTCATCGGAAACAACAACAGCAGCTTGTTCATCGGGAACAGCAACAGCAACTTGTTCATCGGGAACAGCAACAGCAGCTTGTTCATCGGGAACAGCAACAGCAACAGCAGCAGGAGCTTCTTCAGTGCCAGGATATTGCTCTAGTTCAAATCCACTAGTCCCATCGTCTCCTTGTCCTTCTACTGAAGCTGAAGTTGTAGAATCTTTTGTCCCAAACATATTTTTAATAAAACTCGGTGTTTCAAAAAAATCAGAAGAACCAGAGTCAGCTGGCTGCTTAATATTGGCATTACACTTCTTTAACTGGTCTTGACAATAAGCATCATCTTTAACCGTTGGTTTAAACATATCAACAATAGAAAAATCATCAAATAAACCACCTCCGTTCATCTGGCGTCGACGCTGACGTTGACGACGTGTCCTGTTATGTTTTGCTCTTTTATTTTTTTTAAAGGTTCTTGATGCCATTGAATTAATAATACTTGTATATAATTATAGTATATTATTATTTATTTATAAAAAAAATAATAACTTAAAATAAATAAATATTAAAAATATTTATTATTTATTTTACATTTTCAACTATGGGGCGAATATTTGACGATTTCCTATACTTGTATAAGTTGACCCCCCCCCTGACTTGAATGAATTATTTGCGCCCTTCTTTTTTGGCGCCACACACCCTCCGGCGCGACACCTTCGAATTGCAATATTTCGACTAGTTGTGTCGTTGCTTTTAAAAGACATGGGCGCCGTTTTTGCTAAACCAACCTTCATGCTCCCTCCACCTATTGCATTATTTTTCAAGCGCTCAATTCGCTGCGAGCTGTCTTGCGGAAATGATATAGGCTTTCCAACCAAACCAACCCGTTTGTGAGGCGGTATTTGATTAAAAGCGATTCCAAAATTTCCACGCACATTTCCGGCAACCTTATTGTCTGTGTTATTTGGACCATTCGGGATATTTGGACCATTCGGGTCCCCCTTGGTTTGAACAAATGCGCGACGACCCATTGCAAAAACGCTGTCGTTTGATGACGGATAAAATTGTTGCGGCATTGGATTCACGCTAGTGAGTGTTGCATTATTTCCGCGCTGTTTTATCAGCACGTGATTATCCGGAGGACCGTTGAAATTATACTTTAATTTAAATGCCATTATTGGATATATAACTTATTATGATATAATATATTATGCTTAATTAATATATTGTATTTTGAATTTATAATTTTACATCATTATAATATTTGTTGTGTGAATTAAATGTATATCAATCAAATATAAATTATACAAGCACGTATAAACTCAACGCCTTCTATATAGCTTGCAATAATTCTATGCGCTCCATCTAACAAGACATATTTATTATTTTTATAAAGTAACCAAATAGGATTAATGGTGCCGTTTTGTTGCTTTATTTGGTTTTGATGATACTCAACACTACTTATATCAGCATTTCCGCGCGGTCTGTCATCTAGCGGATACGCCTTCACAGCAGATTCTTTCAACCTGACAGAATTAAAATTTTCTATGCCATTATTTGCAAATGTGGACAACGGAATTTCAACTAGTTTGGATTTCAATATATGCGCTAAATGCGCATCTTGTTTATTTTCAAATAGTTTCATACTTACCGATGTTGAAACCGAATCTCTCATATTTTGCATTCAAATGTAATTCTTACATGAAATAAATAAAAAATTAACAATTTTTACACTTATTTGTTACACTTATTAAAAGCGCCTGATTGCTCTAAATGCAGACTGCGAGCCACTGTTCAAGTTTCCACCATTGCTCGCATTATTGTAATTGCGATTAACCGCCTGAAGCTTCTTAAATGTGATATAATCTGAACTGTCGTACACATATTTCACATTGCACGTTGACGACGGAATGCCAGTGTTATCTGGGCGAGGTTGAACTGCACCTGCCATTGATTTCCATCCAGTTAATCCACCCCTTAAAGAACTAATCTGTGTCGAACCGCCCGAAGTGTAATTTTTACGATTCAATAAATCGCCGGCATTGTTTACCGCGCGAAACGGAGTTGCAGCCACTGTCAAATTTTTCACAGTTCCACTCGCAGCTGCACCATTCCACGCCTCTCTCAGCGTTACTCGCGGCATCTCGCGCTCGCTTCCGCCATCCGGACCACCGCTTCCGCTTTTGCCAGCTCCACCACCTATCAATTTCGCAGAAAAGCCGTTGAAAAAACCTCCTAAAATCATTTTCATCTTGTTTACTATTTATTCGTATATTTATTATAATATTATATTATAAAATTTATAAAATAATAAAATGAAATGTTGAATAATTAATTTATAAATTTCATAATATAATATATAATATATAATATGAATAGTCTTGAAAAAAAAGAAACAGCAGCAGCAAGAACAGAAGAAACAACAGCAGAAGAAACAGCAACAGCAGGAGCAGAAGAAACAGCAGCAGCAGGAGCAGAAGAAACAGCAACAGCAGCAGCAGAAGAAACAGCAACAGCAGCAGCAGCAGCAGCAGGAGCAGAAGAAACAGCAAAGTTCCAATTACTTGATGTATTAGAATCAATGACTAGTTGTGTATCTGTTGGAGTGCTGGCAAAGTTAATGCCGGTATCGAAGATTTTTAATACTGCACTCAAAGAAAAACTTACTCCTGTTCACATAGAAGCCATGGAAGCCATGAAGGCCGAAATTTTAGAAAAAAAAAAAAAAGTAGATTTTATATGTGCTGCACGACGACTGTTAGAATATGATTATCAATTTAAACCAAAATATTGTGCTGGAGTTACACCTGGTAATTGTGATTTGATTAGACGTCTTTTAGTTTTATTTGTAAAAAACTGTGATGGTTTACCCATTGAAAAATTTAATAAACTATATGAAAGTCGACAGGTTGATTTATTATTTGATATATTAAAACCGCAAAGTCCACAACCGGAATCAAGGGATCGTTTATGTTCACTTTTGCGTGAACCTCCATCAGTTTTCACTAGAGGAGCAATTGTTAAACTTGGCCCTAGTAAAATTCTTGGAAAAATTTCTAGTGTAACGCTTACGGGCGAGCGTGATAAGGGCAAACGTGAGAATGGGCATCTTACTATCGAATTGAATGAAACCGGAAGTTCTGTTAATGTCGGTTTTGATGAAGTGGAAAGTTTAACGTTGAATGGTACACAACTAACCGATTTAGACTTAGATGGAATTGAAATGATGAGAAATTTAGGAGAATTGAATTTAGAAAATAATCAACTTGAATGTTTACCACCATTATTCAAGGTGAGAACTTTAAATGTATCTAATAATAAAATTAAATTTTTAACAAAATGTCGTTGTGATAGTTTAACTGGTAGCCATTTTGATATATATTCTATAAAAGGACTAGAAGAATTACTTGTGAATAATAATCAAATAACCTCTTTAGAAGGAGTTATATTCTATGCTCGTTTAACGAGGTTAGAATTGAGTGGAAATCCATTAACCTGTTTAGATAAAACTGTATTGCCGATTAGTTTAAATGTTTTCGAATTGGATGCTCAAAATGTAACCTCTTTAACAGATTTTGAAATACCGACTCATTTATTGCCGTCATTGAACTTTGCTCCTGGTGTATTATCAAAATATGTTACTATAACAAAAAACACAGATAACATTTTCTACAGAAACAAAGGCAGGACAATAACTATGTTTTTACTTAAACCAGCCCGGGAAAGTGACAGTCACGGTGGGGCGGCGGGTCATGGTGATGACAAGGAGTACGCCCAAGGCAATACCTCTGGACGCAGTCTAAGCCACCGAGGCCGCGGAAACAAAAGTAAAACGAGACGACGACAACGACAACGACAAAGTAAACGCAACAAATTGCAACGTAAAAATAAATATTCTCGTCGACGACAAAGTGCCAAATCTAAATCCAAATAAGTAAAAAATGTATAGACTGCAGACGATGAATATTTTAATATATTATAAAAAATTGATTTAATAAAATAATGTCATGATTTATTACATACCATACACAATGCAAGCAATGATTGATTTCAATTTGGAACACGTGGTTCTTGCTCTCGAAGACGTTGATAAAAAAATCATGGATGTTGAAGATGGTTATACCCTTAAATATGATGTAGAAACTAATCATGGTTTTGCAAACATTCAAATGAACGAAGACGCATTATTGTTGCAAGGTGTAATGCTGTTCGACATTTGCCACATTCCAAAAGACAGCGTTCAAACAACTGTCATGATTTATAGGGATAAAAAAAGTGCCGTTTTGCACTGTGAAACGACAGGAAACAATGATTTGGCAAATTTAGTAGTAGAAGAGATTTTACAACGGTATTATGCCATCCGACAATAAAAATAAAATATTTTCATACAATATAATAAATTATTTGAAAACTTATAATGGTTTGCATGAAAAGCTGCATCATTGCAACAATGTTCATCGTTGCAATGATTTTCACCATGTACAATTCAGACAGCACGTTGTCTATCCAACAATTTACGGCCGTTCTCTCCACAAAACAAAAAGCAATCTATAAAAAGATTGCAGACGAACGTCGTCAAATTTATTTCAAGGGATTCGGACTAGGACTTGTCTTGTCCTTTTTATTCTTGTTCTGGAAAAGTGCAACGAAAAATTCTTACAAAATAAATCGGTTTTCAACAATATGCGTAGTTGGCGCAATAACCTTTACAACTAACTATTTTTATTACATGCTCTCTCCAAAAAGCGACTGGATGATACTTCATATTGACGGGGACAAACAGAAACAGGCGTGGTTGAGCGTATATAAGAAAATGCAATACAATTATCATTTAGGCGCAGTTTTAGGACTTGTGGGCGCGTTTTTTATTGCCAATATGTTTTGCGACTAATACTTCTTTCATGATTCCAGGATTATATTTTCATTATAAGTTTGTTAAGAAGAGAGAAGAGAGATAATTGAATCAAATAAATAATAATAAAATATAATATTACTATTTATTATTATATATATATATCATCTCTCAATAAAATACACAAATAATTATGAGCGATTTAGATACAACATTTAATAGTACGGGTTTTGCTATCACAAATTTTTTTAATAATGTAGACGAAAATTGGTGTCGAGGAATCGCGCTACAACCTGACGGAAAGATTGTTATGGCAGGCGATTCAGTAGATACAACTGGCAACAAGGTAATAGCGCTTTGTAGATATGACAGCACTGGAACACTTGATGCTACATTTGGAACAAATGCAAATGGTAAAGTTACACAATTAATTATTCCACCCTCGTCTTCGTCATCTTCAATAGTTGTTTACAGTTTAGCATTACAACTAGATGGAAAAATAGTTGTTTGTGGAGAAGATTTAGATGCGAACAATTTCACACAAATGGTCGTTGCAAGATTCACTTCATCTGGAGTATTAGACACAAATAATTTTGCATCGCCTGATGGATACAAATATGTAACACCGACAATGTTTAATGCAGCGTATACTCCTCTAAATTTTGATAATGCTTACGCGAGACATGTTGCAATAGACACTGCAACAAATCCAAATACAATAGTTATAGGCGGGCATGTAAGAGCAACCAATAATATACTATATTTTTCTTTGGTAAAAATCAATTTATTAGGTGCTATGAACAGTTCTTTTGGAATAAATGGGTTACTTGCAAAAAATTTTAGCAACGGACAGTTAAATGAATTAGGCAATTATGTAAAAATTCATAATGGAAAATATTTATTGGGTGGTTACCAGAATTCTTTAATGGCTGTGGCTAAATTTGATACAAATGGTAATGTAGATAATGCGTTTGGAACATCTGGGATATCAGTTATTCCAAATTTTGCTCCATCATCATTAGATGATGTATCTAGTATAGCAATTCAACAAGATGGAAAAGTTGTTTTGGGTGGAACCTCTTATATTAACGGAATAGCATGTTATGCTCTGGCTAGAGTGTCTGACACTACTGGAAGTATAGACACAACTTACGGTGTAAATGGAAATGGAAAAGTATTAACAAATTTATCACCAACTGAGTTGACTGGACTAACAATTGGTATTCAAACTGATGACAAAATTGTTATGGGTGGTTATTTTTATGAACCTTCTAGTATTGGACAACCTGGTAGTTTTTCTCTAGCTAGATATGACATAAATGGTTCATTAGATGTGACATTTGGAATGAATAATAATGGATTAATCTTAGAAGACATTATTCCTGGAATGCGCGAACAGGGGTACTCACTAGCTATACAAAATGACGGGAAAATTCTTTTGGGTGGTGTAATGGGTACTTTTGATGATAATATTGATAAATATTTCATTTTAGCAAGATATTTGTCTAGTCAAGAACCGTCTCCGCCGACACCCCCCGCCGAACCAACGACAGTATGCATCAACACTTGCAATGACCGAAATAACAAATGCACATATTCAGACTACTCCACTTTTTTGAATTCTAAAACAACGTGCAGACCAGTAAATCAAAAAACGTACAAGTCATATTCGAGTGGTGGATTCAAGGGAAGTAAAGGAAGTCCCAATTCATATTTGAACTCAATATCCTCAAAATTTTGCGCAAACTATGCCGATACAACTGAAACGAGCCCATATCTACGATACAGCGACCTTTCAAACTGTTGTAAATTTGTCTGTAAATCATTTACATCCACCATACCATCGTCATCATGTTCTCCATTTTCACCCAACTTTACAATTAATTATAATGCATTATTACAGTCAAACGATAATTGTCCATTAAATAATTCGATAGATACATATTTTTCTCCAGTCATTAGTCAGGGAACTCCGCCTGGCGGAGTTTTTACAATAAGCCAACCAGGCATATCTGGTATAAATACTCTCTTCACAATCGACTCATCTACAGGAGTTGTTACGATTCCTGCTAATACTAGCTCTGGACCAATAGCCGGAGAGTATACTATCACTTACACCGTTTGTGGATACTTTATCCAATGGACAGCATTCGTAACAGACTGTTAACAAAAAAAAATAAAACTAAAATTCTACATTTATATTTTCTACACATTACAATAAATATTTTATAATTGTATAAATATTTATTCCACATTTATTATTTATTTTATTTACTATTCCGTCATGATTCTCGGCGCGATATTCATCGTCTGCAGTTCTTGAAACAGCAACTTGCATGAATACGGAATTTCAACCAGCGCAAAATCTGTCCGGTTGTCGCACATTTTGCAGCAATGAATGCCCAACGCGTCGTTGAATGCTGCGACCATTCCGCACCTGGAACACACGTGCACCTGGTATTTATCTGAAACATCGTAGAGTCGCTCGCGCGTGAATCGCGCAGCCCCGTGTGACACCATGCAATTGTGCGCAACGATTCCATTCGCAAGAAATGAGTGTGTGTCTTCCACGCTAATGTCATACACGTGCTGCGGTCCGATATTGATTCGCGACACAACCGTTAAATTCATTGTGGGAAGTGAGGCGCTTTCGCGATGCACGCCATATGCTGTAGTAGCGGTGTCATAATCTTTAATATCGTCATCAATTATACCTTCTCCTTCATTAAATACTTGTTCATTCATGTGGTCGTGGTCATCCATTTTTTTGGGTTCAATATCATCACTTAGAAACCAGTCTAATGCTCCGATTTTCTCCATGAATTGCTCCGCCGTTGGAAACGACTTGGACGTGAATTTGCCAAACTCTGTACCTTTAATCAAATGGTCGGTAATGTCGTGCGTGCTTGGAATGGCATATTCATGAAGCAATCCTTCCGCTTTCTTCAGCTCTTCAACTGCCTTGATAATGGCACTCTTTGTGGGCACAATCTTGTCTGGATTCTTCGATTTAATTTCCTTGAAATGCGTTATTTCATCAACACGATTCACCAGCCAATTGTGTTGGCGGCAAACTTCTTCACGCAATCGGCGATAGGATACACCGGCTTCAAGACGCTGGGATTTATGGCAGCAATAACGAAACCCGATTTTTTCAGAGAATGGAATAAGTTGTTCAATCGGGAGATGAAGCGTCAACTGAAAACTCCGGTTCGTTGCATCGCTCTTATCTTTTAATTCAAATTTCTTCTTGGAGCATGACGTTTCTCTTGGGTTTTGAATTGTTGTATTATGAATACCACACTTTGCAAGTAATTTTTGCATATCTTCAAACATTTTTTGCAACGATTCGCGATGCTCGTGTGTTTTCGATTTTGAAAATGAAACGGATGTCATAACGTCGCGCTTTCCCCTATGCATTCCAAGAACACATGTGTGTCCGTCGCCGCCAAACATTCCGCCGAGAAATTCACGAATAACAGGGCGAGGACACTTCTCATCCAAGATAAAATCAGGAAGTGTTCCTGGTTGATATATTTTTCTTCCGCGCAATATTCCACCAAGTTGAAGAATATCATCAAGAAACTCACTCGGAATATTAACAAAATAGTAATTTTTTGTTTTATATTTCATCTGGTTGATTTCGCAAAACATGGTTATATCACCAAGCAATTGTTTAACATCAATTACATGTCCAAGTGAAACTGATGCCTGTTTTCGTGTTCCGTCTGCACTAATGCTTCCATCAGTAATCAAAAGTCCAAGTATGCGTGCAAATGCAAGTGTTCTCATATATTCATTATAAGTATCCGTCCTGAGCGTTCGTGTTCCGAATGAAAGCATCCAACCGCCGCATTCCGCAATTTCATCCTTAACTTTCATTAATGGATAAGTGACGCTGGTTTTAACCTTTGTTTTATGAAGTTCAAGGTCCTTTACTTTCACCCATATGTTATCACATGTTAATACTGGGTGGTCTTCGGTGCATATAAGTTTCCTACCATCTTCAAATGTTAGCTCAACACAATCGCGCATTCCCTTATCCATAAATGCACATTGTTTAGAAGGAATCATCCCATTTTTGCTCTCACTCCACCCAAGAACATATCTTTTATTAATATCCATTTCTTCAATCATTACGGACAGCCCGCATCTTAGAGAAACGGGTGTGTCTCCCCTAGCACAGTCCTTTTCCATTTCTCCAAATCGTAACCCTCCGTCTCGCGAGCGGCCTTCCGCAGGCTGACGCGTAAGATTTACCATTGGACCGATTGACCTACTGTGTTGTTTATCGTTGACCATGTGTTTTAGGCGCTGGTAGAATGCGGGACCGATGAAAATGTCTGAATCGATTTGTTCGCCGGACAGGCCGTTGTATAAGACTTCATTCCCGTTATTTTCGTAGCCGAGCTTTAGGAGTTCGTTGCGAATGGTGTAAACGTCGAGTTCTCCGAAGGATGTTCCGTCACCGAAGAGGCCGAGTTCTAAGAGGATTTTCCCGAGGAGTGTTTCTTTGAGTTGGGCGATTGTCATACGAGACGGAATGGCGTGGGGATTAATGATGATGTCAGGGCGCTGCCCGCTCTTTGTGAATGGCATATCCATTTCCGGAATAATGTTGCCAATGGTTCCCTTTTGCCCGTGACGACTACTGAGTTTATCCCCGATGACCGGCTTGCGAAACGTGCGAATGCGGACTTTGCAAATGACGTATCCGTCCCCGTTTCGCTCCGTGTAATTCTTGTCGACGTAAGAGTCTTCTGTTGTCCTGTGCATTTTACTGGCGTCTTCGTATTTGATTACTTTTGTGTGGTCATTCCTGTTTTCCTTGATGGGCATTACCTTTCCCATAATAATGTCGCGATTTTCAATGACGGAGTTTTCCGGAATAACGCCCTTGCTATTCAGTTTCGAATAATTTCCAAACTTCATTCCTTTTGTTTTTGTGGAATCTGGCCTGCATCGAATTTCCTCGTCGCCGTTGATTTTCTTGTCCTCATCCTTTTCAGTGTGATAAATGGTCGCGCTGAACAAACCGCGGTCGATTGCGCCCTTGTTTACAAGGATGCTGTCTTCTTGATTGTAGCCGGTATAACTCATAATTGCAACGATGACGGGTGCGCCGGATGGAATCTCGTCGAGCTTTATCATGCGCATGATGCGGGTATCAACCAGCGGACGCATCGGATTGGATAGCACATATGCCGTCTTGTCCATCCGGTTGTAAAAGTTCGTCACGTACATTCCCATCGCCTGCTTACCCATGGCACATTGATAGGTATTTCTGGGTGACTGGTTATGCTCTGGAAACGGGATGCACGATGCCAAGATTCCAAATATGGTGCTCGGGTGAATTTCGCAGTGGGTATAATTGTAGTTGAACTGTGAACTCAAGTTCAACCCATTCTTCAAATCTATGCGTTTCATTGCAATCATGCTGAAATTCTGCTCCTCCGGGTCAATATATTCAATGATTGCATCGTCAATTCTGCAATCAGTTACCAGGTCATCCCACGAGATTTCTCGACGGTCCAATTTGCACAGGACATCCGACGTGATGAATGTGCGATTATTCTTCACGCGCAAAACCGGACGCATAATTCGCCCCGAGTCATTGCAAATTCGAATTTCCTTGTTTCGAATGTCAAAGACAACCGACGTGTAAATATTGATAATGCCCTTGCTCTTCTTATCCTTGAATGCATTATAAAGTTCAACTGGATTTCTACTTATTCCTACCCACGCGCCATTCACAAATACCTTTACTGCATCAACGAGCTCGCCGCAATTTGCGATTGTGTCAAGAGACTGAATATGCGGTTCAACCTGCTTATGAAGCGAATCGGCGTGACTCGGAATGGTAATGTGAGACATGTAGCTGATATTTTTCACGACACCAACGCTTGCACCTTCTGGAGATTCCGCAACGCACAAAAACCCCCATGTAGTATTGTGAAGCTTGCGGGGTGGAATTAATTTCCCACTTTTGTCAATCGGTGTATTAATGCGACGAAGGTGGCTCAAACTCGACACATATGTCAAACGATTCAAAACCTGGGCGACGCCCACCTTGTTTGTGTTGACATTTTTAATTCCAAAATCGCCGGTGGACAGAGCGCGCTTGATTCCATTTTCAATCGTGGTTGACTTGATGATTTTATAGACATTCGTCTTGTTGAGAATGCTTAAATAATCTTCAGTCGACTTCCACGAACCCGTATTGATTTCTCGAATCACCTGTTTGCTCATGTCCTTTACCACCTTGTTGAAATAATTCCGGAACAAATTGTTGAGAAGAACACCCGTCAAGTCGATGCGCTTGTTCATATATGAGTCGCGGTCATCTTGTTTGGTTAATCCCAAACTGCATTTAATAACTCGCGAAACCATGTAGCCCAAATAATAAATCTTTTGCGCCTGAGATTTGCAGTGGGGAAACAAATCAGAATTCAATATTTCAATTGCAAAATCGCGTTTCTTTTTTGCTCCCGTTTCTTTGTCCATATTCAAAGGGGTATACATGACAATGGACGTGATTTGGCGCATTGCGTCCTCGTGGGTGAGAACTGTGTTGGCATCAATGACCGATGCGCGAAGCGCCGTGAGTATCGCTTCATTATTTCCTTCTTTATTTTCAATGTCAAACACCACCTTTTCGCAAATTTCCTTGTCCGACAATACAGAAAGCGCGCGAAACAAAACAAACAGCGGAACCGGTTGTTTGACACGCGGTATTTGAACGTAAATTGGAAATCCAAACCCATTATTCTTGCTGGCAATCATCATGTTGATTTGTTTAGGAGAAATGCATTTGTAATCGGGGACAGATTTTACTTCCGCCAGCCACGTCCATTTTGTGTTTCCTTTAGAAACATTGTAACAAAATACTTTATTTTCAGCCGCCCTTTCTTGACCAAGAACCGTCTTTTCGCTTCCATTAATAATGAAATAACCTCCCGCATCATAAGAGCACTCCCCCGTTTCAACGTGATTGATGTGAGCGTATTGATTCAAAATGCAAACGGACGATTTCAACATGATTGGCATTTTGCCAATGTGAATATTCGGCAGCACCTTGTGAAACGTTTGCACATTTTCAAGTTGTTCTCCTGACCGAACAATATATTTTATATTTGCATCCACTGTCATTGTAGATGCATATGTAAAATTTCTCAACCGGGCTTCTTGAGGAAACATGAGTTTCGTAGCGCCGTTGTTTTCGTGAATTTGAGCACGATAAAGATGAAATTTATCAAATTTTACTTCAATTTCTAATTTATACCTTCTTGTTTTTTTGTCAAAATCCTGCTCTGATGCAATCATCACCGGATTAAACATTCCAATAGTTCTCTCGATTTGAACGTTTACAAAATCATTATATGACTCTATTTGATGCCTCACCAACCGCTTCAAATGTTGGTCCTCAAAATATGAACTTATAATTTTCCAAGGGGCTTCCGAATAATCGGGGCGAGTATCATCATAATCATCGTATTTTGCATCGCTGCCCCTGAGGGAACGTAGTTCCCCCACACCCCCTCCTTTTACAGAGGGGGTCGTAGGGGGGTGCTTGTCGCCCCCTACCTCTTTCTCTTTATTATTTACCACGTGTGAAGCAGAAGCCATCTTATAATAATTATTTTTGACTAGTTTATAAATCAATTTATATTTAAATCTTTTATGGAATATATATAATCATTTTATTTACAACTATTTATTTTTTATTTAGTGTGTAGAGATAGAGAGATAGAGTGAAGTGTGTGTATAATTCAATGTTTTTTTTATATAATAAATATAATATCAATAAGACAATATTTATTATATAAATATTAACAAACAATACTAATAAATAATAATAATAAAAAATAAATGACAGAATCAAAAACAGAAACAAAAAAAAAGGTGATAACAATTAATCGCGAACATTTAAATCCAGCAGCGTCTTCACAAAAAAGAAACAGTTCTGTAAAAAAAAATAGGAAACTTCCCGGGTTTATCAAACCAAGCGAACTAAAAAATAATTTAATCAAATTATTGAAGCAAAAAAGAGAAGAAACCAAAAATACAACAAATGAATCTGCCGCCGTCTCTATAAAACTTCAACTCGATGGCGGCGGCAAACACCGCCCCGCTCAAAGTGAGCAGCAGCCTTTCAATAGAAAAAAATATACCGATATTTTTTCAAAAGATTTTGACGCATCACTTGATTATTTAAAAACATTCAAAAAAAATACACATTCTTCAACTCGAAAACACCAACAACAACAACCACAAAACGAACAACTTGGTGTAAATAATTTTCAAAATGCCATACTAGATGTTCCATCTGATTTAACTCCAATTTCATTGAATATTCCAGGAATGAACGTTGAATATGAACAATTGCCCGGATTACCTGCATCACCTGCACCACCCCCTCCCAATTTGCAACAACAACTGCAACAACTGCAACAATCTTTATCTAATTTAAATTTAAATGTAGTTCCGCCTCCTCCACCACCTCCCTTGTTTCCCACAATACCACAACCACAGCATAGGCCGCCACCACCACCGCCTCCGCCGCCTCCTCCGCCGCCTCCTCCTCCGCCGCCGCCTCCGCCTCCGCCACCGCCACCGCCGCGTTCGTCTTTGAAATATGAAAAATATAGTGATACCGCTGCAAATGATGACAATGATGCAAATGATAACAACAACAATAATGCAAATGACGACAATGATGATTCAAATTCCAACGCTTTTCAATTTAAACCAAACGATGTTCCATATGGAGCATTAAAGGGCGGAACAAAACCATCCTACAGACAATATTATAATAAAACATTGAAAAAACATTCATTCAATCTTAACAACAGTGGCAGTAACAATGATAATAATAAAAGTAATCAAAGTAATCATCTAAAAAAAACAAATCATAAAAAAATGAAAAAACCACAGCCGAGAAAAATTAAACAAGTTCGAAGAAAAACCACAATTAAAAAATATAAACTTGGAAAACATGGTAAAACAATAAGTATTCTAATTAAAAATAATAAAACCAGAAAAATTATTCAGAATGCGCAACGCGAATTAAAAAATGTTCCAATTCATGATGTGAAAAATCTATTAATTAAAAATAATCTTTTGAAACTTGGGTCGACAGCTCCGTCTAATGTTTTACGAACAATGTTTGAAGAGTCCAATATGGCGGGTGAAATTCTCAACACGGGTGGTGACACATTTATGCACAACTACATGAATGAAACAAATGAAACAAGGAAATTTTAATTCTGCCATCATCCATATTATATATTGAAACAACTTAGATTCATGCGCGTAATTATAATAGCTTTTACACAAAAAAACATCATTCATCAATGGCATTAACAGACGAGTATTTTCGATTGTCTAATCAATACGCGCACAAATATGGAACAAGGACGATTTTATTAATGCAGGTGGGTTCATTTTTCGAATGTTATTCAAAAACAGATTCGGCTGGTAATATGACAGATGCGAATATGAAAGAATTTTGTTCCACTTGCGATTTGAACTGTTCAATTACAAATGGCAGGTGCATGGCAGGGTTTCCGTTTTCCTGCAATTTCAGAGATTATAGTTTGGAGAGATATGTGAAAAAGATGCAGGAGCTAGGTTACACTATAATTGTCTACGTGCAAGACGGTCAAGGTTCAAATACAACGCGAAGTTTGCATTGTATTTATTCACCGGGCACATTTTTCTCAAATGATTCTGAATCCGCAGTATGTTGTCTCTCTAATAACACGTGCTGTTTTTGGATTGAACGCGTCAACATGGGGTCCGTGGGTTCAAAAATTATCATCGGCATGTCAAACATCGACATTTATACCGGAAGAACGACATGTTTTGAGTACGAATCTGAAATAAATGCGCGCCATAATCAAACAACGTATGATGAGTTAGAGAGATTTATTTCTTCTTTTCAACCCAATGAAGTCGTTATTATTTCCAATCTCTCTGCAAATGATATTCAAGACATTATTAATTTCGCAAACATTCGCGCTTGTGCCAACCCGATTCACTTGATTGATATTATTAATGTTGCAAATTCAGCACAACCACACCCATTTTATGTTCAAGCAAAAAACTGTCAAAAGCAAACATATCGCAAAGAAATGTTGGGAAAGTTTTTTTCGTTTAATGTGTGCAATTCCATTTTTCAATCTTATTCCGCGTATGAATTTGCAATTCAATCATTCACATTTCTTCTTCACTTCATGCATGAACACAATCCGCATTTAACGCATAAAATAACAGAACCTGAATTTGAAAATAAAACAGACCGAATGGTTCTAGCAAACCACACGCTTGAACAGCTTAATATAATTGATACTGTTGGCTCCAAAATGGGAAAATGCTCGTCAGTGTACCGTTTATTGAATCATTGCAAAACGCCAATGGGAGCAAGGCGATTTTATTACCGACTGTTGCACCCTTCTTTCAACGTGGCTGCAATTCAGCGGGAATACGACATTACAGAATACGTACTTGGATTGTCAGCAGCAGACACCACAATAAAAAGTAAAAAGTATTTGAGTTGGAGAGCGGCGCTCGAAAATGTCAAAGATGTTGAAAAACTGCATCGTAAGATTTATTTGGGAAAGATTTATCCGAAATCTCTCCACGTTCTTTATACAAGTCTTGAAATTATAAATGAAATGTATAAAGGTGTCAAATGCGACCAAACGCTGCTGAAATATGTAAATGCGGATGCGTATCCAGAGAGAATCACAGAATTCTGTGCAAAAATAAAAAAAGAAATTGATTCGCATTTTATTATTGAAAAATGTAAAAACATAGATTCTCTCGACTTTGATTTAAAATATGAAGATTGTTTTATTCAACCAGGAGTGAGTAAAGAGCTCGATGCCACGTTTGTTGCGCACGAAGACGGGTTTTCAATTTTTGAGTCCATTCGCGCGCACTGCAACGAGCTGATTGCGCTTGGAGAGAAGTCTTCATCTTCCAAAGAAAAAGAATTTGTAAAAAGGCACGAAACTGAAAAACTAGGACTAAGTCTTCAAACGACCGACCGGCGCAGCAAAATCCTTCTCGACCAAATTTCAAAACGAGTCAAGGCAAAACAGTGCGTTTCCACATTGAGTTACAAATCAATTGATTGCGGTACATTGAAAACATTCGATTTTGACCTATCGTTGTTACAATTTGTCAAGGCGGGAAGCAGCACTGTTACGTTTATTCATGAAAAAATACACGGCGTGTGTAGCTCCATTAGTCAAACGAGGGGTAAAATTCGGGATGAAATCGGGGTTGTTTTCGGCGCATTTGTGGTCGGTTTAAAGGAATATCAAGAGTCATTTCAAACGATTATTTCATTTGTGACTGATGTTGACTTGATGCAAAACCAGGCGCACATTGCGTGCACGTACAAGTATTGCAAACCCGCGATAAAACAAAACAGCGGTGAAAAAGAAAAAAAAACAACAGCAGCCTCATTCGTGGACGCGCGCGACATTCGCCACTGTTTAATCGAGCAAATTAATGAGGACGAGCTGTATGTTTGCAACGACATTTCGCTAGGACTCGGTGAGCGCGGCATGCTGCTTTACGGAACAAACGCCGTGGGTAAAACGAGTCTCATTCGCGCTGTAGGAATTTGTATCATTATGGCTCAATCCGGGCTATATGTTCCGTGTTCATCATTTACGTATTCTCCCTACACGAATGTCATGACGCGAATATTGGGAAACGATAATTTATTCAAAGGCATGTCTACATTCGCGGTGGAAATGTCGGAACTGCGGGTTATTTTAAAATGCGCCGACAAAAACAGCTTGATTTTAGGAGACGAGCTGTGTTCAGGGACAGAAATCGACTCGGCAATCAGTATTTTTGTTGCCGGTTTACAAAAGCTGCACGCGCTAAAAAGTTGTTTTATTTTTGCCACCCACATGCACGAAATTGTTGACTACGAAGAAATTGCGCAAATGCAACATGATGGCGGCGGCGGCGGCCTTGTTACAAAACACATGGCAGTAACATATGACAGGGCGCACGACGTGCTGATATATGACCGAAAGTTGCGCGACGGAGCTGGACCGAGCATGTACGGACTGGAAGTGTGCAAGTCGCTGCACTTGCCCGACGATTTCTTGAAAATGGCGAACGACATTCGGCTGAAATATCGCGACAAAAAACAAGCCGGAGATTTAAATTTTAAGCCGAGTCACTTCAACGCGCATAAAATAAAAGGAATGTGCGAATTATGCAAACAGAACTTGGGCGAAGAAGTGCATCATTTGCAGCACCAAAAAGAAGCCGATGAAGCGAATTTTATTCAGCATTTTCATAAAAATCATCCTGCGAATTTGATGACAGTTTGTGAGTCGTGCCATTTAAAAATGCATGAAACGGGTGGCGGTGGTGGTCAACAGTTGAAGCGCGTTTTAACGACGGGTGCCGACGGATATATTCTTAGGGAAACAGGGTTCCCCTGAAACTAACTTTAACGAATGGGCAAATAATATGTAACATACCTTATAAATATTATATTTCATATATATATACAAAAATTCATCATTATGATAATTTTAGGCAACAGGGTTCCATATGAATATTTCATGACAAAAGGAAAAGGAGAATCAGATGCTGGGTCAGAAGGGCTACCGTATGAAACCGGTTCTTATGATGCCGCGTTATTTGAAGCGGGAATCCAAAATGCAAACGTGATTGAATACACGAGCGTTATGCCGACCGAATCAAAACAAATCTCAAAAGAAGAGGGACTGAAACGACTTCAGTGGGGCGAAGTGCTTGAATGCATTAAAGCGCAATCAAACGGCAAAAAAGGTTCAAAAATAAGCGCCGCTGTTATGACAACATCCGTCATTGACCCCAAAGGGAAATATTTAGGTGGTTTTGCTGTAGAATATTCAGGTTCAGGAACAAAAGAAGATGCCGAAGCTTCTTTAGCCGAATCTGTTACCGGCATCATTGAGAGAAGAGGGTACGGGAAATTAAAAGGAGGCGGTAATCTTATAATGTACAAGGATAATGTCACAGACAATGGTTATAAAATTCATCCAGGTGCAATTTTTGAGTATGAGAATTTAAAGGTGACAAAAAAACACGGGTCGGTATTTACTGCGATATGTTTTGTGAGCTACAAATTTCCCACCTTGAAATCAAATAAATCAAGGACGAATGCAACAAGAACAAAAAGAAGGAGGACGAAATCAATAAATAAATAAATATAATTATTTCAACTGATTAATAATGTTATATAATTATATACAAGTGTCAAATAATTATTATAAAATGGAACAAGAACAGCCTCAAGAATATGACAATATATTTACATATTTATTATCATTCGTCGTGTTGATATTTACATTTGTTTACAATAATTTCGCATACATTTTCGGAATAATTATCATCATGTTTGGAATACTGGTTTACATGAAAATGACAAAAATTGACTTGAGTTCTCAACCTATGAGCAGGTCTAAAACAGTCATCATTGAAGGAATGACGACCGACAGCAGCGACAACGCGGGTTTAGAAAACGATTTAATAACCCCCCCCATAACCGCCGACCTCGAAACTAAATTAAAATCCGGATTTTGCAAAATGCACGCGTCAAAAAACAGCCCGATGACCGAACTCGACAGTGAGTGCGGCGTTTTTCAAAAATCGTCGTGTTTGAACACAGATTGTTGCGGATGGGCGGTTACAAGCGACAATCCCGACGGAAAATGTCGCGCCGGTGATAAAAGTGGCATTACGTTCAAATATGATGATGCCGATAAAAAAATAGATATTGATTGTTATTATTACAAGGGAAATGCGGGGACAGGAAGCAAGTGTTTAGAATAAAATAAAATACTTAGTTATAATATAATTGAATATTTTCATTTAGATAAAAAAGAACCTGCCATGGCTGAACTTGAATCTTTTTTAAGAGATGGAAACCACAGAAAAAATTATCCCAATGGTGATGTTTATGTAGGCGACTGGAAAGACGGAAGAAAAAATGGTAAAGGCACTATGACATATAGGAATGGTGACACTTATGTTGGCAATTGGGTAAACGGCAACAAAGAAGGACAAGGTACGTCGACCTCTCACATGGGTAGAAGAGTTTATACTGGCAATTGGTCAAACAACCAAAAGAATGGAGAAGGCACGATGACCTCTCGGGTCGGTGGTGAACATGCCGGAGTAGATGTTACTACTTACAAAGGAATATGGGTAAACGACAATTTACCAACTGGCGAGATTTACTATGGAAAAGGTGATAGGAAGAGTGACACGTACAAAGGCGAATTAAGACAGAGATACCATCCGACTGTTGATGGATTGACGGTTTTTGTTCCTCACGGAAGAGGTGGATTTTATAGAGATGATGATGGTACTAAGAGTTACGATAGCAATTTTAACCGCGGTACTGAGTATGGACAAAGCACCACATATTATCCCGATGGTTCTAGATTAACTTCAGAAAATTCAGTAAATAGACCACACCCTTCTCCTTATTTATCAAACCAAAAAAAACCAGTGAGAAGTAAAGGAACATATGGCATGACAGATGTTATGATGAAGGAATTAGACGATATTTATTTCAACGATAGGAACTTAGGCGGAAGTAAAAATAAAACAAAGCGACGACGACATAGTAAAAGTAAATATAAATATCAAAAAAATAAAAAGAGATATAGTTTCAAAAAAAATACAAACAAAAAACGCCGACAAAGTCATAGAAAAATAAATAAATAATTATTATTTATTATTTTACATTTTCGAATAAAATAAAAATTGATATAAATATATATATAGACTTATATCAATAGTATAGTTCAGTCAACCGTTTATAGAAATGATAATCCCGGTGAAATGCGTAACGTGCGGAAAAGTAATTGCCGACAAGTATAGGTATTACCTGAACAAAGTTCGAGAGAAGAAACTTGAAGAACAGCCTGGTGGCGACGATGTAGCCATTGACAAGGTTCTTTATTTAACAAGGCATAATATAAAAAAGACACCCGAGGGACAAGTGCTTGATGACATTGGCTTTACCAAAATGTGTTGCAGGCGCCACTTTTTAACCCATGTTGATATTCAATAATGTTGAAAGTTGAAAAACTATAATTAAAATATTTTTTATTTATTTATTTCAGTCATTAAATAAATAAATAAAAAATTGAATTAAAATTACAATAATATATATTTATATTAAATCATATTAAATCAGAGACCACGCAAAAAAAAGACGATGGCAAATGCAAGCAAAACAATATCTCGACTTTATACTGCAAGGAAAACACTATTGGAGCTACTCTCTACAAGAGGGTATGAAGTGGAAGGATACGCAAATTTCGGCGTGAATGAAGTCAATGCCATGTACACTCACAAACAACTCGACATGTTGGTTGAAATAAAAGGAGAACCAAAATCAAAGGGGTCAAAATCAAAGGGCGATAAGGGCGAAAAAGGCGAAAAGGGCAATAAAGACAAAGATGATGAAAAAGAAAATAAAAAAACATATGTTAAATTTCATTTAGAGAAAACATTGAGCGTTAGTCACATCAACGACTTAATCGAAGACTTGTATGTTTTAGGAGTTGGCGGAGAAATCGGAGGGACGGGGCTCTCTGCCAATGCGAATGACACCGTTCTCACAGAAAAAGACACGCTGATTATCATCACGAAACAAGAAATCAAAACCATGAATCAAGTTTTGAATCAACTATTTTTACAAGGGCGGTTTATTGTGCTGCTGTCACTCGACCGTTTGCAATTCAACATATTGAATCACCAGTACGTTCCCAGTCACACCATTTTAAGCGACGACGAAGTTGGAGAAATGATGAAGAAATACAATGTCATGGAAAAGTCGCAGCTTCCGGATATTTCAAGATACGACCCTGTCGCATTGGCAATTGGAATGAGACCGGGCGAAGTGTGCAGTATCGACAGACCAAGCAAATCTGCCATAAGTTCGCTCTACTATAGAGTGTGCACGCAATAAACAAATAGATAATTTATAGAAAAAAATTAATTTATAACTTATTTACAATTAATTATAACATAACATAACTCACTCATTAATGGGTTGCAAGGCCGAAAGTAAAATACAGACTAAACAACGTCGACACAACTGTAGCCATTGAAATGATTTTTATATATTTTTCATCTTGTAAAAAGAACCGAATGCTCAAAAGCGCAAACGGACTTGATAATAGTAACACAAGAGTATAAATAAAATAAAATAAATATACCTTTTTGTTAATGGTGACATTATTATCAGGATTAATAAAATCATTGCACATTGATATCATTGGATACAACATCCAAAAAAATAATATAAAACTTGCTACAAAAGAAAGTAAATATTCAATGTATAAAACTGTATTTGTAGGGGATGTTGGTGTGTGTAGGTCATTTATCAATAGCATAATCAGTACAATTCCCGATAAAAATACGGGCACAACTTGCCATTGACTTTTAAGTTTCGATAATACAGAACGTTTGCCTATTTTTTTCATATATATTATGATATGTTGTATATTATAATATATTATGATATTATTTAAAAATAACTAATGATGATAATAAAATGACAGCATCATTTGAAATAACATTTACTCCAATTTCAGTATCAAAAAAAAACCACATATCCGTGATTTACTATAATGAACTTATTTCCAAAAATATATGGAGGTGGTCTGATGGGCAATACAACAAATCTAAAATCGGAGATTATTTTGCATTTTATTTTCACAAAAATAAAATAATTTTTCACAAAATACTTGATATTAAAGGTCCTGAAAATAAGTATTTAAATTGGAGTTACAATGATGATAAATCCAGAGACATTTTGATTTTATCACAACCGTTACACGAAATCGGATGGAATGAATGGGAATTATTAAATGGTCCTCAAAGTAGAATGTCAACTTACACCACCACTAATTTAAAAAACAAAAGACCGTTGGTTTACAATTATTTAGAATCAATGCAACCGCCACAACAACTACACAACACAAATACCACAAATAATTATGTTATTTAAAAATTCAAATAAATGTCTCTCGGAATAAAACTCAATATGTATTTATATAATGAATGCGCCTGAACAAATAACCACACCATGAAAAATGGATACGCAAATATTAATACGAATATAATTATGGACCGAGTATTAAACTGGCGATAGTATAACACATACACGAGCACCCAGACAATCGTGCATATCCAGTACAAGTTTCTCACCAAATAATACCACCAAGAAAGCGTCTGTGTTCTTTTTTCCATATAAAATATTTTTCGATTACTAACTGTGGCACCCTGCTCTGCATTCAACGTTTCGCCAAGAACACGGTCTTTCGTCGACACCAACATGTCATTATAAATTGTTGAATTGGCAATCTGAACATCTTGATTCCCAATTTTCGCAATTCCTAAAGAAACTTCTTTCATTATCATAGCGTGTTCATCCTTAAGTTTTTGAATGTCCAGGTCTGCATTATTTCCATATCGTTCTACCAACGATTTAGTGTATGCTTTTGGACCCTCTTTGTTCAACAAATAATCGTGTTGAGCTTGAGCGAATTTTTCCGGGGCAGTTTTAACATTTCTCTCTGCATCTAAATATGCTTTTTTTAATTCACTTTTTTGTCTCTCCATCATGCAGTCCTGGTCACAAGAATTATTAGCTTTCATTGTAATGTCATTTATTGTTTGAATGCTTTGAAGAAGAGCGGTATTATCTGTCATATTGATGATATTGTGTTTATATTTGAAGTTTGAATGAATGCTATAATAACTAAATATTATATTAATTTCATAATTTTTTTATTATAAAATTGAATTTATATTTTTTATATTTCGAAGTTGCAACCGTGCAATCATAATTGCATTGCATCAATCCAATTGTGAAATGATTCCACTTGAAAAAATTAATGCGCGCGACCTTTGTGTCGGAAAACAATACTTGATTGAATATACCGGTTCGCATGTTGTTTCAAATCCACGATTCAAAGGCCATTTTATTGGAAATATTTTGCCTGAATGTGAATACCAATGCATACTTTCTAAATTTACCAACATTATACAAACAGGAAATGTGAGTATTCCTGATTTGAAGTTGCAAGACTGCTTTTATAATTATTATGAAACGGGTGCGCTAACACGCGCATACACAAGACATGTTTTGCAACAAATTACAGGTGACGAAAATTTTACATTTGATAAATATTGATAAATATTGTTAGTTGAACAAATGCACAAATTCGAACATGTTTTTATTTCCTTTTATTCTTCCTTTTATTCTTTTTTGTTCTTTTATTGGATACGGATGCTGCAACATAATTACATTTGGCCTTCACAACATCTTTTGGATAAAAACCATCGGTTGTTGTTATGGTGTCATACATACCCGGCCTTCTATCTCTGAAAAGCCCCCAGCACGCGCGATTAAATCTAACCTTGTCAATGTTGACACTGTGCGTAATAAAAGTTTCAGATGTTTGATTCGCTTCTGCAACAATGGCACCCGTCTCGTCTGTTATGAAACAGCTTCCATAAAATGTGTTTGTGGCTTCTTTGCCAACGCGATTCGACGCAACCACTGGTAGTAAATTTGCTGCCGCGTGTCCTTGCATTACGCGCTGCCAATGTAACCGGGAATCTAATTTTGGGTCTTGCGGTTCAGAACCAATGGCGGTTGGAAACATGAGAATTTCAGCGCCTTGAAGTGTCAAACATCTAGCAGTTTCAGGAAACCATTGGTCCCAGCAAATAGCAACCCCAATTTTAACTATAAAATTATCGACATGACAATCCCACACTCTAAACCCCGTGTCGCCTGGTTGAAAATAGTATTTTTCTTGATAACCAAACCCATCAGGTATGTGCGTTTTTCTATAAATGCCAAGACAAGACCCGTCTGAATCTATCATTATGAGTGAATTGAAATATGATTTCCTACATTTTTCGAAAAAGGATATAGGTAAAACAACCTTGAGTTCTTTGGCCAGATTTTGAAATGTGCGTATAAAAGCATCCGGTTTTATTACAACAGTTCCATCCGCGTTATTTTTATCTTCATCTATAACACTGTGTGCCGTCGAAAAATATTTACCATTCTGTTCGTAACAAAAATAAATATTCTCAAATAATTCTTGTAATAAAATAACTTTGGCGCCACTCTTGGCAGCATCTCGAACCAATTTAACTGCTTTTTTAATATTCGCTTCTATTGAAGTAGAACACGCCATTTGTGTTGTTGCAATTTTGAAAATGCGATGACTCGAATCTTCCTTAATATTATATTCCGTTGGAGACATTTGCGACATTAAATTTTAATTTAATATACAGTAGTATAGTATATAGTAATATACAGTAATAATATAGTAATATATTATTATATTATTATAATTTCCACCTTTACTTCTTACTGCTTGAAAGTAAACGAAAAAGTAAAGTGGTGACAAAAAAATCTATTTATTTTTATTTTTCAAAGTTCGTTTATTGGATGTTTTAAAATAACCAGTTTTCGTATCGGACAACGGTTCTTGTTGAGACATGCAATGTATGTTACCTCCACCCATCAAAATTTCTCTCGCATAAACGCCAACAACTTTTTTACTAGGAAACGCATTCGATACAATTTTTAGAGCTTCTTCGTCGCTTTCACAGTGAAATATAGGGACAACAACCACATCATTTGTGATGATAAGATTTACATGCGAGCCCGCCATTCTTACTCCCGCCTTTCTTTGATATGAACCTTTTACCGCAGGTAACGTGTCAATTTCTTTTTGGGTATAAATAAGCGGAGGTGGATGTGGGACTTTTACAACAGAAAATGGTCGCCCCTTTGCATCCGTTGACGACTCGAGTACTTTCATGGCCGCGAGAGATATACTTTCTTGTTCTTTGTCTTGACACGCATCAGTCCCGCAATTCTTCGGCCACGATAATAGAACTTTGGCAACATCGGCAAACACACATAAATTATCTACATGTCCGTCTGTGTCGTAATCCATAAACACGCCAAACGGCAACCAAATCACCTTGGTCACATTAAGATACTTGCATAACACGTCTTGAATTTGGCGCTTGCTAAGATGTTTATTTCTATTCTTATTAAGTAAGCACTGTTCTGTGGTTATTAATGTACCTTGCCCGTCGACGCTATAAGAACCACCTTCACACGCAAAATTGAAATTTTTATAAAATTGTGTGGATAAAAAATTACTTATTTTCAGCGCAACAAGGGCGTCTAATTCATGTTTAATCTCTTTAGGTTTCCCCCACCCATTGAATTTCCATCCCAATGCTCTTAAATCACGCCCTTTCCCTATCCCCTTATTTTTTTTTATTAAAAACGTTGGAGCAATGTCGCGCAACCAACCATCATTACTTTCAACCTCGCATACAAATATATTTTCGTCGTTTTTAAAATATTCAGTTGCTTTCAACCAAGTGGAAGGTGGCGCCACAATTTGAACAGTCTGATATTGACTAATTGCGCGAGCGACAGTCGCAATCGCAAGTTGCGCTGGAGCAAGACGAAATGTTCCAGGATTACTTGGCCATCCCAACCATGTTGCGCGCTGGGGTTCAAATTCTGATGGCATATAATATCCGTCTCTTCGAGGTATTGCATCAAGTATTGATTTTACTCTTTTATGAGTCGACATTGGTATAATATATATTAATATAATTAATAAAATAATCAATTTTATTAATATATTAATATATCTTATCTTATATATCTTATATTTTCCTTATATTTTTTGATTCAACCTTTATATTTTTCCATAGTTGTTTTCTGAATCATATGCAGCGGGATGTCGGAAATCATTTGAACTAAATTGTCTTCTATCCATTCTTGACATCATCGGTGTAAAACTTTCAGACAGTTTTGATTTAACGGATGGAAGCGTCGTCCCATCTGCGTCTGTGCTTCCACCCGCGCTTGTGCTTGCCGAAGACAAAGACGACGACGACTGAGACGGGTCTGGTGTTCCTCCTTCCATTTCACTTTCTAGTGACGTCGCCTTGCTTGAAAGGGAGTCTTCTAGGGTGGAGGCTTCCGCTGCAATTGAATTGTACAAGCAAGACCGGTCAGTTGACGCCGCCGCCTTTTTGGATTTTGTAGAATTTGACAATTGAGAGCTGAACTTATTCGAATCAAATGGGAAATTATACTCGTCAAAATTTATATTGCTTCTTTGATACATGTCATTGATTAAATAACCAATGTAAACCAATCCGGCAAATAATGTGATTACTACTATAACAGTTACGAGTTCTTGAGGCAACCAGCCAAGGTGCATTAATACGATGAAAAATATAATTACAAAACAAATCAAAACAACTAATTTCATTATTTTAACGCGAGCTGTATATTGCTTATGATAATATGTGTTGATGTCAACCATTCTTTTTGTATTGCTTGTTTCTTGGTTTTCCGCTTCTAAACCACTTTTCTTTATCATCAAATCATTTTCTTGAAGCGTGATAATTTTATTCTTATCTTCTAAATTGGAATTCATTTGTGCATTTACTTTTGAATGACTGCTAGCATTGTTCAAAAGTGTATCGAATAATTTTGACCGAAGTGTTGAAATCGCGGTAATGTCGTTGACAATGGCTTCTTGTTGAGCAATATTGTCGGGCGATGGGTTCGATTTAAGTAAAACATCTAAAGCAATGTATTTGTCATTTTCCAATTTTTGCAAATTATTAAATTGGTCTGTTAATTCATCGTCGCTTGAACCACCTGGCTTTGACGCTGATGATGATGAGAGATGTGATGAGAGATGGGGAAAATTAACGTGAGGGAGATTGAGATGGGGAAGGTGGACGTTGGACATGTTGGGAAGGTGGACGTTGGGGAGGCGGAGGTTTTTTTCTAATACACTTTGTAATGCTTGTATGTCGGGGGTTCCATCTTTTCCATCTTTTCCATCCTTTCCATCACGTCCATCACGTCCCGGGCCAAGTGACCAAAGCGGAGTCGTAGCTGTCGGGACAGTGGGAGCTGTAACGGATGCAGCTGTTAAAGCGGCCGAACTCGGCGCAATCTTTATACCCAGCTTATCCGCTACTTTACCCTCTATCATTTTACCTGTTGAACTTTGTGCCAATTTCTCTAAAGTGCCTAATGCCATCATTGCCGCCATTGTTGGTTTATTTTTTATTTATTTATTATAAAACAATAATAATATATACATACATAAAAATAAAGTATACTATTATTATTAATTAAGAGAACATATTAAATGTTCAATAAATCTAAAATAAGGGAGTAAAAGGAACCTGGAAACCTGAAACCCATCTTTACATTAATGGATTTATTTCATCGAAAGGTAAATCAGGTTTTGAAATGTTGAAATAAGCCATAATGTATTGAACTATAAAGTATATAAATATAATCATGACCAATACTCCAATCGTCAATGCCGTTGATGACATGAACGATGAGCCTTCGCCTTCTCCGCCTTCTCCGCCTTCTCCACCCTCTTTTCCGCCCATGAAAATATTGCTAAACATAACAACAATTAAAAGGATGGCAATGACAAACCACACAGTATAATATGTATAGCTTGATTTCAACTGAATTCGCGTATCTTCTTCTTGTCCGAGCAAAGAATCAGGTGTGAATGACTCCAGAGTTTGTTTATCTTTATTATGAGAATCAAGTTGAGCTATTTTTGATTTTACTACCGAAGAAATGGAATTTGCATCTGCGCTTTTATCTAGCGTTTGTTTATGAGAATCAAGTTTAGATATTTTTGATTTGACTGCCTTGATTTTTTGTTCCATGGCTTTTCTATCGGCCAGCGTAGTTGATTGTTGCGACGATGCTGCCTTTATTAATGCAGTTCCCGCATTCAACATATCTTCGCGCGCTGAAGTCAATGTCTTTTCAACCGTCGGAGAAAATACTAGCGCACTTTTTGCTTTATTCGCATCTTGCATATTTGGAAACGTGTCAATAATCCACACAGGAATGCTGTTCATTTTCGCGAATGGGCGAATGCTGTTAGCAGGGTCTTGTATGGTTACAACTACAAAATTATTGGCATTTTTGCTCCAGTAATTCAGTGATATTCCATTTCCCTGACAATATTCGTTTGCAAGTGTAATTTTTTGATTTATTTCTTCTGGAGTTGGGGGTGTCATGCACGCACTAATCCAGTCACTCATCGCGCGTTCATCATAAGAACCAAAGCCCGTAACACACACAGGTTGCCCCTTAAACTCGCTTATACTGCAACATTTTTGACCGAGAGCTGCAATGCAAGAGCCACTATTATTTGGGTCCGCGCTCCATCCTGGAACGGACACACCTGAAACCACACACGGAAGTAAACTTGCCATTGGAGATGTGGAATCCGGCACAGCGGTTCGAACGTCACCGTTTGAATTTGCAACGCCCATGGCGCTGCAATCAGTTCCGCTCAAAGACACGTCGCAATTAAAACAACTATTGATTGGTGTAAGCGTTTTTACTTGAACAACAAAATAATTATGGTTTTTTAAAAGCTCCTTGTTGAATTCCGAAAGAGCGCTAGAATATGCAGCCATCTTTGAATCAAATGCGTCATCTAGTTTGTCTAAAGGCGTTGTAGTCGCCGCATCTGTTGACAAAACGGTTTCAGGTGTAGAAGATGCAGCTGCAGATGCTACAGCCGCTTGAGGTTGGGAACCGGGTTCCGCTACGGAATCAAACCCTTCAATATTCATTCCCACGATTCTGTTGTTTCCAGTATTTTGTGCTAAATAAGTATTCATGCGGTTTAATTTTTTTTCGTCTTTTAAAAATGCGCGGCCCTGTCTCAAACTAATGTTTTTCAAACTATACATGTCGTTGTCATTTTCATTATCATTCCCACTTCTGTTGTTGTTGTTATCACTCGTTCCAAATATATTATCAAAAAACATGTCTATATGTTATATATATTATTATTAACTATAACATATGTGCAGAAAAACTTGTCAAATTTATTTATATATTAAAATTTAATTAATGTTAAATGTTGAATAATATTGAATAATATTTTGACTATTCATAAAACATAAAAAGTTATTCGTTCGGTTCGGTCACATGTCACGTGTCACATGTCACAGTTCATAGGCAAGGGATTAAAAGGGACAGCATGTCCCTTTAGACAGCATGTCCCTTTAGACAGCATGTCCCTTTAGACAGCATGTCCCTTGCCAATTGAGGAGGGGTCAGAGGGGAACCTAGGTCCCCCCTGTCATACACTTTGTAGTTTTGGTTTGAACATTAAATATAATATTGATGCAGACCCAACTAAATACATGACAGTGCTAAAAAAGGTCGTTTTATATAATTCATTAAAATCGTCCAAGGATGCACCTGCTGCCAATTTTGTATTGTTGAAATTATCGCCCAATTCTAATATACTTGAATAACTATTTTGAGTGGGTGTAATGCTGGCATTAATTTTTGAAATTGTGGTTGAATTTTTATGCACTTGTGACCGAACTTGTTCAAGAAGTTTATTTGCAGCAACCCTATAATTTTGTAACACTTCATGATTCAAGTCTTTTGCGTGAGATTCAGAACTAACGTGACCTGCAGTTGTCATCTTTGTCTTTGTCGTTGTTGTTGTCGTTGTCGTTGTCGTTGGCTTCGGCATTAGTGTTGGCATTGATAATGTTACATTTTTGTGATAGTTTATATGATTTGATTTATATTGACTAATCATATTGTCAAATAAAGAATTCACATTATTTATTTTACTTTGAACGTCGTCACCTGTTGCCATTTTTTGTTTTTATATTGTATATATTTATTATTTATTATATATATACAATTATAAATTTAAATTTATTATCAAGTATTTTATTTATTCAGCAACAGCTTTTGGTGGGGGGGCAGCACCACCACCACCCCCGCCAAACATTGATGACATTCCTGGTATCTTTTCGAACATTTTACCCATTGAACTTGATTCAAACTTGTCTAAAAATGATTGTGCCGTTTTTAAAAGCGGCTCCATGCTTTTCATATTTTCCATCAGCTTTTGCTGCTGGTCCATTAGCGTGTTTGTTTGAGACGTGAGACCTCTCACGCCATCCTGACCCACCAGATTTTCTAAATTATCATATGCCGTCTCTAATGTTTTGGCATAATCAACACGATTATTTACGGGAAGGTCGTCTTCTTCGTTGATGGTTGCCGGGCTGAGTTCGGTCATGGCTTCAGATGTCGATGTCGTCGTTAATTTCTTTTTTGACGCCTTGCCCGATGTTCCTGCACCTGTTACTCCTGAAGGGACTGATGCCGCTGCGGCCGGTTTGGCTGCGGCCGGTTTGGCTTTGGGTGCCGGTTTACCTGCAACACCATCCACCATGGTGGCCGATTCATCAGTAATTGCATCGGGTTTTTTCGCCGCATCAAAACCCTCTTTGCTGTTTACAAGGTTTCTGGATATTACAGTAATAAAATTTGTTAATATCAAAGTTGAAATTAATACAATTGTCATATTTTTACTAAAGTACGTTGATATGAATCCTATCGATAGAAATATCAATAGTGCGTAGCTATCTCTCAATACAATGTAACCAAAAAAATTAATAATTGCTAAAAATGCAACAATGTACAATACATTCTTATCTTGCAGCATGGATTGAATAACCTTTGGAAGTTTCATATGAACGTTCACCATTTTATAATATGTGTATATGTGTATATATAATTAACGCAAGAAAATAATATGTATAAACAATTTACATACAACTCAAAATATATATTATTATAATTTTCTAAACAGTTAATTAAATAAAATAGTTAATTTAAATTCATAAATGGATATGAATCGTACAAATAATCATTCAAAATATAGTTTGGCATATTGTGAAATTTTTAATTCAAAAATACATGGAAAAGATGATTCTAGTTCAAAAAACATTGAATCGCATTTTTTAATTTTTAAAACATTACACAATGATGAATTTCACAACGATGCAGAATTTATCGAAATTTCAAATGATATTTGCATCATAAGAGAGAATTTAAAAAATCGACATTTAAATTATTATCATTCTCACCCGGTCATTAGAAACTATACTAGCATTTTGATAAAAAAAGATTATATATCTTTAGAAATTATAGAGTGTGTTGAACTTGAAGGAGAAGAACACGTGGCAATTTACAAAACATTTTGGTTGCGCATAATTCAGCGCAAATGGAAACGCTATTGCGAGTCAAAAAAGAAACGCCTGGCTGCATTGCTACAACCTTATGGACTATTTATGAGAGAAATCGGCATCTCTTGTTTCTCTTGTTTCAACAATGCCCGTTTCCAACCCAAAATTTTATAATTCCCGTCTACAATTGTGCACCTGTTATTATATTTTTTAAACGTTACTATTCTTGAATATGCTGTCCCTTTTAATCCCTTGCAAATTAAGGAGGGGTCAGAGGGGCGTAATGCTTGGCACCTTGGTTCCCCTGTCCATGCATTATTCGCCCAATTTTGTTCCCCAATGTAAATTTGGTCTCCTTCTATTTTTAAAATTACAGCAATGTGTCCATATGGCGTATCACTCTTGTTTCTTGCCCAAATAATTACATCATTCACTTTGGGCATATTGTTTTTTATTCGGCAATTCTTATTATTTTTAAATGTTTTAAATTTATATTTTTTACCGGTATCCGTTGACTCAACTGTTTTCAATGCAAACACATCTTCAGCACCATCAACCGAATCAAACGTAACACCAAGTTTAGTAATCAGGTACCGTCTGGCGTATTCAACGCACTGCCATTGCATTCCAGAAAATAATTTTTTATTTTGATAACTAATAAAATTATTCAACCCGGATTCAAATGAGTTATTGCAGTTGGAATATGCCGGAACATCTTCTAAATGGCTAATTTTCTCACCAAATGTAATAACACAATTTCTTTTTTTTTTACTATTATGAACTATTTTTTTTACCTTGGAATTTTGTCTTCGTCTTGTTTTATTTTCTCTTACAGAATATCGCATTGGTATGCTATTTATATATTACAATACATTATTTTATATATAAATACATGGGATTATTGACCCTGCCCTACTTTCTACTTTCTAGATTTCCTCGTCATTTTTCTCTGTTTCCTGGATTTCCTGGATTTTCTCCTGGATTTTCTCGTCATTCTCTTCTGTTTCCTGGATTGTCTGTATTTCCTGGATTGTCTAGATTGTCTCGAACCACCTCTTGCAGCATTAAATGCTGCATGTTGGTCTTGAGGAAGCGTGTCTTGAAGGCGCTGTTTCAGCTGATTGCTGAAATTGGAGAGAACCTGTCCAAGAGCTGTGATATTTTCAGACAGGGTTGCATCTTCCGCATCTATCAATCCGCGCATTTTATCAATATCGGCAGGAATGTCTCTCAGAATATTTTCGTACATTTGATTTGCCCTTGTTGATGATTCCAACTGTGCTGTGAGTTCTTCAATTCTTTTATTTAATTCGCCAATTTGGTCATTTAAAATACCAATTTGTCCTTCAGCAACTTCTTGGATTTTACTGTTTGCATTCATTTGAGATTTATCTGCCAAGTCGCCAACTAAACGCTCACGTTCTCCCATTAATTTACTTCTATCTTCAACTACCGCATCCAGTTCGCGCTGTATTTCTCCGCGACCTGCAATGTACTGTTGAATAAATAAAAAATAAGGATTCAGTTCATCCAACATCTTACGGATTTGTTCAGTGTATTCATTTATTTTAACCGAATTTTTTCGTGTTCTAGATGCAACTTGTGCCAAACCCATCAGTTTATTTCTTATTTGAACAACGGACAGACTTGCTTTCAAATACTCCGGCTTATCAATAGCAAGTTTTCTTCGTCGAAACGTTTGCGCACGCGGCGAGTTGCGTCTTGGGGATGACTTTCGCCGTGGTGGTGGCGAATTGCGTATTTTTGGCGACTTTTTGGGCGACTTTTTTTTCAAACCCAGTATTTTCCTTATTAGTGGAGTCGGTGATGAACCCATTGACGAGTCACTACTATCCATCATGTTAAATCTAGGCGACCCTTGCGGTTCATAATCAGAGGCGGTTAGATTCATAGACTCATCTGCTGCCGAAATGGGAGAAAGAGAATACCCTGAAGGCTCTTGTGCTTCTGGAGAATCCCAAGGCTGTTGTTGCGCTTGTTGCTGTTGTTGACCCTGTTGCTCTTCAGGCGTAACCATAACCATTGACTCGGAAAGATTCGGTTCAACAGCAGCAGCAGCAGCATCAACAGCAGCATCAACAGCAGCATCAACAGCAGGAGGAACTTCAAGGTCAGCGGCAGCAGGAGGAGGGGGGGGGGGGACTTCAATGTTTACACCAATGTCAACAGGGTCGGCGGCAGCAGCCACTGGTGAAGGAATCCCCAATCCTCGTCGTTCTCTTCGTCCAATATCATTTTTTCGTTTTGTTTTTGGTGGCATTTTATTTTAAATATATAATAACATAATATTTTATATTTGAAATCAAATACTTATGAATAACGCAATTTTATACTAAAGTTTATCAGTTTGTTTCACATCTTTTGTTATTTCACCTAATGTTTGTAAAATTTGTTCCTGTTCCCTCTTAATTTTGAATAAATTACTATCCGTTTGATTCGTTTCACCGTTAATTTTATCGATATATTTTGAAAGCTCTTTATATTTTTCTTCCCGATTACTTCCTTTCATTTGCAACATATTCTTCAATTTTCGTATTTCTTTGAAGATTAATTTTTGGTCCCTTTTTATTCCAGCCACTATTGCGCTGGGTACTTTTTTTTTGATTGAAACTTCTAGATTTTTACCTTGCTCATCTTCTTCTTCGTCATCTTCTTCGTCGTCTTCTTCATCTTCGTCGTATTCATCGTCTTCGTCCCGCTCAACATTATGGTGGTGGTGGTGGTGGTGATGGTGATGATAATGGGTTTTTTGCTTGGATGATTCTAAATTCTTCAAATATTTCAACAGTCTCTCTAAAGCCCCAATCTGCATTGTTATTTTAGTTTTAAACTCTTCATAATAATCGTCATACATTCTTATAATGTCTGCTAAATGCGGATTAGATTGTGATTGTTTTTTTATAAACAACCTATTTCTTAGAATTTTATTTCTAGTTTCATCCTGTTTGCATTTCAAAATATGCATGCGCGCATCTCTATTAAACAAGGAGAATGCAGTATCTTGTTCTTCACTTGCACTTGAATCAATATAATCCGGTTTTAAAATCAAAATGCTCTTATGAAAATTCATTTATTATGAAATGATATAAAAATATTTTTGTTAATATTCTTTATAACAAATATAATAATAAATGAGCATTGTAACATTTACAGATATTTTCGGTAATAGCACACAAGTTAAACTTGAAGAATGCATACCTCTTGAACTGAAACTAAATCTTACACGATACGGTGAAAAATATAGAGAACTTGGTAATTTTCTATACAAGTACAAAACACAGTATGGGTATAGCGGTCAATTGCCATCAACTAAAATGGTCAGCGCGGAAGAACTGGCATTTATAGGCGAGCTGCGTAAAATGAATTATGACGAATTGTTGAAAAATCACTCGGAAAATTGGAGCAAAGATTACTACTACAAGTAATTAAACGTTCAAAAATATCTTTTTTTTCTTATGATAAATGATAAGAATATAATCAAAGAGGGCAAACTAATCAAGATTTTCCGTATAAATTATTTATTAAGAATATATAAAAATCTTTTCATATTAATATTTACAATTAAAAGTTAAGATATTTTAGGAATGTCAAAAAAATCAACGCCGAGTGCAACAACTTTGAGTGAACCTCTTTTAACCGAAGACGATAGCCGCTACGTAATGTTTCCGCTGAAAGACCACGACATATGGCGAATGTATAAAAAACAAGTGGATTGTTTTTGGCGAGCCGAGGAAATAGACCTTTCAAAAGACGGCGTTCATTGGCAAACCCTCGAAGCAGACGAAAGATATTTTATATCAATGATTCTCGCATTTTTTGCCGCTAGCGACGGAATTGTTCTGGAAAATTTGGCGGTTCGATTTATGGGAGATGTTCAGCTCGCTGAAGCTCGCGCTTTTTACGGATTCCAAATCGCGATGGAAAATATACACTCGGAATGTTACAGTTTATTGATTGACACATACATTAAAGACTCGGAAGAAAAAATGAGGCTGTTTAATGCAATAGACAATTTTCCGTGCATTAAAAAGAAAAGCGATTGGGCGAAAAAATGGATTCACGATAAACGCAGCTCGTTTCAAACTCGGTTGATTGCATTTGCGTGCGTTGAAGGCATCTTTTTTTCAGGCGCATTTTGTTCTATTTACTGGATGAAAAAACGCGGCTTGATGCCCGGACTCACGTTCAGCAACGAACTCATTTCGCGCGACGAAGCGCTTCACACCGAATTCGCGGTGCTGCTCTACAATAAAATGACGAAACACCTTCCCAAAACGCGCGTGCAAGAAATCATTAAAGAAGCGGTTGAGATTGAAACCGAATTCATTTGCGAAGCGCTGCCGTGTCGCCTCATTGGAATGAATTCCAAGCTGATGATTCAATACATTGAATTTGTTGCCGACCGCTTGCTTTTGCAGTTGCAGTGCGACAAGGTGTACAATTCTTCCAATCCGTTTGATTTCATGGAGCTGATAAGCATCGAAGGAAAAACCAACTTTTTTGAGAAACGAGTGAGCGAATACGCGCTTGCAGAAAAAACGAAAACGGACGACATTTTTGATTTTTCCACGTTGTTTTAGGTTGTTTCAGATTTTAGGAACCGTTTGAAAAAAATTCACATAATATATATAATAAATAAATATATATATATATATTAACCATCAATCTATCAATGCAACCACAGCAACCACAGCAACCACAGCAACCACAGCAACCAGAAGAACAATTAACAAAGGATGAACTTCACCATTTTTTTTATTATGTTCAAACATACGGTCCCATTGGTATAAAACCGCATCGTGATGTTGCCGTCCAAATTGTAGATGACATATATAGTAATAATGAAAATTTTGATGAATCCGATATAAGTGGATTAATAAGTTATTATGAAACACTTGTCCCAATATTTATTGCATATGAAGATAAAGAATTCCAGATTAATTATTCTGAAAAGATTAAGCTAGCTAGACAAATGTTAGATGAAGATGAGGATAAGAGTGAATTTAAACCTCTTGTAGATTCATTTAAAGCTAAATTTGAAGACAGTGAATTGAATCATCCAGCCGTTTTGGTGGCAATTTTACTATGTTGTGATTTAATCCCTTCTGATGAAGCATTCAAAATTTTTATAAAATTTTGTACAACACAAATTAACGATTTAAATAGTTTTTTGAATTTTACTTCATTATTACATGAGTGGAGCAAACTTTTAAAATCATTGTTATTTACAACTATTGACTGCGACGGCGCGAGGAGTAGCCCCGGAGGATGCGCTATCGGTAACCCCGACGACTTTGATGCCCTTGTCATTGCCACAAAGTCTAGACAAGAAACAAGGGATTATAAAAATGCACTATATTGTACTGCTCTTTATCTACAGGAACGCAACATTCTTACCAAAGACACAGTTGAAACTCTACTTGAGAGTGTTAAACAAATGAGGATATTTCAAATTGAAATTTTACATAATATGCCACCACAGGCACAGGCACAGCCCGCAGATGTTGAAACTGACAGATTGATAAAACTTGCTGAAACTACTTTTGAAACACATGAAATCTTGCCATTTGACAAAGCAAATGAATTAGCACGTCTTCCACATGTAATAATAAGAGTGAATAAATGTTCTCAACCTCCTAAAGATTATGAAAGAATGTTTCCAGCAAAAATAAAATCTACTCCTCTTTCTGTTACTGCTGACACATCACCAATGTTTCCAATGTTTCCGGTTCCCGTTAAAATGCACGATTTGATGTCAGGTTTTCAACTTCCTTCTTCTAAAAAATTCGGTGAAAAAAAAGAGGAGCATAAAAAGCTTGTGGTTAAAAATCCAGACGTTCATAAAGTTAAAGGTGCCGAAATTAAGAAGAATAAACAAATTATATACGCACAAAAAAAATTAATTTTAACTTCTCGAGATGATGCGAAAAGTGAATGTGATGATGCGTTAGAACTTCTAAAAAACCCAACTAAAAGTAATTTAGAAGATGCAAAAAGTTATATAACAAAATCTGAAACGGCTGCAACTAGAGCTGAACAATCTTTTGAAAAAGTAAAAGAGGCTGTCGGTACAATAATTTCTTCATGTAGAGAATTACATGAGGATGATGTTAAGGTCATTGCTAAAAGTAGAACTGACAAAACAACAGTCGAGGCCGATGCTGCAATAGAAGTTTCATTACAAGCCAGTCAAACGTGTGAACAAGAAGTTCGTGCCGAAGTCGCCTTGATTGAAGGTGTCGTTAGTGAAGCTCGAAGTCATGCAACCACAGCTCGAACTGCTTTTAATGCTGCTAATCAACTAGTTCCTGTGGTGCCGCCAAAAACCGAAGCCCAAAAAAAAATGGAAAAACTACAAGCTGCTACTGCTGCTGCAGAACAAAAACAAAAAGATGCTGCTGCTGCTGCAGAACAAAAACAAAAACAAAAAGATGCTTCTGCAAAACAAAAACAAAATGCTGCTTCTGCTGCTGCTGCTGCTGCTGCTGCTGCTGCAGAACAAAAACAAAATGCTGCTGCTGCATTCAAAAGGAAGCAAGAAGAAGCTATTGCTGCTGCTGCATTGAAAAGTAAGCAAAAAGAAGCTGCTGCTGCCGCCAAAGCCGGTATTGACGACCTCTTGACTCGTGTCGATGCTAGTGTCGATGCTAGTGTTGTTGCGAATGAGGCTGCTGCTGCTGCTGCTGCTGCTGCAGAACTTGAAAAGGAAGAAAGGGCTCGGATTTTAGAGAGGGCTATTGCTGCTGCTGCAGTGATAAGGAAGCAAGAAGAAGCTATTGCTGCTGCTGCATTGAAAAGTAAGCAAAAAGAAGCTGCTGCTGCCGCCAAAGCCGGTATTGACGACCTCTTGACTCGTGTCGATGCTAGTGTCGATGCTAGTGTTGTTGCGAATGAGGCTGCTGCTGCAGAACTTGAAAAGGAAGAAATGGCTCGGATTTTAGAGAGGGCTATTGCTGCTGGAAAACAAAAACGCAGTGAATATGAAGCAACGTTTGCTGAAATTGAACAAAAACGCGTTCAAAATCAACAACAATCAATGGAATCAATGGCTGCTGCTGCTTCTGCTGCTGCTGATTCTTCTGTCGCCGAAATTGATATGGTCGAGTTTAGTAGATTATTTGAGTGCAAATACGAAGTAATGAATAAAATTGCAAGTAAAATAAAAGTTTTACCAGATAGCATTTTAAGTTCAATGTTATCAAGGTCAGAAAAACATTTACAAAAATATATGATGGTAAATGACACTTTTTCAAGAACTTTTATTGTAGTTGGAATATTACAACGGTATTTAAGAGATACCAATAAAATACTGATGATTGGAAAAACTGCTTTACAATTGAGTGCGGTTTTAAATGATGCCATAATTGAGAGCGTAAATAAACTCCACCCCCCCTTACCAGTTCCTAATTTATTTGCGGCTGGATTATGTTTATATAAACCATGTTCAGATGTTGATATTTGTTGTGTCCTACCTGAGTCTGCAACACTGTCTTTAAAAAAAACATTTGTGAGTACTTTTTTGTTATTTTTTAACAATAATGGAATAATCCAAAATGTTGAGGCACCTGATGTTCCTGATATTACTTATCAACGGTTTCGAAAAAGCGAAAATTTATTTCTCACAGTTCGTTCGCGTGGTTCTAACGATACAGTTTCAGTAAAAAAAAATCAAGGTGGTGTTATTTTAGACGTTTTAGATGTTAAATTTCAAACACAACAAGAAATTCAAGTGACTTTTCCAGGTTTTGTTAGCACAGTTTATACAGTTGAAAACGTTTTAGAATTTTCTGAGTTAACATTTACATTACCAGATTTATTAAGTAGTTTAAATGAATGTGTACAAATCACAACAAAAGAATTAACTAAATTATTCACAAACAAAGGTATACCAGATGGTGAATTCTATTTTTTTGTAATAACAACACTATTAAAATTTTTTTCAAGAGCAGTTCAATTATCTTACATACTGACGGGACAAACTCGTCAATCAACACGTTTAATATTTTTTACAGCAGTTGTTCATAATCAAACCCCTAACGACATTATACCTATAATAACTGATATATTGAACTTATTTTTATTTGACGACTATAGATTAAATCCGGAAATATTTCGTGAATTTACTGTGTATAAAGAAACATTTCCCGCTGACTCGAAAGCCAGACTGCAAATCGATTTACATAAAACGATTCTTGCTATATTAGCAAAAAATATTGTTGGTTTTACTCCACCACCAGAAAATTTGATGGGTGGAAAAAAAAACAAATTAAAAACAAAAAGAAAAGCAAGGAAAACAAGGAAAACAAGGAAAACAAGGAAAACAAGGAAAACAAGGAAAACAAGGAAAACAAGGAAACCAAATAAATCAAACCAAAATAATAAGAAAAAAAGATTGACAAGAAATATCCCTCCTTACAAACTTACAAACAAAAGTATGGGCCGTAAATGTTGAAGGGATATGTACCCCTAAAATAATTTTCTTCCATTTACACGTCTAACTGTCCTTACAATTCCATTTCGCTGTGGTGGTTGTTGCTGCTGCTGCTGTTGCTGCTGCTGTTGCTGTTGCTGCTGCTGTTGCTGCTGCTGCTGTTGCTGCTGCCGTTGCTGCTGTAGTCGCATCTGATGTTGCTGCTGTAGTCGCATTTGCTGCTGTTGCTGCTGTTGTCGCATCTGATGTTGCTGTTGCTGCTGCTGCAATCGCATTTTCTGTTCTTCTGCTGCCATAAGCAGCTGTTGCTGATGTTGAGCGCGCTGTTTCTCATCTTGCGCTGCTGCCGCGTTCCCCCTTGATTTAAATTTTATTCTTTTCTCATCGTGAATATTTTGCTCCTCATAAGTATTTGAAGCGTGATTGTAAGCGGTATCAAAGTTTACAACATCAATGAAAAAATTATCACCATCTTGAATGTTGAATTCATAATTTAAATTCCTTATCGTATTCAACCCGTCATTCGTCGTTTTATAAAATACCATTTCTGCTTCTGAACGTGATATGGTTCTCATGATTCCCTCCACCATTTGTAAAATCATGGGACTTTGCAAAGGGAAAAAGTTTCGCCTGTCAATTTTTAGTCCGGACTGCAGCACTCGATGCTGCATATAGTTGTCTTCGCCGCCCCACGCCCAAAAATTCGGGAACCCGTTTGTCTTTTCAAAATCTGCCCCTTTTATTGAAAAAATGCCTCCCAGTGCAAACTGAACTCCGTAGAAATGTTTCACAATTCCAGCCCGTGTTTCGTATTGAATCACATTTTTATCATACGGCACTGTATCCACGTCATTAAACACAAATGTTATGTTTTGATAATCATCAGGATACTCATTTTTTATTGCTAAAAATCCAATATTCTTCATTCCTCCCCGATTAAACGGGCGAGCATCTTTTTGGTGAACAAAGCGTACAATGTAATCTTTGGAGTCATACACTGACAATACATGTTTCATATATACCGAAAAAAAGGTTAAATGTTCTTTACGGTCTCTATAAGGAACAATGAATGCCAATTTTGGAACAACGGTTACCGTTGCATTACCACTATTTAGTTCTTCTAAACTTGAACCGGGTTCATAGTTGTTCGTTTTTGTTACATCATTTATATCGCTCATTATAATGTATATATTATTGTATGAATATATACATTAACCAATTCAAACTAATTCGAGGGGGGAATGTTTTTCCCATTCTAGAGGGGGTGGTTTAATCTACATTTGCACCCATTGTCCAATGTAAAAATAAATATAAATTATTATCCCATTCTAGAGGGGGTTAAAGGGGGGGAGTCTGCCCCCCCTTGTATTTCTCTAATATTATTTTTGGAATGAGATTGTCTGTGAATTGTTCCAGTTTTTTGTAACATTTATTTATAGTCACTTCGCTAATTTCTGTTATTCGATTTACATCCTTCTTAGAGACGTTTAACCCGCACGTTTGAGAAACAAAGTAGATTATTCCTGCAGCAATAGAATGCGGCGTATTTTCCGGAATCAAATTATTCTTCTCGATTCGAGTAGCAACAAACTGACACAATTTTGTTAGTTCGCCGTTGATGTTGAGTCGACTGCAATACCTCTCTATAAATGCTTCCGGTTTAGTTTTACTAAAACTCGTCTTGTCTGAATTCGCCATTTCATGTTCTAGTTCATTTATAATTGTAATCGCGTTTTTGCACCCCCTTGTCGCGCTAGTATTATCCAAATTAAAAATGGTTGCAATTTCTTTTATCGTTCTTGGACAGCCGTGTTTTCTACAGGCAATATAAGTGGACGCCAAAATAATTCCATCTCGATTTAGACCCCTGTACGTTTTGAATTCGGAAATCTTTTTGTGGTACCTTAGCGCCTCGTCCACAATTATTTTAGGAAGTCCGCCGTTGTGGGCAATGATTGTAATGCACTGAAATTCATCGTATTGCGACTTTTCTCGATACGGCATGGATTGCCACTCCGTGTATCTCCTGAATTTTCTCATCTCGTAGCTGGTCGCGCCGTCGCACAAAACTTTGCACCCATACGATGATTCGACCAACAGCGGATTTACCGGCATTCCGCAGCGCGTTGGGTCGCTGGACTGGTTATCATCTGCGCCATAATAGCGCCATTCTGCACCATGGTCCAATATGTCCTTGTAAACAATTCCGCATTTTTGATTCGTGCACGTCAAAAATCCGTCGTCTGTCAAACACACAATCGAACAACACGAATCGCAATGTTCTCGCTGACCGCTGCTTCTGTAGACGCACTCCAGCGCCGTTCCTGCTGCTCCCGATGATGCTGTTGTTGTCTGTTGACCGCATTCACAGTCTTCATTTATAAAACTAGAATCAATTTGTTTCCATAAATCTTGTTTATATTGATTAGTGGATTTAGAATCATGTCTATTTTTTTTCGTTATTTTATGGTGTTTATTCAATGGGGACATGCGCCCCCCTTCTAACCCCCCTACTATAGAGGGAGTTGGAGGAAGACCTGCGGTTCCAATGACTGAAGTTAACAACGTCGACATTAATAATAATGTGATGAATCAGGATGGTGGGTGGGACCGTCTTGGCTTTTGCTATAAATAATATTAGTTTATGTCTAATTCAATTTTTATTATTATATATAAAAATAAATAATAATAAAATAAATAATAATAAAATAAATAATAATAAAATAAATAATATTCAATTAATCTAATTATATTTTAATTATAGCATATATATAATATATATAATAACATTAATAACATTAATAACATAATAACATTAATAACATGGGCGCAGCTTTAACAACACAAATTACCAATTCAAATTTAGAGTTGAGAACAAAAATTGATTACATTGCCAAGAATCTTATTTTTGACTCCGATTTCACAGACATGACAAAACTTGGAGATGAAAAATATTGCAACAAACTGGTAAAAAAAGTATCAGACGTGTTTAAAAAAAATAAAGAATCAATTGACATTGTATCACTGAGAAAAAAATTATATGAAATGAAAAAATATAAAACCCCTGAATCAAATGAAAATGAATTCAAATTAGAAACAAGTGCAAACCAGGAGCCACAAAATCAACTACCTCAGCGCGTTGAACGAAAACAAGAAAAAAAACGAGAGGAAGAACGAGAAGAAGAAGGAGAACAAGTAACAGGAGGAGAAAATAGGTCAACAACTCGCGCTCGTACTCGTAGCCCCACAACAAGAAAACGTATGCCGTCAACATCAACTCCACAAAAAATACACAACGTTAAAAACAAATGCAACGAAATTGCGAAATTTTATGTTTTATTTGCACACTTATTTTCGTGCATTGTAAGCACAATTAATCCATCTTTTGAAATTGGTGCTTCTTCTTCTGATAAAAAAAATGCCAATTCTCTTGATTTTTGTTCATCCAGGTTGAAATTATTAATAAACAACCAGTTGATTCAAAACAGCGAGGGCGACATTACAATTGGACCCAACGTTTGTGCAACGAATATTTCTGAGAAAGGAAATGTATTGCGAATAGTAGACTTACCTGGAATAAATTCACTTTTAAAATTATTTAAAAGTGGCGGCGACGATTCTACGGAAGATATCAAATATCTTTATGAAGCATTTACGGGACAAAATGCGCCCAACGGTGTTAATCTTCTTGAAGCGCCTCTTAAAGTGTACAGTAAAGACGTTGAGTGCAGCGGCAGCGGCAGCAGCAGCAGCAGGAGCAGTTCAAGAAGCGAGTCTCGCGGGGGTGCATTTGGTGACTACCAGGACGACAGTTATCGTTACAAGGACCGCGATGAACGCGACATTCGGAAGCTAAATGTCGATGTGCGGAGCGGAATTTATTCAACCGGCGTTATAGGCAATCCAACCAAAGAAAAATTATTTTCTGACTACATAAAGAATATAAAAATTATGATTCAAAAATCTGAAAAAAACCGCTCATTATTACTTGAAATATTATCCGAAATGTTCACGTACACATACGACGATGGTGGTGAAATTTCTGGAGTTATTATTAATCCGTCACTAACATTTAAAGAGCTTCAATCTCTCGTGAGAAGAACGCGGAAAATTGTTATCAAATTATACACCGAATGCGAAGAAGATTATAATGAAGGATTAGACATATTTTTTGCACTCATTCAAGAAAAAATTATTTCCAAGTTAACATTACAAGATGATGTGCTTCGCAGGGAATTGGAACAATCTATTTATGGAGACCAAACACGATACATATATGCGAATCAAAATCCTTTTCAAAATCAAAATCCTTTTCAAAATCAAAATCCTTTTCAAAATCAAAATCCGAATAAAAATCAATTTGTTCCACCACATTTCAAACAAAATGTTATAAAAGAATTTAAAGAAATATTGAAAGAAATAGGTGAGACTGATTATTTTCCCCGTTTACAAATAGGCTTGAACGATTGGATAGACTCGGAAATACAATATGCAAATGGTCCTGAAATGTTAGACGCTTCTCAAGTTGCACACGATTTTTATGACTCATCTGATAAAGAATTTGTCGATGTTGAAGACGCTCCTGCTGCTGTTGGTGCCGTTGGCGCTCTTGTTGCTGTTAATGCTCCTCCTGCTGCTGCTGTTATTCCTCTTTCTTCTCCAAAAAAAGTAAAAAAAAAATATAGTATTTAGGACATTCTTTCAATTAATTTTAATTTATATTTATTATTTAATTTATATATTATTTAAGTAAAATGGCTTAAATAATTATCTTATGTTAATATATGGAAATAACACTTCCATCATTCGTAGATTGTCCGGATGGCGCATAGCGCAATAGAAATAACACCGGTTCTACAAACACGAGATGACAGGTTCCAATCCTGGCTGGAATAAAAATAATTTTCAGTTCAAATAAACCGGCATGGCGCAGAGGAAGCGCGCGGGGCTCATAACTCCGAGGTCACTCGATCGAAACGGGTTGCCGGTATGATTACAATTCAGTTGCTTTGCAGAAGCAGCACCCGTCTACACATGGACACTTTAAACCGGCATGGCGCAGAGGCAGCGCGCAGGGCTCATAACCCTGAGGTCACAGGATCGAAACCTGTTGCCGGTATGATTACAATTCAGTTGCTTTGCAGAAGCAGCACCCGTCTACACATGGACACTTTAAACCGGCATGGCGCAGGGGCAGCGCGCGGGGCTCATAACTCCGAGGTCACAGGATCGAAACCTGTTGCCGGTATCATTACACTTCGCCCCTTTACAGAAGCGGCGCTCGTCTACACATTAGACACCACTTTAAACCCCCTTAGCTCAGAGGCAGAGCGCAAGACTCATAATCTTGAGGTCGGCGGATCAAAACCCCCAGGAGGTAATCCATGACACATCGCACCGGTGCATTCAAGGCACTAGAGCAACTTTAACCGGCATGGCGCAGAGGAAGCGCGCGGGGCTCATAACTCCGAGGTCACTCGATCGAAACGGGTTGCCGGTATTTTTTGTATATAGCCCCTTTAGCTCAGTTGGATTAGAGCATCAGCCTTCTAAGCTGGGGGTCGCCGGTTCAAGTCTGGCAAGGGGTGCTGGGTCTCCATAGCTCAGCTGGTAGAGCGAACGGCTGTTAACCGTTAGGTCATAGGTTCAAACCCTATTGGTGACGTTGTTATAAAAAAAATAAATATTTGATTCATTTTTATTAATAATCAAATATTAAACTATACATTTCAAGATTTCAAGCAACAATCACTTCTTTTGATATTGTTTTTATGATTCGTTTTTCACCGGAATCCGGTATCGGCGTGCACACATGATTCATTGTTAAAATAAATTCATCACGTTTATTTTCATTCGTTTTTATTTCCGGGTCAGAATCTTTCAAATCTTTCAATGTTTTTACCTGTTTTCTTGAAACCTCACTAATCGAATTTTTTAATTTTTCATTGCCTTCGTCCTTTTTCCAATTATCCTCCTCTTTGATATACATTACATCTCTTTTTACATCCGTGCAATGAATGGGACGTTTGAACACATCCAATTCTTTTAGTCCGCGCAAAAATATAGAGCCAACGCTGTCTTCCAAGCTCTTATCTCTGGTGACATTCAAGTCATCAAATGTAATATTGAGAGATTTAACAAAATCACACATGTTTATCGCATCTTTACACTGCTCGTTCAAAAAGAAATTCAAATTAAATTTCTGTTTTATGTTATTTGTCGTATTTGTTATAATGTTTCCAATGCACATTTTTGGCAACATTTCTAGAAGCTGCTGTTGTTGTTGCTGTTGCTGTTGCTGCTGTAATATTATTTGCGTTTGTTGTTGATTTTGTTCGATAATGATTTTTTTCATCTCTTCGTTATCCTTCAATATTTTCATTATGATTTGATTGCTAAACTTGATTTGTTCATTATTGTTATCATTATTGGTTTTAATACCACATATTATTTTATGTTTATATAAACCTTCTCTATACGAATAAGATTTACTACAACTATCACATGTATATTTTACTTTTATTTTATCATTATTATGTTTTTTTGTTACCAAGTGTCTATCATAGTCAATTTTTCGCACACATGAAAAACTACATTTTTCACAAATATAAATCATTATTGAATTGTTGTTTTTTTTATTTGTTAAACAATAGTGAGATTATATTTCTATTATTGTTTACTATAATAATAAAATATTATTGAATTATAAATTCATCCTCGAAAAATGACTTTTTAGTTTTTCAACTTGTGTAAATATGCATTTTTGGACGATGTTGAGACAAAATTATGTTTGTGTTCTATTTTTTTGTATCATTTTACACCATTTTGTATCCTTGCCTTACCATACACCCGCTATTTTATTTTGTACTTTACACCCCATGACCGCATTGATTATGCTCTGAGTGTAAATTTTGTATCCTCATGTATCATTTTCCCGCTGAAAAAGCACCTTTTGATGCTTGATGTTGTTATTGAATAAGGTAAGGGTGTAAAATCTGTATCCATATTTTCTGAGAGCTTAATCAAATTTAAAAAATCCCAAAAAATCCCGGAAAATACCAAAAAATACGACTTTTTCAAAAAAATGCTTATGCTCTCAGACAAATTATTGAACATTATTGCGTCATCATAATTCATAAGGTTTTAGTTTTTAACAATGAAAAGTAAAAACCTAAAAAAACACGATTTTTTTTTGTAAAGATTCTTTTCTATTTTCTGAAAATGGACAAAAATAAATGTCCATTTTGGATTTTAAAAAAAGAGTTATAAAAAAAGATATTTTTGTCATATTCTCCATTTCACCAAAATAAAAGCATACAAATTTACGAATATTTATGAATATTACTATTTCATCCTCGAAAAACGACTTTTTAGTTTTTCAACTTGTTACTTTTCCACTTTTGGACGATGATATTATAGAAAATGTTGATAGGTGGTTTATTACATTTTATATGTAAAATATAATAAAATAATGGTTTTTTATAATTATAATTATATGATAATCTTTTTAGTTCCGGATGAATCTGACGAAGAAGAAGACCCGTCTTCATTATCTGTCACTTCATCAGTTTTTTGAACCATGAGAATGGACGGGGTTGAATCATCATCATCATGAGTAGAAGAACCTTTTCCTGTGTTTTCATCTTCATTGACAGGATTGGCATCCGCCGGTGTAACGTCCTCAGGCATTTTGACAAGATTTTTCTGTGGATTGTGGTAATAATCGTGTCCGCCAATGGTTACCGTGTACCATCCGTTTGGCGGACGCAAGTCGTAGTCTTTACCGGGGTTCGGCTCATACCACATTGTGTCTTTGGTTTTTTCATTGTAATAGTATTCTTTTTTTGATTCCGGCTCAACCATTTTAATCCATTCTTTCCCCATATTTTCAGTTGAAGTCGCTTCCAAATTGGTATCGTGATTTGGATTGCAATTCATAACAATATTTTGAGTCATCGGTGATGGTTGTGGTTGTGTACGGCCCCCGTCTTGTTCATTTTGTGCATCTGCATTAATATCCACATCTGGATTATCCATACTCGTATCTTCATCGCCGCCTTGTTGCAACAACGCATCGTACGAATTCGTCGTCGAGTCATTCGAATCAATCGGAGACGAAATAAGTAATTGAACGCCGTCATCGCCGTTATCGTCATTCTTTTTACCACCACCCTTCATCGAAGTGTCAATCGAGTCAAAAGTCTTCTCTCCAGACAACAACTTGTAATTATTTGAAAACGACATGCTTTCAATCTGGTTAATGTTATCTTCGGTGATAATTCGCATAACACAATTCATGGTTTGCAGCTCCTGAATGAGCAGCTTGAACGAATAAGGAATTTGCACGACGCTAAACGAGCGGCCAAAACGCGTAATGTTTACCAGTTTCGGATTGTCGGTTAGAGCGTCGTTGAATTCAATGGGTCCGTCAGCCATCGGGCTCATAAATACGTCATTGTCCGGATTGTATATTGCCGTCATTCCGGTTTTATTGCAAATCGCCATGTAATAAACATCGCCTCGTATCAACATGGATTCCTGTAAAAAGTGCGCAGCTCCGTGACCAATTATCCCGTCACGTTCCATTTCGCCTATGCGCAAACCGCCATCATTCGCTCGCCCTTGCACCGGTTGTCTCGTGAGGTTGGTATTAGGACCCCGGGCTCTAAAATTGATTTTATCTTTCACCATGTGTTTCAGTCGCATGTAGTACGTGGGACCAATGAAAATTTCGCTTTCAATTTGTTCACCTGTGGTTCCGTTGTAGAGAATTTGGGTTCCATTTGAACTGTAATTTTCTTTAAGCAGCATATTTCCAAATGTTTCGTGCTTATTTCCCAAGTTGACGAATGCGGTGCAGTCGCCGAATGCGCCATAAACCACGCACGCTTTTGCCATGATGGTTTCGACGAATTGCCCAATGGTCATTCGGGACGGGAATGCGTGCGGGTTGATGATTAAATCGGGGCGTATGCCGTCCGACGTGAATGGCATATCTTGCTCTGGAATAATGAGTCCGACGGTTCCTTTTTGACCGCACCGAGACGCGAATTTGTCTCCGATGTTAGGTGCGCGGTCTTCGCGAATGCGGACTTTGGCGATGCGCGATGGAATGTCGGGGTTGCTTCCTTCGGTAATATAGGTTTTATCCACATAGCCAATCTGTCCTTTTTTAGGACGAATGGACGCGTCAACAACTTTTCCGCTAGAATTTTTAAACTCGCTTACGACCTGTCCGATGAGGACGCTTTTTTCAGTTACGGGTGTATTTTCAATGATGAGCCCGTTTGAATCCAAGTTGCTGTAATCGTACCCTTCTCCGCGCCCGGCATTTGCGATTGCATTTTTCTGCTGGTAATCATTCATATTTAAAACGCGGGTATCGATTCTGTCGCCGGATGATTGTTTGCTTTCTTCGCGGGTTTCATACATGTTGTAATAACTCGTTCGAAAAAGACCGCGCTTTATGGAACCCTCGTTGAATAAAATGGAATCTTCCACGTTGTATCCGTTGTAAGACATGATTGCAACAATTGGATTTTGGCCGTACGGATTTTGCTCGTCGTTCAAGTATTTCAGATAGCGCGTTTTCACCAGCGGAATTTGTCCGTTGTTCAAGACGACGCCCATTTTATCAAAGCGCTGGAGAAACGACGTGTTGTACATGGAAACGGCTTGTTTAGACTGGCTGCACGAAAACACGTTGCGCGGCAGCTGGTTATTTTCGGGAAAGGAAATCAAGTTTCCCATGACTCCAAACATGAGCGACGGGTGAATGTCGGAATGCGTAAATTGTGCGGAACCCGGTTTAACTTTATCGTCGGGGCGAAATGCAAACAACGCGTTATTTTCTTCCGACGCGTCAATGTATTCAATAACAGCCGCGCGGTTCATCATTTTTTCAAATGTTATGCTTTCAGGCACGTCATCATACAGTTTAACAATGTTTGTCATGTCGGTAGTTGTAAAAAATGAATTGTGATTTATTTGTTTTATTCCAAATCCGCCGACGATATATTTCCAAGAGAATTTACGAGTTGTCAATAATTTAAGAATTGATTTCGACTGAAAAGCGTACATTTTTTTTGCAGGGTCGTAGTAGTACGCGGGTCTGCACGGTCTGCCGCCATCTGTGAAAATATTAATTTCGCGCATTTGAATATCCCACGAGCAGCTAATGTATATTGGAATCATGGATAATCGCCTGCACGTCTTGATTTTATGCACGACGTCTTCGGGTTCGGACACGACACCGACCCAGCTCCCGTTTACAAAAACTTTTGTTTGGTAATACAAAAAATCCTTCGGATACTTTTCCAACGACAAAAGATTTATTCCGGGTTCATTTAGAAGCCACCGTATCATGTCGCTTCCTTTGCACCCGTTTGTAACGTGGGTTGAAATGGCAAAATGTTTTTGCAGCCCGCTGTCCGGAACGTCGACCGGGTCCATGAGGCACCACTGGGAGCCGTGTAAGAGCCTCGGTTTAATGACTTTTGCAGAGTCGTCGAGCGGCAGGTTTACTTTTCTGAGGTGCGATATTGCCGAGTTGTAAGAAAGACGGTTCAAATCTTGAACAATTCCGGCTTCTTTGGTGAATTCGCTTCCGCCCCAGTTTCCCTTGAATGCGCGCCGCAGACCGTCTTCAACGATGCGGTCTTTAAAAATGTCGTCGTATTCCTTTACAATATCGACAAATTTTTCTTGATACACGGCATAATTATAATTGTATTTGAAATCGAGCAGCGTTCGAATGCGTTTTATTTGTTGCGCATAGTATTCGTTGAATAAGCTGTGAAGCATTTTTCCAGGGATTTTAATGCGCTTAAATTTCAAACTGTCTCTGTCAATTGGAATGTCAATTTTTGCTTTCAAGCGCACCAGTTTATTCACCATGTATCCAAGGAAAAATGCCTTGGATTGAAAATTGAGCTCACCTATTTGCGGCAGAAAGAAATTCATTAAAATATTTTGCGCTTGAATCACGCTTTTCCCTTTGATAAAAACTCCAATGTATTCAATGGCAGCTCGCTGGGTAAATATTTTATTTGCGTCGTGCACGCTGGGACGAAAAAGCTCAATCAAATCTTTATTTTCCTTCATGTTTAATAAGCACGTTTCGATAATGTCATAGTCGGATATTACGCCTAGTGCGCGCATTAAAATAAAAAGCGGAATTGGTTTTTTAACGTTGGGTATTTCAACAACGATTTGATTATTGCTGTATCGCGGCGTGGGAGCCACCATGTAGACTCGTAATTTACGTTCGGGTTTAGACGTGTCTTCCGAAACCGTGCGAATTTCAACCGAGTGGCTGTATTTATCATCGGCGCTTCGAGTTCGGGTGTAAAGCATGTTGTCTGCAAATATTTCTTGGCTGACAATTAGCTTTTCTTTTCCGTCGATGATGAAATATCCGCCATGGTCGCTCTTGTCTTCGCCCATGTTGTACATTACGTCTTTTGGAAGACCGCTCAGTATGCACAAATTAGAATGAACCATAATTGGAAATTTGCCCAAGAGTATTTGCGGAAGCGTTACCGTCTTTATATTTTTTTTAGTGGAGACGGAAACAAGGGCGTCAGGCGCCTGTTTTTCTTGTTGCTCTTGTTGCTGTTGTTGCTCTTCTTGCTCTTGTTGCTCAAATTCAACGTCCACGTCATAATGAATTGTTACGCCATATGTCATATTTCTTAAACGCGCCTCATTCGGATACATGTAATGAACTCTTGAAGTTGTTCCTGTTTCATCATATATAACTGGTTTCCCGTAGTATATTTTATCTCCAGTTTTTCCTCCCAGATAAAATCGTGAAATATGTTTGTATGCATCTGTTTGCGGATTTTTTTCTTTTTGAAAAACGATTGGATTGTGTTCTTTAAATATTTGACTTATTCCGTTTGAAATAAATTCATTGTACGAATCCAGTTGATGTGCGACTAAAATATTGGGATTGTCACTGAAAAGTTTATCGATAATATTCCATGGAATTGTTTCATTTAATAGTTGGCTCATTTCATTTTCGTCAGATGCCGATACTGATGATTTTTCTCCCTGGTCACCGACATCTAAACCTAGTTTTTTTTTGTCAGATTTTTTTTCTTTCATTTTTTTTTGTTTTGATGGAGACGGAGGTTGTGATGGAGGCGGCGATTTTGATTTTCTCGGAGATGAAGGTTTGTCTTCTTGTTCCTCTTTTTTTTCTTCCTCTCCTTCTCCTTCTCCTTCTCCTGCTGCTGCTGCTGCTGCCTCCTTCTCTTTTTCTTTTACTTTTTTGGCTCCTCCTTCCATCATTTCTTCTCCTCCTTCCGTTATTCCTTCTTCTCCTTCTCCTGAAAGAGCCGATTCTTCTATTACAACTTTTTTTTTATTCTCTGACATGGAATTGTAATGTATATATTGTTATTATTATTATTTTAATATTATTATTAATATCTTATAATATTTATAATTTATAAACTAATGTATAAAATAGTAAATTAGTTTATAAACAAATTTGAGAGAAGTATATTATTCCCATCCATCCCCTTAATAATGATAGGTTGCTTTACCTCCTCCTCTTTCTTTAGATTCTTTATCTATTTGTTTCGTTCTACTGTCTAGCGCGTGGTCATAGTCAGCATAAGATGAATATTGTCCTCCGCTGCCATCTGCATTATATCGATTTCCCGCATAACCGGGGTCAGTAAACCAATGTGTTTGTTCTGAGCCTGGTGGTGCAACATCGTTACCTTGTTGGTACTGTTGCATACGTGGTTGTGGTTGTTGCGCCGCAGCTTGTTGCTGGTAAGTATAATATGGTTGCTGCTGCTGCTGCTGTTGCTGTTGCTGTTGCTGTTGCTGTCCTTGTCCCATATAGTTGATACCGCTTCCGCTCGTGTTGGTGGTGCGTCTGCTTACAATTTGCCCCATAACTGATACAACAACAAAAAATAAAATAAACGGCAACAATAAAATAAACCATGAAAGTTTATAATATCCATAGCTGCAAAGAGTGTTTAAAATAAATGTCCAAAAGAAAACATATAATATTTTTGCGACAAAAATTGGAGTTGTGCTTTGGACCGGACAATTTACATTTCCGACACAATATAAATTTTGATTTCCATAATTTTGGTACGCAAGAATTATAATTCCAATAGATGAGAGTAAAATATATATAAAGGCGGGAGTGCAAAGAGACATATCAGTGTATTTATCTTTATATATAATGTAAAATATAAATAAATAATAATTAAATTTATATTTATTTATATTTCCCTAAAAGCAATTATGTCAAATATATCAAATATTGCTGCGTCCGATGGGTTGGTCCCACGAATAAGAACTTGGAGGTGGTTTAACTCCTTGCAATCTTGAACTAAATTCGGTTGCTGACGAAACGGCATTATTGTATACCCCCTTAATATCATCGAAAACTCCACCGCCACGAGATGTTTTTGTTCTTCTTCCATTTCTTCTGCTTCTGCCGCCGCCACCGCCACCTTTCATTTCTCCTAATTTGGCAAGTTGGGGACCAAGTTGAGTTGGCCACCTTTCGCCACCATGACTAAGTGGTTGTCCATCTTCGATTTTCGACACGAGTCCGGTTCCGACTCCGAGCGGACTTGGAGCAAAATAGTTACCGGTGTTTGGATTATTAGAAACAGTCCACGGAGAACCCACAAATTGCGAACCACCTCCCTGCTGCTGATTCGTGTATCCGCCGTCCCTGCGTATGTAACTGCCACCGCCCAAGCGAGTAAATGTTGAACGTCCCATTCTAATATTGCGAATAATGCTGTTTCGTTTATTATTTTTAGCGTATAATTCTGCCCGTCTTTTACTTGAACTCATTCGACTGTGCGTACGCCTTTTCGCACTTTTAGATTTTTTATATTTTTTAGTACTTGTCATTGTAAATAATAGTTATATATAATATTAATATAATATTATTATTAATCTTAATATTTTAATAATCATCTCCTAAAATCAGTCGAGAATTCAAATCTTTTCTTTTTGTTTGATATTTATTTATTTTTTTACCGCAAACTGCATTCTTTATTTTATGAAATAACCGCGTAAAACAACCCTCACATACTGGACACGGTGTATCATAATCGTCAAAATAAAGTAACATTGGAATATGGAATATTTGGAATATGGAATATAATAATATTTTTTATTTATATTTTAGATGGCAATCTTTTTAATATTTTAATATCATTTATTTATTTATAAAATATAATAAATCTATTATATATACAAATAAACCAATACCAAGTCCATGAAAAATAAATCCAAATTGGTTCAAAACTGTTTACCAAATATGTTTTGCATAAGGAATTCAACGATTGTACTAGTAATCAGTTTGGGTGCGTTAATAGCATACATGATATATTCTAAATACAGCAGCAGCGGCGGCAACAGTGGCATGCCGTCTATGCAAAGGATGTATTCGCCCTTTTATACGATGCCCCTTCCCGACGTTTTAGAAAATCCATATGCTCCGCCGTTGCGCGACGACCGCTATCATGACGCGGTGATTCCGGTTCCAATCAATGTTCGAACGCAAGGACCGCCGGTAAATGTGAATTATAGGCAGGTGGGACTTTTAACGCGCGTGAATGGAAAGGAGACAATGCTGCCGCTAATGGGGCGTCCTTTACAAAAAAATCGAGACAAGTGGCAATTTTACACAATGAGCGATAAAAACAATTCGGTAAAACTTCCAATTTCATTTAGAAAGAAGAGTTGCACCAGCGAGTATGGTTGCGATAACATATATAATGGCGACACGGTGTATGTTGAAGGATACAAGGACGCATTTCGGGCAACAATATATGATAATGCTGTCATGGAATACCTGTAATTTCGGTTCGGCACAATGTATTAATTAAATGTATATAAAAGAAAAATTGTAATAACATTAACATCTTAACACGAAATCAGATAGTAAACCATAAATAAGTAAAAAATAAAATGACATTTGACATCAAAACGGCATTTGCAGAAATATTCATGATGCAACAATTGAAAACCGGGACTGTATGGGTAGACACACTATTATTTGGTTTTTTTATTTTCATAACATACAATGCCGTGATTTGTATGAATTTAAAGTATTGTTTAAAAAAACTATATGAAATAAAGAGTTATCCAGTGTCGAAACTATGGCTGTATGTGACAAATAAGACTCCAAGAAAAATGATTGCGTATGTTGGTTTCAAGTACAGCAGCGGGTACACCCAAATTAAAACGTATGTGGATTATCCTCCGCCAATGATGCATATTTTTAATTACATGCATAATAACTCTTACAAGGTGGAAAATACGTACAATATAAAATATTGTGAGATGGTTGATGTTGCGACAGACACACAAGTAAAAACGTATGTTCCGAATGAAGAAGGCGTTTCATTTGAATTGTATCCCGACATCTACATTGAACTGTCGAGTGAAAAGTTGCCAAACAACAAGGACCATGAATCTTTATTGGAATTTACAAATGTGTCGTGTTCGGTAAAAACGTACGAGCATGACATTACTTATATTCACAAGTTTGTAAAAATGTGCGAAGAAAAATTTGAAAAGGCGGTCAATGATGAGTTATCAAAAAATAAATTCATTTTCAAACACAACAGCGAAAAAAGTAATAATAATAATAATGATGAATGGAGAGATACGAAAACTCGCGGAATAAAGTGTGCGGAATATCCGCTGATTACAAACAAGCACTTGACGAAAAATTGTTTCTTTACAATGAGAAATTCATTAATAAACAGAATTGATTTCTTTGTTAATAATGAAGAGTGGTATAACAAACGAGGCATTCCATACCAACTTACTTTAGTCTTTGAAGGGTCTCCGGGTTGCGGTAAAACGTCGACAATGAAGGGAATTGCGACATACACGGACCGTCATGTAGTCGATGTTGATTTGACAAATATTAAGAGCATTACAGAATTAGAAGATATATTCTATGGAAATTACATCAATGGTAAATATATTCCGACAAATAAGCGAATTTTTTTGATTGATGAAATAGATAAATTTTTTGAGGCACTTTCTTTGAAGGAAGAGAAGGAAAAGAATATGGCAGCCGCCGCCATTGAAAACTCAAATTCGAATCTAAATCCCAATAATATTGTAATTGTATCAAAAGATGGGTTATCAGGCGACGAAGGTAATAAATTCAAAAAAACGGCGAGTTCTACTGCGTCGACTGCGAGCAATGGACTAACAAGAGGTCAAATATTGAGTATTATGGATGGAATTTTGGAATCGCGCGGGCGGTTTATCATATGCACCGCAAATGACACTTCAAAAATTGATGATACATTTAAGCGTCCTGGAAGAATGGATGAAATTGTTCATTTTTCAAAGTGTGACGCGCTAATGATTAGTCAGCTAACAGATTTATTTTATAACGGGTGCGTTGAGGAGGCATACACGGAAGAGCAAATTCAGCGCTATAAACACATTGAAAATATATTTTCACCGTCTGATGTAAACAAGGTTTGTTTCAATAATATAAATTCGAGAGAAAGAGCAGAAGAAATTTTTATGAATAAGGGAATATAAAAGGTTATTTTTGATAAAATAAAATAAATATAAATATTATAATAATTATTTATATTTATAAATGCAACAATTGCAACAATTGCAACAATTGCAACAACTGCAACAACAAAAACCAAAACAGCAACAGCAACAACAGCAACAGCAGCAACAACAGCAACAGCAGCAACAACAGCAACAGCAGCAGCTCAACATTAAAGATGCAATGAGTGCATACACAGAAAATGAACAGCTGGTATTTGTTTTTATAAAAAATGTTATTTTAAATTTAATTTTAACAATAAAACCGCTTCGAGTAAAGTTGGGGGCAATTTTGAATCAGCCTGATGTGATATATGTAGAAGTATTCAAAGTGTATGAAGAAAATAAAACAAAATTTACACCGACGGATATTGAAAATATAAAAACAATTGTATCGATTACAAATAGTGTTACAGAATTAAATGGAATTTTTTTGGATGCATTTACAAAAATTATGGAGGATGGAAAAATAGATATGAACGACTCGATACACTTCATGACATTTATGCACGAGGTTGTTCAATTATTTAATAATTACACTACAAGTCAAAATTTCAAAATATCGCTGTCATCAGAATCAGTGTTACATTTTTTGCACTTTATTATAAAAAGTATTTTAATATTAACACTGGATGATGAAGCAGAGCGTATTGCGATATTAATGTTGGATGCATCTATAAAATTAATACAAATTTCAGTACTACCAATTGCAAAGTGCAAGTGCAGTCGCGGATGTTTTTCATTCAATTAATATTGAAAAAAATGGATTATGGTTTGGTTGAACTTATTTTTGAACTATTGAATAAAATGACAAATGATTTTTTGGAATTTCTTTTCCCATTATTTCTGCTGCTTCTGCCACTTGTGCTTCTGCCACTTGTGTTTCTGCCACTTGTGCTTCTGCCACTTGTGCTTGTGCCAACTGCAAGTCTGCCAGTTATGCTTTTGCCATTTATGATTCTATTAGTTGTGAGTCTGCCAGATATGCTTCTATTTATTTTTGAACCATTCATAAGTACATTTTTCATTTCATAAGAAATAGCACTGTATTTAACGTTATTATTCTGTGATACACAATTTTCATTTTTAAACTGATGTTCAAACGGATGATAATTTATATATCTTGAATTAAATAACCTAAGATTATTGAAAATGCAATAATAATCATGTAAATTGGGTGAACGCAAGCGAGGATTGGTCGTTTCGATAAATAATTGAAATTTTTTATGTTTGAAGACAACTGTATTTATTCTTGGGTTTCTAATCGGATTTAAATACTTATTAAAAATGTGAACAATTGACCATTTCCAGTAATCATATAAATGTCTTTTAGTATTGTACATGTTAATGTATTCATTAATAAACAACTGTAGTATATATTCTGTTTTTTTTGAAGCAATAAAATGTGGGTTGAAATTCCGGTTTTGTTTTGTGATGCATGTCACAAAATCTGAAGTCGGTATTAGATAATTATCTAATGGAATTAGCGGATTAATGTCTGCATCAACATATATTCCTCCATATTTATAAAGCACACACAGTCTCCAAAAATCAGATTTAATTGGACCATCTGGTATAAATTTAAATACATTACAATGTAATTCTGAATATTCAGTTAATAAAAATTGTTCGCACATGGAATCATCAAATAAATATATTTCATAGTTTGGATTTAATGTTTTCCATTTATGGTACGTCATCCTTAAACATTCAATATTTTTATGACAAATGTAAATTCTTTTTGGTATTTGCAATTGTATTTCATCACTAATAAGGTACAGTGGTTCCTTTACTGGTTCCTTTACTGGTTCCGTTGCTGGTTCCTTTACTGGTTCCGTTGCTGGTTCCTTTACTGGTTCCGTTGCTGGTTCCTTTACTGGTTCCGTTGCTGGTTCCGTTGCTGGTTCCGTTGCTGGTTTAATCTCAACAATAACAAGCTCGATAGACTGTTCTTCTCTTTCATTTATCTTCGAGTTTACGATATCGGCGAACACCACAGTATCTTGATAATTAGATTCCTCAATTTCCATAAACTATAATACTCTAAATTATAATATTAGTAATGTAATATTATAATTTACTAATCGAATCGAATTTTTAAATATAACTTTATTTTTATTTGTTTATTTGTTGAAAATTTGACTTATTTCTTTTTCAAAAAAGTTCTCAACTGTATTTTGTGCAACCATATTATTTGCTTCTTCACACTGTTTATCGCATTTATTTTTATCCATATTATTAATTATAGTTAACTCGTGTTCAATATCACCAATCAAGTCTTCTATTTCCAACGTTGTTAAGGCTAAATCAACATCGTCAAATGCATTTTCAATTTCTTTTTCAATATTGCCAAATTCATTTACAACCATTTGTTCGCCTGGTAGGTCGTACTGGACGATTTGGAGGGTGGGATTTCCGTAATAAATCCGGCCCGATGGCTCTTTTAATTCTTCCCATCCAGGAGGGAGGAGGGGGGGGGCAGAGGGCTGCTGTGATTGATAAATAGGCTCATCAGGAGGCGCTGAAGCCTCGGGATAATAGGCATCATTGGCAAGGTAGAGAGGCATGACAGGGGGGGTATCATCATCATCATTCATGGGAGCTGTAGCTGTAGCCATTTTTTCTTATTTCTTCTTATTAGTGTTTAGATGTGTAATATTATGTTATATATATATTATTATGTAATAATATGAAAAAAATAACCAATTAAATTAAATATAAAATAAAATTAAATAATAAAATAATAATAATATATATACAAATAAATATAAAATACTTGATATGAGTTGCCCAAGTTCCGATTCTCCGATTAACATATCAACAACTGCAAATGTGCTAAGTTGTGAAATTTTTTGTGCGTACATGCATCAATATAAAGATAGCGCGTGCACGGTGACACAATTTCCCAACTATTTGAAATTAAGTTATGATGCGACAACGAGTCCTGCAGTAACATTTAATAAAGAAGGCTACAATGTGAGAGAAATAAATATATATGCACCGTCAATACACACGTACAATGGTTCAACCGCAGATGCAGAAATGTTGATTATACACGATGGTGCGGGAAAAAAATTAATTGTTTCGCTTCCACTAGTTCAATCAAGCAGTGCGGCAAACTCTGCAAAAATTTTAGACGAAATAATTACAAAATATTCATCAACGTTTGACAAAACAAAAACAAATGACAGTCAGCTTGTAAATGTTTCAAATTATAATTTGGAGAATTTTATACCGGGTGCGCCTTATTTTTTTTATATGGGAGGTGCGCCGTTCTCTCCGTGCGACGGACAGTATAGTTTTATTGTGTTTGACAAGACGAAGAGTCCGGTTACAATCAACAGCGCCACTCTTGCAAAACTTACAGGAATGATTGTTCCGAGTGGGATAACGTCGGTGTCTCGGTCAGACTATTACTATAATTCATCTGGACCCAATGTGAAACCGGGTTCCGGAAATAAGGATGAAATATACATTGAGTGTAATCCCACAGGTGAAGACGGAGAAATATTGTATCAAACTCCGCCACCCACATTAATTCCAGATATGAGCGCGCTAAGCATGGATAATATTATGAAGAATCCTTATTTGAATGTAGTTGTTGGTGTTGGTTTATCTTACATGGCATTAAAAATGGTTAGCAAAATATTATAAATTTTATATATCCTTTTAGCATTTATATTTTTATTTATATTTAATTTATATTAATATTTATATTAATATACATATAATACAAAGAATAGATAGATATAGTTATAGATGTCAATAGCAACTTTGAAAAGAAAAACATTTCGCGGCGGTAATCCGCGAGTAGACCCTATTTCCGGAGTGGGACACAATGGATTTTCGTTGAACGGGTGTCTCCGAAACATTGGCGGAGTGGGCAGGTTTCGGATGGTTAGCAACGTAACGCGCACACCGTTTAGAGGAAATAATCCGGTAGGGTGGGGCGGATGCTGTGGAACATACCCACAATACATTGCAAATTCAGGGGACTGTTGCAATAACGATTCATCCATTGTAAAACTGTCGACCAAAAACACAAAGGGGATGCTCGATGAAAAATATTTAGGAATCCTTCACGGCGCATATCCAAACACCTGGGTTAAAGACGATGACAACAGTTACAGAATCACCGACACGCAATCTCAATACATTGAATCTCTCAGCTGGAAATACGGGGCGTGTAAGTTTGAAGCAGACAAAAGTGCAAATACCACCGTCGCCGATGCCGAAGTGTGCAAGTGCTTGCAAGGTAAATTTTATCATATTGGTGGCAAGAAATACATGTATTACAAACCAACCACCAAATTTGTTGGAGGATATACTACACAAGGACAGTACATAACAACAGGCGGCGTTGCAAAAAATAATTGTTTGCCCACTCCGCCATCTGCAAGGCCGTTTCCATACTCGTTATCTCACAACGGGTGTGATGTCAACTACAACACAATTGAAGAGGCGGCGGGACATGGTTATATCATCTAGTAGGTGGTGAAATAACTATAAAATATATATATATTGTAATAATTTTTACAATATATAAATTCTAAAATCAATTCATTTAATGGTTTTTTATTTAAACTCTCACAGCATCGTGCGTATTGTTAAGAACCGGCTTGACTGTTCCATCATCGTCAATGTGTCCTTGAAACGGTGCCATTTTATGCACCATTTCTTCTTCGAGAGTTACAGGCAGTTCGTTAATATTGGAAAAATAATTGGTTTTCTGAATTTCGCTGGGTAAAAACAAACTCATCGCGGCGGTTCCCGTGCTTACACGGGAGCGCTGAACAAATATTATCATTGCTACAGCTCCGAGAGCGGCAACCGCCCACACACTAACAGATTTGCACAACAAAACAAATAACCCGATAACAACAATGTATCCTCCGACGGTGTCAACGTATGAAGCAAGATAATGTGGTGTTCTGATGTTGAATAAAATGTATATGATAAAAAGAATAAACAAAATCAACTCTGACCGTTTCTCTCTACGCGATAATGTTCTAAACATTTCCATATTTTTGTATATCAATATTTTCCGTATATCATAATATTATATTTTAATTCTATGAAAAAATATATTTTTACATTTCATAGATTTTAAATATTATAATAATAATATTTAAAATTGAATTTTATAAAAATGTATAAACATGATGCATACACAGTTTCACAGTTTCACATTTTTGTATGCAAGAACAACAACAACCACAACAAAGAAATCCTGTAAACCCTATAAACCCTATAAACCCTATAAACCCTATAATAAAAAAAATAAAAGCATACTTGGGATATCAAGGTTACTCCATTTTTAAAGATACTCTTACAGTAGAAGAACAGCATGCGCTAAGAAAAGAGTTGACGGTCGGCGCATATATTCCTAAATCGCCAATACAACCAACACCGTTTCCAATATATCGCGAATCGCCGTTGAAATTATACGTTCCTCGTTATTTCGGTTTGGAAAAATGGGCTGGAATTCAGGTTGAAAGTAAAATCACTCCAGGTCACGCAATATCTCTAAAATTCATGGGAGATTTGAGAGACTATCAGCAAGTGATTGTGGAAAAGTATTTGAAAGCGGCGCGCAACAGCGGAATCGGCGGAGCAGCAATCGGAGGCGGCGGCTTATTGGACGTGGACCCGGGGAAAGGTAAAACTGTCATGGCATTAAAAATAGTCGAGTGTCTGGCGACCAAGACGCTGGTAGTCGTTCACAAAAGTTTCTTGTCGAACCAGTGGAAAGAGCGCATCGAGCAATTTTTACCGGGTGCGCGCGTCGGAATTATTCAGGGGCAGCTGATTGATATTGATAACAAGGATATTGTTATTGCAATGGTGCAGTCGTTGTCCATGAAGGAGTACCCGCAAAGCACGTTTGAGTCATTCGGGCTAACTATTTTTGATGAGTGTTTTACATATGAAACTTGTATTCACACATCTGATGGAGTGCTAAAAATAGGACAACTGTATGAAAAATGGAAAAAGTATCGTTGCAATGAAGACGGTGGCGGAACAGAAGTACAACTACCTGAAATTTTGAGTTATAATCGACATGAAAATGTGTTTGAATACAAAAAGTTAACGCATGCATGGAAAAAAGAGAGGGAAGATTTATTATTGATAAAGGCATCGAAAAGAGTGATTCGGTGTACTCCAGAACATAAAATACTAACAGTTGGCAGTGGTTACGTGGAAGCAAACAAATTAAAATGCGGAGATTTATTATTATGCAAATATGATGTGAGACATATAGATTGCATCATTGCGCCGGCATTAAACCAAGACCAGTTGCAAATTGTGTATGGTTCTTATTTAGGAGATGGTAATATTAGTCAAACTGTGTTGAAAAGGCATAGGTTGAGATGGCTTCATGGTGAACGTCAACGCAGTTACTGTCAATGGAAAGCCAATATGTTTGGAAATGGGAATCGAACTGATAACGTGAACCATTTGACATGTGTTAAAAATAATGGATTTTCTAAAAAAAATGCTTATTCTTATACAACAAAAATATTTGACTTGGATTTTGATTTAAGTTCCACAATTTCCAGTTGTGAAAATGTTGTATGTGATGCCATTTTACAAAAAATAGATGAAAGAGGCCTGGCAATTTGGTTTATGGATGATGTATCGGTTCATAAAAATAAGAAGGGCGAAGTAAATTCTATAAGCTTCAACACTCAATCCTTTAGTTATGATTCTCAAATAAAAATAATGAACGCTTTAAAATCCAAATTTGATATATGCTGTAATATTCATAAATGTGCATCATCGAAAGCATCAAAAAAATATAAAGAATATAATTATTTGATGATGAACAAAGAAAATTCTCAAAAGCTTATAAATATAGTTAAAAAATATATACATGATGATTTATCATATAAACTTAATAACTCTTGTATTGACGATGACGATAAAAATCATTGCAGCAAATATGCATGGAATAATAAGTTTGAAAACTGGGGAACGATTCCAGTAACATCAATTGAAAAAATAAAAAATAAAGGTTACGGAAGATGCAAAACACCAAATGTGTACGATATAGAAGTTGAAGGCAATCATAACTTTGTTTTAGCATCTTCTGTCGATAAATATTCAGATTCTGTAAATAAGTCTTATAAAAGTAGTTTATATGTTGACGGAATCGTTGTAAGCAATTGTCATCACATGGGGGCTGAAGTGTTCAGCCGCTGCATGATGAAGGTTACAACAACCTATACTCTGGGACTTTCTGGCACCATGCAGCGCAAAGACGGGCTTTCAAAAGTATTCAAAATGTTTCTGGGCGATGTTGTTCACAAAGAAAAGGCGGAATCGGACCATTGTGTGTTAGTCAAGGGCATCAATTACGTCGTCGATGATGACGAGTTTAACGAGGTTGAATATGACTACCGCGGAAATCCGAAATTCAGCACCATGATTTCAAAACTGTGCAACTATAATCGTCGAAGCGAATTCATTGTAGAGGTTGTTTTAAAAGAACTGCAACACAATGCAGACCAGCAGATTATGATTTTGGCGCATAACAAGTCGCTTATTCAATATTTATTCAAAGCAATTGAACATCGGAAAATTGCGACAGTTGGATACTATCTTGGCGGAATGAAGGAAGCCGATTTGAAGGCGAGTGAGTCGAAGAAAATTATTATAGCCACATACGCGATGGCGTCGGAGGGACTAGACATTAAAACACTTACGACGCTGATTATGGCTACTCCGAAAACGGACGTGTGTCAGTCGGTGGGGCGAATTTTGAGAGTGAAACACACGACGCCGGTGGTGATTGACATTGTCGACGCGCACGACTTATTTAAAAATCAGTGGCAAAAACGGAAAAGTTATTATAAAAAACAGAATTACAGGATAATTGTCACCGACAGCGGACTGTATCATAGCAACGAAACAAATGGGTGCTGGACAACGGCATATAATCCAAAAAAAATGAAAGGCGCGGTCGCGGTTGTTTCAACAGACGTTATCAGCAGCAGCGATGATGATGAAGAGGAGATTGGTGCTGTAACAAAATACAACTCAAATAGAAAACAACCGATACTAAGCGGTAAGTGTTTTCTATAAAGGAGGGGGGGCATCGCCCCCCCTTTAACCCCCTGAAGATTTAAAATGGAATAACCCCATAAAATTCCTGTTTTTTTATCTATAATTATATAAAAGATGACAGCAAAAACAAGAAAACCCAAAAAGATACACAATAAAACTGCTAAAAAAGTATCAAAAAGAGTTTTAGAAATGTGGAAAGACCCTACAACAGTATGGGGTAAAAATAAACCACTTGAAAAATTTTGGCAAGGTTTGGCAAGTGATAAATATGTTGTAGTTATTTATACAAATGGAAAACACCAGTATGTTAAACCACCCAATTCGCTTACAAAAAAATCAGATAATTTTTATAATGAACTTGATGATAATAAAGAAATAGAAGCAGTATTATCAAGCAATTTATCACAAGATGCTTACGAAATACATTTATACCCAAAAGCAAAAGACGAATCGGTGGGACATGTTATAAAAAATTATAAAAAATATTTTAAATCTTTTGGTGTTCCATCGAAAGACCTAATTGAGAGTGGAAGACCATTAATGAAAAAAGTAAGAGTTCCAAGTTAATATTTAGTAAAGTTATTTCCCATTTTAAATCTTCAAGGGTGTAAAAGTAGGGGAACGTAGTTCCCCTATGACCCCTCCTTTCATATAGGGGGTTCAAGGGGGGGCCCCCTTGAACCGTAAGTTCTCCTTATCCTTTGCAAGAGTCATACGCGGTGTGGTAATTGTTTGCAATGCCGCTCAAACTCGGTTTCAAGTGAACACCTCCGATGGAAAACCCATTCGTGTTGTTAACGCTGCCGCCTCGATGCATGCGACCGCGACCGCGACGGCGACCGCGACCCCCCTTCATTGATGAAATGGATTTTGTTACTCCACCAATGGTGGTAAAAACGTCAGCTCCTTTCAGTGCGGCTGCACTAGATGTTGAACCGGTGCATCCCGTTACTGCGCCTTGTGGGTCCGTAAACCCGATTCCTGAAAAATGAGCATTGTTTTGATTGGAATAGTTGGATGGCGACAGAATTGTAGAACCACCGCGCTGATTTTTACGAGAATATCGACCTTGCTTGCCTTTGCTGCGGGGGTTGAGCCGTGACGAGCGGCTCGGAGAATAACGACCTCGCTCACACGATAGCCGGCACCAATGGCAAGATTCCTGGCACCCATGGCAAACAGCATTTCTGTGTCGCTGTCTTCGGCTTCGGCTTTGATTTTTCTGTTGCTTTTTTTGAGTTTTTGAACGAGAACGTGATATTTTATAATGCGACATGTTTTAATTATATTATATTTTTTTACTCTATAGATATATAATATATAAATATTTTATTTTACTAATTACTAAAGTTATAAAATAAAATATTTTAATTTATTTCAATTATTTCATTTTTCTAATTTGATTGTATAAACCGAATGCTGCAAGACCACCGAGAATTTGGGCTGATACGCGCCCAGTCAACTCATTCATGGGAATTTTTCCTGCAAAAACCATCATTATGGATACAGCCGGGTTAAAATTTCCACCAGATATGTTTTCACCTAAATAAATGACTAGAGCAAGAGCGGCACCAATGGCTATAAAATTTCCCGTATAAATAATTACAAATAAAAAGAAAAATGTTCCTAAAAATTCAACAAGATATTTATTCAACATTTTTTGTGATAGTGTGTTATAATAAATATTTATATTATATTTCATAAATATTGAAACATTGTGTGTGTGTATAAATTCAATTCATAAATTAATAATTCACTGTTTTTTTCTGGACATTTTTTTAACTTTAATTTTTCTGGACATTTTTTTAACTTTAATTTTTCTGGACCTTTTTTCAACTTTGAATTTTCTAGACATTTTAACTTTGGATTTTCTGGACCTTTTTTCAACTTTGGATTTTCTGGACCTTTTTTCAACTTTAAATTTTCTAGACATTCTATATCCTCCTTCCATAGTTAGCGCGTAATCAAGTGCGTATTTTTGGTCACCTTCGGAGTCAGTTAGAGCGCCGGTTAAAATTTCAATAATCCTATTTTTTGACATATTAGGAAACTTATCCATTACTTTACGAATAGAATCTGGGTTTGGAACATAACGGGAAGCGGCGGCGCCTTGTGTTTGTTCTCTTGGTCTTTGTAGAACAGGTTGTTCTTTTATTACTCTTTCATTCAGTTCTGATGTTGACAATTTTAAAATAGTTTGCAAAATTCCATCAACTCTTTTAAGTGCTTCACCCTGGTTTCCATTATTTTTTAATAAAGCATCACGTAACAATTGTCTAGCCTGATTATCATGAATAAAATTGTATTGTCTAGTTAAAGTTTCAATGTTTTCCGGATTAGGAGTAAATTTAGGGTCGGTGATAGGTCTCTCTATAGATGTAGCTTTACCAGGAATTTCTTGACTTTTACAGTTTGTACATTTTCTATCAATTCCTTCACCTTTACAGCATTTATCGCAAAATATATTTCCGCATTGGCGACAATGATGTCTACTTTTACCGAAAAATCCAAATTTTGAATCACAACCTTGTTGACAACATGTTGTCGCTTCACTATCAGGCACCCAATGTGCTGGCATAAGATTTTCCACTAATTGTTGCTGTTGTATTAGCTGTTGTTGTTGTTGCTGTTGTCGTTGTTGCTCTAGTTGTCGTTGTTGCTCTAGTCGTTGTTGTTGTTCTAGTCGTTGCTGTTGTTCTAGTTGCTGTGGTGGGGGTGGTGGTGGTGGAAAGTACTGTGGTGGTGAAAAGTACTGTGGTGGTGGAAAGTACTGTGGTGGTGGTGGTCCTGGTGGTGGTGAAGAAAATAGCATCGTCGGGGCTACAATGGGGGACGCGGCGTGTGGTGGAAATTGTTGTGGTGACAAAAAATGCTGTGGTGGTGGTATTTGTTGGCCGCCTAATCCGTCGTCTAATAGTCTATTAATGGCAGCTTGTTCATCGCCGTGTGTATCAGTGAGCGCTTTACGCACATTCGCTTCGGGAAATCCCATAGTGAATATGGCTATTTTTGGTGGTGGTGGTAAAGCGGGGGGAGCAGGAGCAGCAGCTCCACCCCCGATTCGTTCGAAAAAAAATAAATGTCCATTAACATCTCGAGGTTTAACAGGATTAGAATCAAAACCGTTTTTTATATATCTTTCCATAATAGTTGGGTCCTTATTTACTATCTTATCATCATAACGTCCATCATTTGTTATTGTATAAAAATGACCTCCTGTGGCAAATATAATTGCACAAATTTGAAACTGATAGGGTCCAATTGATATTTGTCGTGTAATACGCGTTCTACCAAATAAACAACCAAATATAATAAATTCTGGGTTAACAGACAAGTGACTGATAATAATAGCTTGTTGTTGTTTAATAACAAAATTTATGTCAATTTCTTTATCTTTACCTTGTTGTTCCAGATAAACAAACGGATAAATAATATTATAATAATTAAAAAATAAATTATCAAAACCACACGTATTATAAATCTTATTTAATGCTGTTAAAAACTTTGTTACTTCTCCTAATGAAGATTCACGGTCAGTTTTTGTTGCATCAAAAACTTCATTGTATAAGAGTTTTACTTCTTCAACAGGAATGGCGCCTGCACCAATATCATGACCTTGGGTTAGTAGACGTTTTCTTGTACTTAAAAGTCGCAATGCCTTTTTTAATTGTTCTATCAATGGATTTGGGCATTCAACACCTAATATTTTACGTAATAATGGTTTACATGCATATATTGCTTGCACCAACGAACTCACCCAACATTTTCCATTTATGTTTTCAAAACCCACTTCAGCTTGACCCAAATCCATTTTATAATGTATATGTGTTCTATAATATATATATGCATTATATTAAAAAAATGTTTCTTAAATATTATTATTAATAATTTTTACGCGTATATTTCTCTCGACTATGGTAGCTTTTATTTTTATTGAAATTTTTAGTTTTATTTGATTTTAATTTATTTATTTTTTGATGTATTTTCGATTCTAGTATTTTTTTTATTTTATATTTATTTTCTTGTTGTTGTTTCTGTTGTTTCTGTTGTTTTGTTTGTTCTTGTTGCTTCATGCATTTTTTAACACATTTTTTAACACATTTTTTTATTTTTTTATTTATTTTATTTTTTATTTTACTTTTTAATGACTTTTTATTTTTCAGATTTCGAATTTTCTTTTTAATTGTTTTTTGTTTTCTTCTTCTAATTAAGTTTTTGGAATGATTATATTTATTTTTATTTTCATTTTTTCCTCCTCCGGCAGCAGCAGAAGAATAATTTGCATAAACTTCATCATCATTGTCAGGACATACTGGACTTATTAATTTTTTTTCGTCTAATAATGAATTTACTTTTAATATAATTTTGCTATATTTTTCATCATATTTGGGAGGGACCGGGAAGTTGGGTAAACTAAATATGTAATCCGCATTTGTGTTTTTATATTTTGAAATTATAGTTAAATTGACAAACTTTGATGTTGAACTTTTTTCATGTTTTTTTTTTAATGTATTATTTAACAAAAGCGTGTTTAATATTTGGTTCAAATATAAATTCATCAATAAAATGCGTTGTTTGGGGACATCATCCATTATAGGCAAACCTATTATTCCTATATGCAATTTTGCTCTTTGGTTTACTAGTGCATTCTCCAACGCCTGTAGATGTGCTTGTTGTGAAATTGCTGAGTTCTCTAATCCTTGTGCTTGACTAGCAGCCGCTCGTGATAAATCCTGTTGTAGTTCTGCCACTTGACCTGACTGGAGGGACACTGGTGCATTCTGCAACGCCTGTAGACGTGCTTGTTGTGAAATTGCTGAGTTATCTAATCCTTGTGCTTGACTAGCAGCC